CTCCATTCCAGGAATAACAGGAAATTCTTTAATACCTTGCTCTGTCAGAAATCTTAACCAATCAAGATTGTGGTTGCCTTTTTCTTTTCCAAGATAAACTGAGGTTTGGATTAAAAACCGCAACCAGGCTGGAGAATAACCGCAACTTTCAATCCACCAATATTTGGTTCCGTCTACATTTTCAACAGCTGGTCCATCTATTCGATGTCTTTTTCCTTCTTTAAACCATTCTTTTGTTCCATCTAAATGCTCAGCAATTCCTGTGAAGTTATCTGGAAGTCCATTCCAATTATTTATTTTTATTGTTTTGTTCATGTTATTGGTGCCCCGAAAACCTGATCAAACAGAGGTTTAAATTTTTTATCTTCTTCCATTCCTGGAATAATAGGAAACTCTTCGATACCTTCGTCTGTTAAAAACCTTAACCAATCAAGGTCATATTTGCCCTTTTCTTTTCCAAGGTAAATTGAGGTTTCAATTAAAACCTCAATATCAATAAACAAATACAATTGACCGTCAACCCACCATTCTTTTGATTTATCTAAACGTTCAATCGCTGGACCATCACTCCGATGACAGTTTCCTTCTTTATACCAATACTTGTTTCCATTTACCCATTCAATTGCTGGTCCATCTTCTCGATGAATTATTCCTTCTTTGAACCAATATTTTAAATACCATTTCTCTAAATTTGCGGAATATTCCGCAACTCCAGTGAAGTTATTAGGAACTTCGTTAAGGTCGCTTATTTTTATTGTTTTCATGGTTTTGGTGCCTCGAAAAGTTTATCGAAAAGGAATTTAAATCCTTTATCTTTTTCCATTCCTAAAATAATAGGGAACTCTTCGATACTCTTTTCTGTTAAAAATCTTAACCATTCAATATTATATTTTCCTTTTTCTTTTCCAAGATATATTGAGGTTTTAATTAAAATTTGTAAGTTACGGTCGCGATATTGAATTTCATTAACATACCAAGACCTTAACCCACCCAGATACTCAATTGCAGGTCCATTTGTCCTGTGCCTTTTTCCTTCAACCCACCACTGTTTTATTCCATCTGAGTATTCACAAGCTGGACCATCAAGTCGATGAAGTTTTCCTTCTTTATACCAAAATTTATGTCCACTTCGTATAAAATCTACAATTCCTGTATAGTTTTTTGGGAGCTCTGTTTCATGTTTTATTTTTATTGTTTCCATTTTTGTTTATACCTCCAAAATCTGCTTAAATAAAAGAATAAACCTTTTATCCAACTCCATCTCAGGAACTATTGGAAACTCCTTTATTCCTTGTTCGGTTAGAAACCTTAACCAATCAAGGTTGTATTTACCTTTCTGTTTTTCAAGAAAAAGTGAAAATCGAATTAATCCCTTTAATCTAAAGGTTGTGTACAATTCATCTTCAATCCACCATTCTTTAGCTCCGTTTGCATTCTCAATTGCAGGGCCATCTATTCTATGACGTTTGCCATTTACCCACCATTCTTTATATCCATTTGGATGTTCAACAGCGGGGCCATCTTCTCTGTGGCGTTTACCTTCTCTGTACCAATGTTTCGTTCCATCTGCAAATTCAACAGCAGGCCCATCTATTCTATGTCTTTCTCCTTCTTTAAACCACTCTTTTGAGTCGTTTAAAAATTCAGCGACCCCTGTGAAATCCCCAGGGATGTCATTCCAAGATTTTACTTTGATTGTTTCCATTTTTGTCTTCAGTCCTTTGTATCGAGTTCATTTTTGACAATAGCTTGATGCTTCCAGTGGTCGTTTGCTTGAACATGATTTTCTCTTACATATTTCAAACAGAACCTTCTGAATTCTGGGAAACTAAATTCTCTTGTTGGTCTAATAACATATCCTTCGCATTCATCTCCATTTTGAGAAACTGGTTTATAAATTTGTTTTATTTGTTCTTCGTTAAAGATGCCACGAAAAAGAACTGGTGGTGTTGGAATTTCCAATAGTTCTGCCCATTCGATTGTTTCGTCCCAAGAAAGACAAAAGTTGTTTTCATTCCAAACGGAAAGAAGATAATGAAAATCCAAAAGATGTTTATAGTGAATGCTATGCTTTGCAAACACATTTTCTATACAAAATCTATAGTTTTCTGGCAGGTCGTTCTTTATTTCAGAATGCCACGATTTTATTCTAGATCTTGATGGATGGTTATCCATTGAATCCAAAGATCTTGCATGAATATGATCTCTGTATATGGTCGTATTTTCACCATCAAGTTTTTCAAGCACAACAATTTCTAAATCTTTAAAATGGTCTAACGAAGAAATAACTCGTTCTTCTTTATCTTTTCCGCCTGGACTCCACGGTAAATGAAGTGTTCTTGGATATTTTGTATAAGTTTCAAATAAATGAAGTACTGGTTCAAGAATTTTTTGAACGGATTCTTCATAAAATAATTCCCCTTTTATTCTTCTCCCATCTGAAAGTATAAAGTTTCCCCATTTATCTATTTCTTGATTTTGATAGTAATGTTCTGGATATATGGTTGTTTTTATTCCGCAAAGTTTTCTCAGTTCATCACAACCAATAATTGTTTGCTCTGCTTTTATGTGGCATGGTTCACAAACAGTTGCGGCATTATCCAAATAATAACCTCCATTTTCAAACAATTTTCTTTCAACCACATGGTGAACATCTAGGTTAGTTGGCTCACCTTCGTTGTCAAAAATAGCAGGTTCTTTACAGACAACACACTTAAATCCATCCCGTTTAAAACAGCTTAAACGAAACTGATTTCTTGTTAGAAGTTTTTCAGACATTTCCCTATCCTTTCAGTTGGAATTCATTTTTCACTTTTGTTTTTTCGTTGTCGGCTTCTAATAATATTAGATTATATTCACTAGACATTCTATCTGGTTGTAAAAAAAGACGATATTTCACAAAAAAATCATATGGAAAATAAATTACAGAATCTTCTAATAGCCATCTCATTGAAAATAAAACTTGATTAATTTCTTCATCTAAAAAAGGCAACAATTCTAGATATATACCATTTTTAATTAAATTAACGATATCAATGGGTATCAATTCAGAGCCGTTAAGATACCAATATTTAATTCCATTTGAATATTCAATAGCTGGTCCACTTTCTCGGTGAAGTTTTCCATTTTTGTACCAATATTTATTTCCGCTTAGTGTAAAGTTTGCAACTCCTGTGAAGTTATCTGGAATCTCACCCCAATCGTTTATTTTGATTTTATTCATTATTTTGGTGCCCCAAAAACCTGTTTAAAGAGTGGTTTAAAGTCTTTATCCTCTTCCATTTCTGGGATGACAGGGAACTCTTCAATTCCTGTTTCTATTAAAAACCTTAACCAATCAAGGTTATGCTCGCCTTTTTCTTTTCCAAGAAAAATTGATTTCGTTATCAGCTCTTTTAATTTAAAAAATACATAAGATACGTTATCAATCCACCATTCTTCTTCCATACCAGAATGTATAATTGCTGGTCCATCTATCCTATGTCTTTTTCCTTCAACCCACCATTCTTGTGTTCCATCTTTCCAAATTATTGCAGGACCATTTACTCGATGATAACATGTTAGATCTGTTTTATAAGACACAGATCTTCCAGCAGTTTTAATCATTACAGAATCCGATTCCTCACTTATTGTATCCATTTTACAACCTTTTTTAAGAGAATTTCCTGTATTTTTACAGCCTTAAATAACTTAGAAATATTTTTATTATTATATTCTAGACCGCTCTTGGTATATAAGAATAAATTAAAAATGGAAATTTCCTAGTAAACTTGAATATATTATTTCTTTATTCATTTACTATGTAAATTTCCATACAAAACATTGTTTTAACACACATAAAATCAAACAAGAATAAAATGCAGTGATCCGTGTTAAGGTGTTACGAAATCATGTAAGCATAACCACCAGTTTTTGGTCAGTAAAGTGGAAAATTTAAATTAAAGTGATAAAATAGATTCAATCTCAATATTTGACAATTGTGAGTAATTTTCTTTTTTCAAATTAGACATTTTTAATCTGGCCGATGCTGCTAAAAGATATTTTAATGCGGGTGCAAGCTCAGCGCGAGTATAAAAGTTTGCTTCTAAAAGTTCTTTTAAAACGTCAATTAACAAACCAGGCTTATCTATTGCCTGTTCTATTGAGATTTCATGTGGTTCGCCATTTTTATCCATTAAATCAATAGAACCTTTTGTGACTAATTTTAAAATTTCTTCTTGTGTTAGTTTTCCGCCATAGTTTGGCAAATATTTGTTTTCACCTTTAAAAATTGAGGCAACCTGTCTTCTTATTCCATCCAAAAGTTTATTACTTGTTGTTACGACAGGATGAACCCCCGCTTGAAAACCAAGTTGTTTATATTGGTTATCTAAATCGCGGTTTTCAAAAATTAAATCATAAAGTTTTAACATAACAGTTTTAAATATGAAATTTAAAAGTTATATTTAGAATTGATGTGCAAAATAAAACAAATAATTTTTGAAAAGCAAACTGAAGAGCAGGAAAATGAATTAGTTTATAATTTATCAAAAATTATTAACGCTTTATATAATTTTACAGAAGAAAATTTTTTAAAAACTTCTTTAAATAGTAAAATATTGAAATGGAATAAAATTGTAAACAATGATGATATTGATCAAATTTCAAAAGATATTATCCTATACAGTGAACCTAACGATATCGTAATAAAAACAGAAAATGAATTATTTAATGGGCCACTTTTAGTCAAAAATTTTCCATTTATAAATGACGCAGAAAAACAAAATTATTTAAATCAAGATAAACAAGGAAAATACTTCGTTCCCTCGTTGTCTTTAATAAAAAGAAATAAAATAGATTACAGTTTAAAAATTGAAAAATTTGAATTAGTTGAGTTCAATTTAAAAAACAAAGATTTGTCTTTTATTAAATTTGTAAAAAATAAACAAGATAAAATGTATGCTATTGATTTAACAGACATTTCATATGTTTTTAACATATTGGCAAAAATAACTCAAGAATTAGAAAATTAGCCCATTTTTTGTCTTGTTTGGGTTGGAATTGTTGCGAGGTCATTTTTAAGTTTTCTTAAAATTCCAATCATTTCCAAAATAAGACGATTTCTTTCACCAACTTGCGGTAAGCGAAGTATATCTTCTTCCATAATTTCTTCGCCTTCTTTGATTAATTCATCACAACCTTCAATAGTTTCACTTAGCAAACTATCGACTTTAGTTAGATACTTATCAAGTTCACCGTGCCCAGGGTTTACAAGTTTAGACAATAAACCTTCTTTTAACACAGCTTTAATTTCATTTTTAAATTGAACTTTTTTCATTATTGTCCTCTTAATTTGTCCATTATTCCACGGAAAAATCCTGGCTCTCTTGTTTTTGGAATATTTGCATCGGCTTCTGAACCTGCTACGGTTGAGGCCATGTTTGCATTCTTCATTAAACTTCTAGCTTCTTCGATGTCAAAATCTCTTGGAAGTTTAAGTCTTAATTCTTTTGCTTTTTCTGTGACAACTTTAAACATATTTGAAATTGCAAAATAAAGTTTTGCAATTAAAACTTTGGCTTCTTTTTGAACAACTGGTTCTTGTGCATCTAAAAGTGGAAGAACATCATCAACCGCACTAACAACAGATTCCATTTTTTCAGAAAGATCATTCACTGACTGAAACGAATCCATTTCAGCAGATTTTAACGCAGCTCTAAGTTTCCCAAGTGGTTTTGTTGCTTCTCCATATTGTCCTGGGCCTGGGAATGGTAGATTTACTTTTTTAAGACCTGTTGGTAGTCCTGATGGATTCGATCCCCATACTTCGTTTAATCCTTCGTAAAGAGCAACTTCTTCTTTTGAATCAAACTCTGATTTGATATCTTTAAAACAATCGTGTTGTAGCATTTCCTTCAACACATTTCGGTGTTTGACCAACATTAAATTGTAATTTGCAACCGCTTCAGTTAAAGCGCTTATTTTTTTAGCCATATAGATTTTTTTCTCCTATGTGATTTATGTAATCAAGAATAATTAATTTGTCAAAAATATAATTCAGAAAAAAGCATTATAAATAATTACTTTTGTGTAAATACTATGCCTCTATATAGACATAATCAAAATGGTAAAATTTTTATAATTTTAGAGAGTGAACTTCAAAAAACTGAAAAAAAATTTGATTCAGGCGATGATTTTATTGTTCCGTTAAAAAAAGAAATATCAGAACAAGTTGGAATAAACAGCTTAAATGCCAAAGACGAATTTCCAATTCAGAGAACTTTTACTGAGGGTTCTAATGAAGGAGCGGAATTTGCTTTATCAACAGTCTCACCAGAACAAAAAACTTTTATTTCAGAAATGAAATCTGAAGATGCCAAAAACATATTCCAAAATATATCAAATACGAATCAACTTTCTATTAAAATAAAAAAAGGAAAATACAGTCCATCAGCCGATGCAGTATCTTGGCAAACAGCATTAAATGAACTTGAAACTGAAAAAGAAAAATCTAACTTAGTTAAATCAGTAGATAAACTAACATCAGAAAATAATGTTTACAGTTCAACAAATCCTATTATAGACCAACAAAATCCAAACGAGGACAATTTTGTTCTTGGAACAATTGCTTATAAAACATTAGGCGTGCATGGACCAAGAAAATATCCGAATGTAGTTGAAGCCGATAAAAAAATTAATCAACTGACAATTTCAGAGATGAAATCAATTGGTTTGAAAATGATGCTTGCTGGATCTGGTGAATCTAATTCGACGATTACTAACCTTGCTGGAAATTCTGTGGCCGCTGTGGATGCAGTAAATTTAGTTCCTAGTTTAACAGAGTTGGGATCTAAAATAAATTTTGGATCAACTAAAGCCTCTAAAATATTAGAAGATGTTAAACCAGGATTCAAATCATTAGATAATGGTGATTCGTTCATAGATAATTCGGCGATGATAACTTCTTATGGAAGCCCAAATAACCCATTAAAACCTTTTAGTGGAACTAGTTCACCGCTTTCTTTTGCCAAAACATTAACAACATTAACAACAATTTCATTTTTTTTAAAAAAGATAGCCTTATCGTTAAATATAACGGGAAGAACACAAGGAGATCATTTAGCAAATGGAAGTTCAAGAGACCGACAAAAACTTCTTGGTAGTGCTACAGGAAATGCAGGTTCAGATTTTTTACAGAACATTCTTGATCCATTTGAATTGCCACAAATAAACAATGATTTCTTTTTATCTTTGGATGCAGGTTTTAAGCAGTTTTTTGGACTTGGAGACAGTTTGGTTAGTTCTATACGCGCTAGCGAAGATATAACAAGTTCAAAAAATTTTGGTTATTACTCAATTTTTATACGAAAATTAAATACTGGGATACAGAATCTTATAATAGGGGGTTTCGGCTCACTTTTACAAAATATAAATTTAGGACAAGGAGCAGAAGCTAGAGAGTCACTCTCTCCAGAGAATTTAATGGAAAACCTTAAATCTAATTTTGTGTTAAAATTTATTAAATTTTTAGCACTTATTGGAGACAAGGTTTTGACTGCAAATGAATTGCAAATGCAGTCTCCTGTCCCTGGCTTAGAAACTACAATTTCAGCAATAGATGGAATCCAAGAAAAAATATCAAATGACGATCAAAGAGTAAACCCAGGAATTATTGTTGTAAAACATCGATTAGACCAGACAAATGGTGGAACTTCATATGCCAATAGTAATCTTCAATCAATGCTTTTGATGCCACAGTCTGTTACTGAAGCTGATAAGCTACTAAATGGAGAAGATAATCCTGTTGCAAAAGCTGTTAGAAAACTTTCCGAAAAAAATACTGTCTATACAAATGACTATATAAACGGAAGAATTCCAAAATCAGAAGTTAAAAAAATGGAAGATTATCTTGAAAGAGATTATATGCCATTTTATTTTCACGATTTAAGAACAAACGAAATTATTTCATTTCATGCTTTTTTAGATTCAGCATCTGATAATATACAAGCTGAATATAATGAAGTTGAAGGTTATGGTAGAACGGGTGTTGTACCAATATATAAAAACACAAAACGTAGTATAAGTTTTTCTTTTAAAGTTTTAGCTGTAAATGATTCCGACCACGATCAGATGTGGTATAAACTCAATAGACTGGCAGCATGTTTGTTTCCACAGTATTCAGAAGGCAGAATATTAAACTATCAAGGCAATAAATTCGTTCAACCTTTTTCACAAGTTTTTGCGGCCACTCCGCTAATAAGACTTAGATTAGGGGATTTATGGAAATCTAATTATTCAAAATTAGCGGTTGCCAGATTATTTGGTTTGTCGGGACAAATTCAAGGCAGAGAAGAAACTTTTAAACTTGCAACCGAAAGACAAATTTCAGTTAGACAACCAACAGATAACATCCGTGAACAACAGCAAAGAAGAAATAATGAGGCTGCAATGTTGAGGAGACCGCTTCAACCTGGGGATTCCGTTGAAATTCGTGCAACGTCTAATAAAAACAGATGGCCCGTTGTTGTTCCAAGTGACGCATCAAGTACAAATGCTAGAGAACTTGGGCAAAGAATTGGGCAATATAGAATAGTGCCTGGGGCTTTTCTTTATATTCCTTCTGGTTATGTTAGAGGTGAAATTGTAGAATATCACCCATCTACTAGAGGTACTGGAAACAACTATCTTGTTCGCATAACAAACGTTAGTCCTGATGGACAACAACTTGGATTTAGAACAATCTCTGGGAATCGTCGTGGGCAAAGTCCAACGTCGTTATTTAATATGGTAAGCGACGATCCAACTGGCGATATTGTATGTGTAAACCCAGATAGATTGGCCAGAATTTTACCACCAAGAGAAAATGTTGAACCACCAGACCCAATAACAAGAAGAGAAGTAATCAACTCAAGCATCTCAGATTTTTTTAAATGCGATGGGGAAAATCCTAACCCAATAATGAAAGCCTTTTGTTCAACTGAAGGAAAAGGTCTTGCTTGTGTTATCAAATCAATGAATTTTGAAAACATAATGGACGCTCCATGGATAACTGATAAATTTGACGGAAGGACTCCATCACTTGTAACAATAAACATGGAAATTACTCCAATTCATGATATAAGTCCTGGCTTAGACCATAAAGGCGCAATGGTCGCTCCAATTTGGCCATCTGGTCAAATAACAACTAATTTAATGGGAAACAACCATTCTTCTGAAGAAGGTCATAAAAATTTTCATCAAAGTAAAATAGTTTATAACTTTCCGTCTATAAGAGGACCAAGAACATGAGATATAATAAAACACAGTTACTAAATTTTGGAATGCAATATGGAACATCTGAGTTTATTCCAAACATAAGGAAGGCAATTGAATCAGGACAAATTCGATATGAAGTTCATATTCTTTCAGGAAAAGAACGGCTCGACACAATCGCTGCTCAGTATTATGGAGATGCTTTCAAATATGATATTTTAGCTGCCGCATCAAATATTGGAAATCCACTTCAGGTTTCTCCTGGGACCATTGTTTTAATTCCTAATTTAGAAGATATCAACCTTATTACTTAATATCGTCATGGTTAAAAAATTAGATAGGGTCTATTATTATAAAGCTGTTGAAAAGCTTGCACCTTATTTTGGTGTACTAAGCGCAAAAGATCTTTCTTCTGCAGTAGCTTTAGAGCAATTACAGGGTTTATCTAACACTATTAGAAATATTGACAATCCAATACAACCTTCACAAGCAGAAGCAAAGATTGTTGACCTTGTTATCAACACAAGAGAAGGAGCTTTGCCTGTTATAGATGAAATAAGAAATCGAACTGCTACAGGTGCGCGGGGACAAATTACAGAAGGAGTGTTTAGAACACCGCCAACAGAATATCCAGAGTCATCTAGAAATGATCTTTTTACAGCCCTTGATTATTATACAAGAGGCGCGAATACAGTAGATCAAACTGATCTCCAAGCAAAAATTGCAAATTTTATAACTTTACATCACAGCTCAAAATTAAATGAAAATCAATTTTCGATTGCTGATATTGGAGAAATGTTAAATAAACAAGATGATGACAACATAGTAAAAAAACTATCGGCAATAGAAATTTTTTCTCCAAACATTTCTCCTTCTGCAAAAGATACAGAAGGATTATCTATTTTATTTAATGGAGTTCCAAATTTAGAACTAAGTAGACTAATACCTTATTTAGATATTCAATTTATGTTTGGAAAACCAACAGCTGACTATGATGGCAATTTATCTGCTCCTTCTATTTTTAAATTTTTAGAAGGAGCAATTAAGGTAAGAGACAACTCAACGTTGTCATTATTAACAAAGGCAAACCAAATTGAGGGACGAATTGAAGGAGCACGAAACGATACTGGTAATCTTGCTATCTCTGGTATGGAATTATTTACCTCGCCGCAAACTATGGTAAATGCTGATACTCCAAATCCAAGATATAATCGATTAAATAATTCTACTGGCGAATATGATCTAAGATCAACTTCTGTAATTGATAAATTTCGTCCATTTTTGAGTTTTAAACAACTGACTATTGATGTTGCTCCGTCTGTTGGTTTATTTTCGTTTAAAACAGCTAAAATGGAATTTATTTTGCACGATAGAAGTAGATTACACGAAATAGCTGATTTAGTAAAACCAGATTTATATGGAACTACGGAGTTAATGGTCGAATATGGATGGGCACATCCAGATGGAGTCGAAATAGATAATTCGTATGCAGACTTATTTAATTCAACTAGAATAAAAGAAAAATATGGAATAAAAAATGTTCAATTTACTTTTGACGAAGTTGGCCAAGTTAACATAACGCTTGAATTGTTTACTAAAGGCGGGACTGATATTTATACTGCAAATATTGCAACAGCCTCAGAAGCTACACGCCAATCAATTGTAAGAATTCAAGAGCTTAGCGATATAATATCTAGATTTAGACAGGCTCTTCCAAATCAATCAGGAACAAATAATTCAACCAGAGAAATACGTGGCATTCAAGCATTAGATACTGCCTCAGATATTCAGTCCAATATTAGACTAACCCCAGAAATAATTGGACAAATCAGAGAACTTAAACAAAGTTTAGGACCAATTTCAACAAGAAATCGAGATGTTTCTACTCTTTTGAATTCACTAACTTCGTTGTTTCAATCGATTAACCAAAATCGAAATTCAAGAGGGACACCTCAATCTCAAACTTCAGCTATTGAACAACTTTCAAATTCAATTCAATCTGATATACGACAACAGTTTACAATTCTAAAAGAAGGATTTGATCCATTTTATCCTACAGGGTTTGAATTACCAGATAGAAGAATACAGGGTGCGCCAATTAGAAGACCTTCTGAAACATTTAGAAGAGTTTTAAGAAATGGACAGGGAGCAACCCAACAACAAAGAAGTCTTCCTGGACAAAATATTTCTGGTAATATTCTAAACGAATTTAATAATGAACAACTTTCACTTGGAAAGTTACTTATGACTTTTATTGGTCAACCCCTTGCTGCAACAGGAAAATATGATGAAATACAGTTTATATTTTACCCATTTAACAATTATGCAGGATATGCTAGATTTTTGCATACTGGTCAGTTTATGATTGACTTAAGATTTATGATTGAACAATATTTTAAATTTAGAATGGAATCAATTTCTCGTGCCGCAAACGTTAACTTAAATGACTTTATGCAATTCATTCAATCTGTAATAATAGATGACCCAGCCGCTGCTGTATATGGCATTGATGATTTTTACGAAAAAACAATTGATAGAAACACTAATCAATCGCAAACAACTGCTCGTTTTGATGCGGTTAGATTGCAAACAGAAATCAGTGAACGCCTAAGAAACATCACCCCAGATGGTACATTTAAACAACCAACAATTGAATTATATATTGAGTCAGTTCCAAGAAAAAATTTTAACGCATCTTCCGCAGTGGAATCTTTAGATAATTCTAAAACGATTTTAAGAATCCAGGTATATGACAAACAAGCTTCTCAATATGAAGGGCTTGGAAATATATTAGAAATAGCAAGGGACAATACTTTGTCAGCCTTTTCTACTATTTCAACAAATACAACAAACCAAAATTCAAGAATCGGACAAGCTCAAAAACAACAAGTCGAACAAATTATTAATAGCGCAGTAAGAAATGGACTAATTGAACGAATCGACCCATCGCGAAGAGAGTTGAATCCAGATGGAAGATATAGCTACTATAAATTTGTTGGTAGTCAAGGAAAATTAAAAGAATTTATTATGAAAACAATGCCATATATAATATATGGCTGTGCTGGGACCACGATTCAAACTGCCACACTAACATCACAAAATGATCCAGCGTTATCTTCCGTTAACATGATTCGTAGTGCGAATGCCAACCCTCAAAGAGCAAATGGAGAGCAACCAGGAGGTTTACCTATTCAAATTATTCCTGCGGAATTAAATGTTTCTTGTTTTGGGAATACTCTTGTAAATTTTGCACAAAGAATTTTCATTGATTTTCAAACTGGAACCACAGTTGATAACATTTATGTTGTAAACGGAGTTAGCCATACAATAACACAGGGCGAATTTAAAACGGATATTAAATTTGTGTTTTATGATGGGTATGGCAAATATCGTTCTTTTATTGATCAAGTTAATGCATTTGCGGTTCAACTTGACAATATTTCAAGGACAAATTCAAATCGCCGTGTCTAATGCGATTATGGCTTGACAGACTCTCGTGCGATGGTTACTAGTGATAAGATTGGAGAAAAATCGTGGAAAAAAATCCGTATGAAGTTTTGGGAGTCGAAAAGGGTTGCGATGAAGATGCTTTAAAAAAAGCATACAAACAAAAATGTTTTGAATTTCATCCTGATAAATTCGCCACCGAAAGCCCAGAAAAGCAAAAAGAAGCAGAAGAAAACTTTAAGGAAGTTCAAAAAGCTTACAATTCAATAAAAGATGGTTCTTATGAAGCTTCTCAAAATCAACAAGGCGGTTTTGGATTCGGAGATATTTTTGCAGATATTTTTTCGCGATTTTCAGGAAATCGTTCTAATAAAATTACAAATATTCCAATAGAGATTCCGAATCCAATTCAACTGTCTTTTGTTGAAGCTGTTGCTGGGTGTATTAAACACATTGATTTTGACTTCACATTAGGTTGTACAACTTGCAGAAATCAAGGTGTTATTCCGACTGCAAATTCATGCAAAAATTGCAACGGAAAAGGTACAGTAACTATCGACAAAAAAACACAATTTTCATTGTTTAAACAAACAACGACTTGTGATGCGTGTGGTGGTTCTGGAAAAGAATTAACTGAGTGCTCTGAATGTAGCGGCACTGGTTCAATCTCTTCTTCTCTGAAAGAAGAACTTAAATTTGAACCGTGCAACCCAGTAAGTAAAAAAATAAACAGAAAAATTCAAGGTATCGAATATACCTTTTTACTAAAAGTGCAAACAGCGCTACCAGAAAATTTAAAAATTGAGATTTTTAACAACGAAAGAATTTTAGCCACTAACTACGAGGTTTGTCTTACAGATTACTTGCTTGGGGGAGAATTTGAACTAGATATTAACGACGGCTGCGGAAAATTTAAGTTTAAAACAAAACTTGGTAGTCAATATATCATTGTGGAAAACAAAGGAATTCCACATAAAGGTGAGCGACTTCCATTAAAAATTAACATTGCGTTAAAACTCCCAGAAAATTTTTCTGAAGAACAAAAAGAAATTTTAAACAATTTGAAAAAAACTGGCATATAATAACTCTATTATGGAAACAGAAAAAAAATCATTAAAACTTTCTGACCAATTAATTGGTCAACTTGCTAGTTTAATTACCGTGGCAATGGTAACACAAACAAATATTGTTGATCATTTTAGAATGATTAGAGTCGAAGAAAGCGACCAAAAAGGAATGGAAGGAAAACTTGTTCTGACAAAAGAATATGTTGATGTATATAACAAACAAGTTCAAGAATTAACCGAACTAGTCGAAAAACAATCTCCTTAATTTTAAGGAACTATTATATAGTCTATATTAAAATTCATTTTTTTGATAAAATTTTGACTTAAACAAAAAATATTAAAAGAGCTAAGAGACCGATAACTAATATTGTATTTTTTGTTTTGTTCTATGTTTATAACAATATATTCTTGTTTTCTTGTTTTCAGTGTTTCTCCTGGTTTAACTGCTTCAAGATTTAAAATATAATCCAAACAAACCAATTCCTTAATAGAATATATTAACTCGAAGGATTCAAGTGAATGATAAATCCATTCATTGAGTCCTTTTTTTTTAGCTAAATCAACATTTTTATATAATTTCACAATTGCAAATGAAATATTAAAATTTGAACTCCTTTTTGATTTATGAATCATGGCAGACTCTTCTTTTTTTGTTTTACAAATATGATATTCTCTGTTATGATAATAAATAAATCCTGTAATTTCTGCTGTGTATCCATGCAGTATATTAAGATCATTAATAGAATCCTCTAAACTTAATTCTTTAAACTGTTTTAAAAAATCTTTTTTTGAATTCTTTAAATATTGTTTATATGAATGGTTTAAATCTACAGGTGCTTGAAACAAACATTGCATTTTGATAGAATTTGTAAACCAAGATGTGAAATTTTCGTTTAATTTTACATTCATTGGGAATATAAAGCCTCTATAAAGTCTTAATGGTCTAACAAGTTTTCCAATTGGTTCATCTTTTATTTTTTTTATCTTTATATTTCCCACAACAAAAATAACTATCTGTTTTTACATTCGGCAAATATTTGTTTATTATTTTATTATGTTTAAAAAAATAAAAGATAAATTATCTGAAAAAATAGACGGCGATTTGAAGACAACCGTTTCTGATGATTTTTATACTAGTGAGTGTGCATATCTGGAAACAAAATATTTGACTATGCCACTTAAATATTTAAATACTAAATTTGAAAACGAAACATTAAAAAGTGTTGAAAAATATTTGAAAAAGAATTTGGATAATTTTTTTTACAAAAATAAAAAATATTTTGGCAAACCAGTATTAGTCGGCAGTAATATTATCGAATTTACTTTGTTTGATTTGAAAGATAAAAAACATCTGTTAAAACTCCCAGAAAAAAATATTGTTGTTAAACAAGTTGCAGCCGATGAGTTAAATGAAAAAAAACCTTTTGACCCTGAATTAGATACAGTTAAAAAATTTATTTATCCAATTAAAAATATGGAAACTCCTAAGAAAACAAAAAAGAAAAAAATCACTAAAAAGTCTTTGGTTAAAACACTAGTATAATTATACATGTTAAAATGACCTCAATAGGAAGCGGCTTCAATCAAACAATAAATCCAACACCTTATGGATTATATGACAGTTCTCCACTTTTTCAGTCAGATGCTGATAATCTCGTAAGATTTGTTCTGACCAGATTTGGAGAACAAGTTCTAAGTGTAGAGCTTACAAAAAAAATAATTTGGACTGCTTTTGAAGAGGCTACTTGGCAACTGAATTCTCTTCTTACGGAGTACCAAACAAAAAGTAATCTTGCTGCGTTGCTCGGATCGCCTACGGCAAGTTACATATCAGGATCAAATGGCTTATTTTCATTAAACCTATCAAACACATATGTACAACAAAACTTAGGTTATTTAGACTCTTTATCTGGTCCATATACGGGTTATATTGGAATTGGTGGGTGGGCTGAATCATATTCTGGATCAATTATCTTAACTGCTAGTCGCCAGGATTATGATCTTTATACTGAATTAAAAGATGAGGCGGGAAATCCTTTATTTGGATACCAAACGTCGGGCTCAAATGTTAGATTTACAATCTATGAAGTCTTCCACCATGAACCAGTTGAATATATTTTTAACTCAAACTATGGTTCAACTATTGCTTATGGTTCTGATTTTACATCTGAGGCGGGTGTTGCTGTACCAGATACGAAATATTTCGTTTTACCACTCTACGAGGATGTTTTAAGAGCAGGTTTATATGAAGACGCTAGACGTATTAGAAGATCACATTATTCTTATGAACAATTTGGAAGAAATCTAAGACTCTATCCTGTCCCTGGTATTGGCGATTTTATGGCTTCAGGTTCCGTTCGTAGAGTTTGGGTAAGAGTTGGATTTAAGCAGCCCGCATATGATCCAAGAATAGATTCTACATTTATTCAATCCAGCTCTTCTCTTGGATCAGGATTACATCCAGGAAGCGGCCCTGGTGGAACTTTTTATTTTCCATCTAATCTATATGGAGTATCCAATCCAGCAAATACTCCATTTGGAGTTGTTAACTATGATAGCCTTAACATGTGGTGCCGTAATTGGATACGAGAATATTCCCTTTATTTGTGTGCACAATCTCTTGGTTGGATTCGCTCTAAAACAAACGTAATCCCAATTCCAGGTGCGGAATTAACTCTTAATGGAGAAAGTCTTTTGAGTTATGCAAAAGACGGACTAGATAAGTTAACAACTTCTGCAAGGGAATATCTTGATGCTTTAAGCTATGATAAACTTATGGAAAAAGAAGCAAACAAAATCGAACAAACAAATAAGATATTGTCGCTAATTCCTCTCCCGCCCACAGTTGTTATTAGAGTTTGTTAATAATGCAATTTATATAAAATTTTATATTACTAGTTGCAGAAATTACTTAGAATGAAAAATTTAATTTTATAAACTTATATTTAAAACAGTGGAAACAATAAAAATCAGAACCTATCAAGATCTTCCTAGAAAATTCACAGGAATTGCTGAATGGCATAATGGAACCAAATATTGGTTTAAAGAAGGAAAACTTCACCGAGAAGATGGGCCAGCAAAAGAATTCGCTAATGGAACAAAAGAATGGTGGCTTAACGGACGTATTCATCGAGAAGATGGTCCTGCGGCGGAATTTCCAGACGGGTCAAAAGAATTTTGGATTAAAGGGGAAATTTTTAATGTTTTTAATGATGACAGTGAATTTTTCTTGAAATTAACTGAGTTATTCCAGATTTTAGATGAGGTTGCGCAAACAAATCCAATATTTGATTTTTCTTATAACAAAAAAATAGAAAACGAAATTTTAATCTTTTCAGGCTTTTGTTTTGTTAGTTCTTTTCAAGATGGTTTTAAAATCACTGGTCAATCAACAGGAGAAATTATGGTGGATTACGAACCTATTTTTAGAATTTTCACAGAAGAAAATCTTTATAAACTTGCAAAAGAAATGCTTGAAATTGGAATTGAACATCTTGAAGAAAAAAATAATCTAAAGTATAGCGAAGAAGAAAAGATAAATAACCCATTACTAAGAGAAACACTTAGTTTAAAATCTTTCCTTTTCAATAGTTAGTCATAAATGGCTCGGTTGTTTATAACAGAAAAAGAGATGCAATATCACGCGGATATTACTCAGGAAGTAATAAAAGATGTTATTGGTCAAAAAGTTTACTATTATTCAATATCAACAACAAAATCAATAATCAATGAAACTTATGATGAAGCAATTGAAAAGGTTTTTGATGGGCCAATAATTGTTGATGCGCTGTGTGGACAACCAGAATGGGAAAATATAGCAGATGCACATGGTTCTTATTTACGCGGAAAAATGGAAGTACTATTTCAAGCCAAAGATCTCTTATTAAAAAAGATCAAAATTTCTGAAGGCGACTTTATAACATATGGAAATCATGCGTATGAAATTGTTTCTTATTTTCCAATGAATAATATGTGGGGACAGGAAGAATTCGATAGATCATTTAAAGCAGTTTGTATAACAGCAAGACCAGGAAAATTTGATCCCTCTTCCTTTAATACACCATCTTCGGAAGGAATGCAAGGTGGGATTCAAAAAGAATTTGTCCAGCAACGGGGCTTAGAACAAACTAAAGAAGGTTTGACTAACGATATAAGAGAAATGAGAGAAAGACTTGGGGATGATATGGCTCCTAAAACATTGGAAGATGGACCAAGAGTTATCGGAACAAATGATCCAAACCCAGAAAACAGTAGAGACGAAGGTATTGTTAATTCATTTTTAAATGATGATAATGTTGACGACGATTTCTATGATTGATTAATTATAGATAAATGACAACTGGAAAACCTAATCGATTTGGCAATCAAGATGGTGAATTTTACAATTACTCACCAGAAATTCCTGTTCCTGAGAGGTATATTGATGGAACCAATGGTAATATTACAAGACAAAATATTAAGTCTCCATCAGAAACGACCCCTGGATTAGAGCAAATTCCGTTTGGGGGTCTTCAAGGACAAGATCCGTCTTATGAAACGGTTTATGCTCCTGCTTGCACATTACTCGATGTGGATCAAAGTGTGAAAAAGCTATTTAATGATAGTATCAAATTTCCAACCAAATATTTAAAAGGTGTAAATAAAATCACTTCATTGAATAAACCAATGGTAAAACTTGCTGGCGGCGATCGTTTTGCATTAGCTAAAAAAGTAACGCCATTAAAAGGACAAGATGGAACGTTGATACTACCTTCTATTTCAATTAGAAGAACAAGTATTAACCATTCCTTAACAACACAAAATTCCAGAAGTATCAATAGCGCAACTGGCGAAGTTGTCGTAAAAGTTAGCTTGGATCAAGAAAAAGACCCATTTTATCAGAATTTAATAAATAAAATAGGTTTAAAATCTAAACCAACTTCTTTTCCAACTTCTCAAAGAAAACAAAGAAAAAGTAAGGACAATTTAAGTATCAAACAAGGAAGTCTATTAGACCCAAAAACGAACAATAATGTTTTTGAATATCTTGTAATGCCAGCCCCAGTCTTTGTTGATTTAACATATGAAATAGTATTATGGACAGAAGATATTAATTCGATGAATATTTTACTTCAGTCTATAATGGCTGCTAAATTACCACTAGATAATGGGTTTGTTTTAACCACAGATGCTGGGTATTGGTTTTGTTCGTATCTTGGTGATGATATCTCAATGGAAGATAATTTTGATGACTACTCGGAGAATGAAAAAATTGTTAAAACCAAACTAACCTTAACCGTTAAAGCGTTTCTTTTGTCATCAAATGATGAAACTAATATGTATCCAATTAAAAAATATACAACTGCTGTGTCGTTTGATTTTGAAATAAAAAACTCTCCAATAAAAACTTTTTTAAAAAAAGATATTAATACAATAGGAATAAAACAAACTCAAGATAAATTTATTTTATCTGATCTAAATGAACTAAATGATCAAAAAGATAAAACCTTAGAAGAGAATTTATATTTTGAAAAAACTGTTAGGAATGGATTAACTAATAAAAATGAATTAATTTTTGCGGAAGTATTAACAAATAAAGAAAGTAAAGAAAAAGTTTATTCTGCAACTAATATTGACGAACTAATAAATTTTATTTCTGATGAATGAAACGGTCTCAATTTCACCAAAAATATAGTTTCTTGAAAATCTCGAAATAATTATGTTAGAATTAAAAATTCATTGAAAGGTTTTCAAGGATTAAATTATGGCAGAAACAATTTTAAAATTTCCAGGATACAGCGACAGCGAAATAGATGCTTCGGTAAGAGATACCGTCCCAACAGGTGATCCACCTGCAATTATTGGTGCGATGGTTCAAGGGCCAGCATTTATACCAACTGTAATTGGCTCCTTATCAGATCAAATTTCAAAATTTGGTCAAGTAACACCAGGATACCCAGCATCTTATGCTTCGCAAAGATGGTTAGAGAATAGAAACAGCGCAGTAATTGTAAGATTACTTGGTGCGGGCGCAAACAGTGGTTCTGGAGAATTTGACGATACACGAACAAAAGGAATTGTTAAAAACGCAGGATTTGTTGTTTCTAGTTCACTTGTACAAGCTCCTAGTGATAGTCGCCATAATGGTGCAGTTCAATTTTTAATTGGGAAGCATGCACTTGCAACAAAAGAAGCTTATGGATATCCACTTTTCACAGATAATGATTCGTATACTGCGAGTAGCGGATACGTTAATCTTGTAAGAGGTATGATACTCTGTGCATCAGGTTCGAGAGTCATGGTTCTTGACGGAATCAATGAAGCATTCGAAAATAGTGTAAACGATATTGCTTCAATTGATAGCGGTTCAAACAGTGTAACTTATGGCAAATTTAAACTCGTTGTATCTACAAGTTTAGGTGCAAGTTTTTCTACTTCAGACGGATTTGATGGAATTAAAATCTTAACAGCTTCACTAAATCCAACGGATAGTGACTATTTCGGAAAAGTACTAAATACTAATCCAGATAGATTCCAGCAAGAAGGTCATATTTTATATGCAGATTTTCCAATTGATGCTGAGTTGGCACTAATCGCAAGTGGCTCTTCTAACTTGAACAGTGTTGCAATTATTTCTGGTTCTGCTGGAACAACTGCTACTGGTGGAATAACAACCGATCCATTTAGAAATTTATTTGGAAGATTTGATGCAAGATACTCCACACCAAAAACCCCAATGGTTATTTCTCAACCATTCGGAAATATTGAATACGAATTATTTAATTTTGAAACCATTTCAGATGGTGATAACGCAAACCGAATGGTGAAAGTTTCGATTGCTGGATTAAAGGCATCTTCTGATCCAACATATGACTATGGAACTTTTACAGTTGTTGTAAGAGATTTCAACGATACAGATTTTAATCCCCAAATTTTGGAACAGTTTCCAAATCTAACACTTGATAAAGATTCTGATCGTTACATTGCCAAAATAATTGGAGATATTAAAGCAGAATATCGCTTTGACTTTGAAGATGAAAATGATCGCGGTGTAAACATTTCTGGGACCTATCCTAATAGATCAAAATATATCAGAGTTAGAGTTACAGATGGGGTTTCATTAAAAACTTTGCCTGCCAAATGCTTGCCATTCGGTTTTAAAGGTGTTCCAACATTAAAAACCGCCGATTCAATAACAGACTCAAGCGGAACAACAAGAATTGGTTCCTCTGGTTCAATTTCTGGTTCACCAATTGTTCCTCCACTTCCTTTTAGATTTAAGATAACAAGAGGTGATGTTTCTTCGACTGCTGCGTACACTGGCCAAGCTGGAACAACTGAAATTGTTGATGGTAGACTATATTGGGGTGTCAAATTTGAAAGAAACTCTGATGCAACAAATACAAATATAATCAGCGAACAAAACGGATTAATTTCAAGTTATGGTAAACTTCTCGGAATATCAAAACTTGATACCTTGTTTACAGGTTCATTTGCCGATTCTTTTAACAACAATAAGTTTTCGTTGTCAAAAGTTGTTCTTCCAACAACTGCAATCGCAGACTTAACTGCTTCTGTTGCTGCGATCTTAAAAGAGTCAGCATATATACGTAATGGAATTCCAGATGGAACAAATTACACAATTACCGATGGAAGTATAGGAGCCAGAATTACACTAGCTTCAGTTCTACAAAAAGGCACAGCTGCTGAGTTTAACAGATTTAGCGATTATAGCAAATTCACAACTATGTTTTATGGTGGTTATGACGGTGTAAACTTATTAGATAAAGAAGCTAGAAAGTTTACCGATAGATCAACGTCAATTGAATCAGGAAGTCTTGGCTATGGTGGCGCGGCATCAAGCTTTGTTTCTCCTGGATTTTTAAGTAACATGAATGGCGTGGGTGATGCAAATAACCAAATTAATAGTTACAAAACAGCTATTAAAATTGTTACAGATCCATTAACATCTCCAATGTATATGTTAACTGTACCAGGACAAAGAGAACCGATTGTAACAGATTATGCTTCACAAAAGGTTTTGGATTTTGGTAGAGCATTTTACATAATGGATATCCCTGCGTACGATAGCGACTCAGTTAGAATATTTGACGGAGAAACAAATAGATTTGTCGACAACCAAATAACTGCTAGAACATTTGATGCAAGAGCATTAGATAATAACGCTGTTGCTGTTTATCACCCATCAGTTACAATTGAAGATCCAATAAACGAAAAACGAACAGTTGTTCCAGCTTCAGTTGCGGCACTTTCAGTTTATGGTTTTAATGACAGAACAACTTATCCTTGGTATGCTGCCGCTGGTTTAAATCGTGGAGCACTTTTGTTTGTAAAAGCAGTCTCTCAAAAAACAAAAGCTTTAGACAAAAACTTATTCAGTGATACCAGAATTAATCCAATTCTAAAAGATGAAGGAATATATGTTATTTTTTCTCAATTCACTTTAAAACAAGGTTCAAATGCACTTACTTCAAGAGTAAATGTCAAACGACTTTCAATTGAAATTTCAAGAATGATTTCGAGTGTTGGTCATCCATTTATTTTTGAAAATTATACAAATGCAGCGAGAGATAGTCTTGTTCGTACTTTAGAAAATAGATTTTCATTCTTGCAACAAACAAAAGCGATAAGTGCATTCCGTATAATTTGTGACGATACAAACAATACAACTGTTGACAAAGAAAATCATAAAATAAACATATCAATTAAAGTAAGACCAATTGAATCTGTGGAATATGTTGACTTAAGTTTTGTGATTACAAGATCTGGAACCTTCCTTATAACATAACTTTTATATTATAAAATAAAATAAAAACGCACTTTAGATATAATGCTAGGTGCGTTTTGTTTTTTTACCGTAATTACCATTTGATAATAGGAAAATTAAAGAATGGCAGATTTAACATTTAGAAGTCCTGGCGTAAATGTAAAAGAAATTGATATAAGTGGTGGTACTGCTATACTACCTGCTGGCTTACCTGCGGTTGTAATTTCAACCACGCAAACAGGTCCAGCATTCGTTCCAGTTGTTGTTCCAACCTTAAAAGATTGGAGAACATACTTCGGAGTTCCAGCAACTTATATTAATTTTGGAGCACTTGCAGCTACAGAATGGTTTAAAACCCAACAAGCTTTAACTCAAATAAGAGTATTGGGTGTCGGTGATGGCACACAACGAACAGACAGTGGAGATAATCGTGGAAAAGTAACAAGTGCTGGTTTCGTTGTCGGTGATCGCCAACCTCAGTCTAGTTTATCTGGCGCTTTAGGAAGTAACGTTTATGCAAACACAGTATCTGCCGCACCAAATGCAACAGGTTCGGCTGGAAGAACTTACTTCTTGGGTTGTTACATGTCTCAAAGTAATGGGTCGTCATTTTTGTCAGAGGCTGGATTAAGTGGTTATGGGCAGCCAATTTTAAGAGGTGTTATCATGGCGGCCTCTGGCGTTATTCCAACACTTTCTTCATCAAGAGGTCCAGATTCTTCTATTCCAAATGCATCAACTTCAGCGGATTATTCAGCTGGAACAGTAAAAGGTTATATAACAGGTACCGTTTACTTATCTGGTGGCTCTCAAGAATTCGTTGTTTTGTTAAATGGACATAAAGGAACGAGCGAATCTTATCCAAGAGCCCTAACCGCATCATTTGATCCAACTGCTCCAAACTATTTGGGAACTGTTTTAAATAAAGATCCACTTAAATTAGAAGAAGCTGGATACGTTTTGTATTCTTACTATGATGTACATAGCTCACTTGCCGTACCAACAGGTTCAGGAATTATTGCTACAACAAGTGGTGGTATTCGAGAAAATATTGCATTTTTAGTTACAGGTGCGATGTCAAGAAACAGTGGTTCTTCAACAGCTCCAAACTACGAATCGTTTGAAGATAGATATCGTACTGCTCACACTCCGTGGTTCATTTCTCAGCGCCAAGGTGGATTATATCAAAACTTATTTAGATTCCATCTTATAAGTGATGGCGAAACAAACCCAGTTAAAGTAAGCATTGAAAACATTTCACCATCTACAAGTGATGTAAATCCATATGGAACATTTGATGTACTTGTTAGAGCATTTAGTGACACCGATAGCAACAAAGTCATTTTAGAAGCTTTTAGAGGTTTAACTCTAAATCCAAAATCTAGCAAATATATCGCAAAACAAATTGGAGATAAAAATATTTATTACAATTTCGATGCATCTGAAGATCAACAAGGTTTATCAGAACCAGGAAATTATGATCTTCGTTCTAGATATATTCGTGTTGAAATGGATGAATTGGTTGATAACATAGAAACTGATTCAAGTTTACTTCCAATGGGTTTCCGTGGTCCACAACACCTTGTAACTTCTGGAAGCGCTCCTATGCCAGCTTATTCAGATACCAGTCATTTACTTTCTCAAAATCCATTTAATAAAATGGTGGAACCTCCTATTCCTTTTAGAACTGCAATTTCCAAAGGAACAGGAACAACTAAAACTGCTGACCGTAGTTTATATTGGGGCATTCAATTTGAAAATGTTGTATCTGTTAGTGAACCAAATAGTTCCAAAATTCCAAATAGAAGCTTAGTATCCAGAACTAAATATTTTCCAACTTTCCAGGTTGACTGGGCAAATTTTGCTGTTGATAATAACGAAGGTGTTGCCGACACAGCAGCAAATGGTATTTTGGATGCTGATAGGTTTAATAACAATTTATTCTCATTAGAAAAAATTAGAATTTATTATAACTCTACAACAAATCTTCCAAATACAAACCAGATTAAAAATTGGGCTTACGTTAGAGCAGGAAATATATCTACAGATACATCTGCTTTAACAAGAGCACTTCAAGTTTCTGATTTGCTTGAACCAACAACCAGAACCGTTGCTAAATTCACATGTTATTTCTACGGTGGATTTGACGGTGTAAGAATTTTTAACTTAGATACAAAATATCTTACAAACAAAGCAATTGTCGAAGAAATGGTTTCTTCTAATAGAGGATTCTCTGATGGACCAACCGTTAAAGCATATAGAAAATCTTTAGATCTTGTTGCAGATTCCACAGAAGTTGATGGAAGACTGTTTGTTATCCCTGGTATTCGCCACGAAATTATTACTGACGCAGCAATTGATGTGGCAACACGATCAAGAAATGATATTTTCTATATTTTTGATCTTGAAGAAAAAGATACAAATGGAAATACTATAACAAGTGACACTCAAGATGTGTCTATTTCTCAAACAATTACAAATTTTAGAAATCGTGGTCTTGATTCAAGTTATGCTGCGACATATTTCCCTGATGTTATAATTCAAGACTCTTATAATAAAGTTTCTGTAAGAGTCCCTCCGTCTGTTGCTGTGCTCGGAGCATATGGATTAAATGATCTTATAGGATATTCATGGTTTGCACCAGCAGGATTTACTCGTGGCGCTTTAAATAGTGTTGATAGAACTGCGCTAAGTATTAAACAAGAAAATCTAGATGATTTGTATCCAGAAAAAATAAATCCAATAACAGCATTTCCAGGTGAAGGCGTAAAAGTTTGGGGCCAAAAAACGGTAAATGCAAGTGTTTCTTCTCTCGAAAGAATTAATGTTCGTAGATTATTACTTACACTACGAAGAAGAATACGTTTAATTTCGAAATCTGCACTTTTTGAACAGTACACAGATACTCTCTTACAAGAATTTTCTAAATTAGTAGAACCAGTATTAAAAGAAATACAAGATCTTGGCGGTTTAGAAAACTACAGAGTTTATATTAATAATCTAACAACAACTCAACTTGATAAAGAAAATCGAGTTATTAGAGGAAAAATTATCGTTCAACCAACAGAGTCGATTGAATTTATTGAGTCAACATTTGAGTTAACAAGAGGAAATGTTAATTTTACCGACTAAAATTAGTTCGAAACTATTAATTTTATTTTAAATAAATTCCTATTTCTAAAATATTTATTCCTAGAAATAGGAATTTTTATTTATAATGGCAGAAACAATACCAGTCGGCAAAATGCAACCAGTAAAATGGGAGCCAGTTTTAAAAAATCGTGCAATTCTTGAAATTGAAGGAGTTGATTACTTCTTTGTAAAAAGTTTTTCCGCACCAGAAGTGCAAGTTGAAAAAGCAGATATCCATTGGTTAAATGTCCAACGTAAAGTTGCAACAAAAATGACATTTCAACCAATGAATGTTACCTTGCACCAAGCAATAGCCCCTAGCGCTGGTCAACAAGTTCAAGAATGGCTCAGACTCTCAACAGAATATATTTCTGGAAGATCTGGATATATGGATTTTTATAAACGAGATATAACAATCAAAGTTCTCGATCCAGTTGGAAATGTTATTAACCGTTGGGAAATTCGTGGTGCGTTTTTAACATCCGCAAACTTTGGAGAATTCTCTCATGAATCCGCCGAACTTCAAGAAATTCAATTAACAATTGAATACGATGCAGCTACACAAACTTTTTGATATCTCCAATAATTTCAACCACTTAGACAGGTTTCTTAAAAAATCTTTTCATTAAAAAAAACCTTATGATCATACCTTGACTTTTTTGGTAACATGATCATAAGGTTTTTAATTATGAAAAAGAATGAGTTAGAAAAAGAAAACTCCAACTTAGAGCTTTCAGAAGAAGAAAAAAAGAAGAACAAAACCTATAAGTGTCCTGAATGTGAAGTTTGTTTTAACCTAGATTCTTTGCGAATTCACTATTCAAAATCGCACAAAAAAACTTCAAGTGAATTATGTGTCAAATTATTTTACAATGGAATTGAACCGACTTGTAAATGTGGATGCGGCGGCAAAGTTTACTATTTTGGATTAACAATAGGATTTGGCTCTTATGTTAAAGGGCATCATGTTAGAGAATATGATAAAAACCCATGGAATAAAGAAAAAGGAATTGAAGCAAGAAGAAAATCTAACGAAACTCAAATGAGACTTTGCAAAGAAGGAAAGATAAAACTTTTTGGCGGAAAAGAACCTTGGAATAAAGGTAAAGTAAAGGCAACAGATCCTGATTATGCTGCTAGAATTAAATTTACAGATACAGAAGAATTCAAAAGAAAGAGTAGCGAAATTGGAAAAAGAAACTGGAAAGAAAATAAAATTCCAGTTTTAAAGGGTGAAAAATCTTACGTTTGGAAAGGTGGAGTGAGTTCTCTTAGTAAAATTTGCAGAGCCTCAAATCTTTTATATAAAAAATGGATTTATCCAAAACTTAAAGAAAATAATTTTTCTTGTCTTGAGTGTGGTGTTGCCGATAGCAATCTTGAAGTTCACCACGACAAAGAAAAATTTTCAGAAATTTTAAGAAAAATTGCAAAAGAGGAAGGTTGGCTTGAAAAACACTTTCTAAGTGTAAGACTGGAAAATCCAGATAAAGAAACACTTGATTTAAAAGAAAAAATAGCTGACAAAGTTGCGGAATATCATATCCAAAACAATGTAAGTGGAATTCCCTTGTGTCAAAAATGTCACGAAAAGCAACATAAAAATTACAACATTAAAAAGAAAAAATCCTTATAATCACACCTTGACTTTTTGGGAACTTATTCATATAATGTTTTTTTATGCAAACAGAAAAACAAGAGAAACGTTCTTCTCCATTTTTTAAAACATGGTATTGGTCAAGAGTACCTGGCAAATTTATAGATAAAGAAACTGGGAAAGAGCCCGAAAGAACAACTCTAATAGCAGGGCCAATGTATACTGGAACAGTAAGAGAATGGGCTGAATTTCTTACTCTTATGGTATCAGATGCCTCAAACTATATTCAAGTTGAAAACGGAGTAAATCCATATACTGTTATAGCATTTAACCGACAAACAAAAACAACGAGTTATGTTGAGTGTTATAGTCCAATAAAACAAATAACAACTGGTTTAAATGGGAAAACAATACTAGAAATTTGTGTTGGTTATCGTTCTGCAAATGAATTTAACGGAACACTAAATGAAAGAACAGAAGTTAAGTTTGATCCAATGTATCCAGAAGATGTTTTGGTTGTTGGAGAGTTTGGAAAAAATCCAATCTTAATTAAGGTCATTGACTGACTCATAATGTAAGTTTAACTATCAAGTATGGATAAAGTAAACCTTATAGGTATAAAAGACGAATATGGTTCATATTGTCAATATTGGCCTGTGAAACCTGGAACGATAGTTAATATACTAACAGGGCAAGTTATAGCAGATAATATTCCATCTATGTCACCACACGGGCGATTATTGTTAGTCGCCCCAACAACTGAAAAAAAAGAAAATTTAAAGTTTTGGAATCACACATTTTTAGTAAGTTTAATAGAAATAACAGAATGGTTTGAAAATCAAAGTTTAGACAATTATAGTACTATTCTTGTCGGCACTTCTGGTTGGAAACTTTTTAAAGATTTAGAATTATTTAATTTTAAATTAAAAAATGATTTTAAAGCTGAAATAACATGTTCAAACTATTCAAAAGATCCTAAAACAGCAGAACCTATTAAAATTGAAACAACCTATGAAATAAAATATGAACCATATTTTAATATAGATTCTATTTTAATTGGAAACAGAGAACTCGGCCCCACTGTTATGATTAAGCTTCTATACACAGAGGAACTATTTGCAGATGGTTAAGTTTAAAAATTTAATTAAAGACAATGTTGGATTCTATAGTGTAGAATATGACGATTATTTGGCTTTTGCCCATGCTTTAGAAAAAAGTAAACAGCTATTCGAACACAATAAAGAAAGTATTGTATTAGAAACAAAATTACACGAAGAAATTATTAAAACTTACAAAACCAAAGATAATATAATTTATAATTTTCTGCAATTTTCTTCTATAGATTCGTCTAGTTCTTTCAAAGTAAGAGCAATTCCATTTAATGTCAAAAGTTTAACTTCAAGTGCTATAGAAACATATATGAGTTATATCGATATTTGGCTTCATGTTGATACCGCAAATAAAACAACATCATATAAATTTTTTCAATATCCATATAAGAAAGAAGATTTTCTTTATATGGAAGATGAAATTGCACTTAGTATGGATAAGATTATAGGAATTGAGTTTTAAACCATTGAAGACACTGGTTTTTTTGCTCCAAAAATAAATTGTTTACTGATTCCATATTGGTAAACATTAAAATTTCTTGGTAAAACCATAATCTAGAATAACAAAATCACCATTTCGTCTTCGTCCCCAATTTCGTAAGTATAAATCTCCTGGGTTGATATCACATCTACGAATAACTGATAAAAGTTGCTTTAGCCAAGGAGATTTCTTTCCAGAAGATGCTCTTTTTTGAGCAGTTAAAAATCCTAAAAATGCTCCAATAAACATTTCTCCTTCTAACTCGTAATTGGTAATTTTCTCTTCTTCTCCGCCATAAGATTCAATCCATATTTCTGTATTAAGAAAGTCAGAACCTTCCAATTCTCCTTTTAGATATTCCACAAAAGATAGTGTGTCTCTGGCTGGATTTAACCCTCTTACTTTTTCGGAAATTATCCAAGTATAACCAATCGTATCATATGCATATATTTTTGTTAAAAACTTATCTCCACCGCAAGTTTTAATTTCAACTTCTTTTTTTATTTCATGAGTTTCGTCTTCAGAAACTTTTAAAACATAGTCATCGTTTAATTGGTAGACTACTTTAAATGATCCCGCTCCAATTTCTTTGCCCGCAAACAGCTCTTTAATTTCATCAACAGAACTATTGTTTAAAACAAAAACAAGTTCTTTCATTGTTTTTGGCATTTTAGATATTGCCATTTCAAAAATAATTGATTTAATTTCCATCTCTAAATCCTTCAAAACCGTAGTCTAATATAACTAATTCTTTTCTATCTCGTGTGCCCCAATTTTGGTAGTAAAGGTCATTTGGGTCAAGATCACAACCCTCAATTAATCTTAAAAGTTCCTTCAACCAGCGATTGGGAATAATCATTTCTAAATTTGGCAAGCGCAGCCACCTTACAAACTCTCGACCTATGCTACTTTGATTACTTTTTGAGTTGTTTAATAAAATCTCTGAGAGTCCTGTTCCTTTTAAAGAAGCCAATAGAAGAGTTTCAAATTCTTTTTCTGATATAGTGGACACTTGTTCGAAGACTGCCCAATTAAGGCTTATAGAGTCATATCCATAAATTTTAGTTAAAAGGTCAGATTGAAAACATTTAAAAATTTCAATTTCTTTTTTAAGCTCTTCGGAATCCTCTTTCGTTAGTTTTAACAAATATTTTCCTGGTGTGAAAGTCATATACAGATTTTTGTTTTCTCCGCCTCCCACCTGGTTTAAAACATATTTTCTTTTTATTTCTTGGAAAGAAAGAGTTTTAAGATTTTCAATTTCTGAATTGATATCTTTAAACCTTGTTATGTTTTCAAATATAAACTGTCTAAGTTTCATTTCTTTGTCGATCGCTTTTCTTCTATTTTTTGGTTTAAATAATCAATAAATTCATCTGGTGTTTCATCAGGAAGCTCTTTGTAAATCCAATTATTCAAATTATCCATAAAAACATCTAGTACGCTATATCCACTATTCACATAAAAGTTTTCTAAAAACTGAATTGGGGCGATTGTTTCAATCACAGAAACTGTCCCAGGAATCAAAAGAGGTTCTCCATCTGTTCCAGTAAGATAGTCAAGAAATTCTGTTTCTTTTTCAATTTCTTCTGGGTACTGTTCTGCGTACCATTCTGCCATTTCTTGGCTATAGATTGTTTCTAATTCTCCTTTTACTACGTTAATTTGCCCAAGACAAATTGGTATTAAAAGTACATCAGTAAACATATTAACAAAATAATCTTTTAAACCATAGTCTGCACGAGACTGGTCTGGTTTTGAAATATTATACTTATCCCCACTTTTAGACAAGAAATAGCAAGAAACGCCACTTTCATAGTGTTTGCCAGTTTCTTGTTCCCACTCAGCCCCCAAGCCAAATTTTGAGGCAGAATTAATTTTGCTTCCTATTTTAAGGAATAATTGATTGCCTTTTTCGTTATCTACCAATCTTTGTGTTTTAACAATTTTTTTTGGAGATTCAAAAATTAATTTTTTAAGCTTTAACACAAAGTTAATTACAGAATATTAGCTTTTAATACTGCTGCTGTTTGAAGTCCAACCAATTTTTTCTTAAAGTTTCCTTCGTCATCAATAACAACTATTGATGGAACCGCTCTTATTTGATACTTTTCTGCAACCTCTGGTCGTTCATCAATATCAATAAATTCAACCTCTATTTGAAGTTCTTTACTTAGTTTTTCAACTATTGGTTTTTGTACTTTGCATGGACCACACCATGTTGCATAGAATTCTAGTAGTTTCATTTTGTTTCCTTTGTCTCTTTTCTTTTGTTTGTATGATACATTTTACTTGAGTTTAGGTTCTTCTAATTCAAATTTAAAGTTAACTTTTATTCTCTTATAATTTAACGTTGAATCTGCCGTTAAAAACTCAATAAAAAACCAGTCGAAGTCAAATTTTTCGCCGAATAAACCTGGAATTCCAGGATATGAATCCGTACTGTGTTCTGTTAGTAGATAACTATGCTGGATTCCATCCCTGTCTATTTCACCGTATGGCATCAGAATACCTTCTGAAAAATATTTAACATATTCGCCCGAGCCTGCCGTAAACATATCGCCACCTAAATACCACCAACATATTTCAGTATATTCTCCATCTATAAAAATAGCAGATGGTCCTTTTCGGGATTCAAAATATTCAAAATTATCTACAATGTAAATCGAATAATGATCTATCGATCCATAGCTGGAATCCCAAGTTATATATATTAATGTGTCAGTTTTTAAGCATTTAAAATCATTATCTCTTTTAAGATAATCAATTATTTCTCGTGAAGTAAGTGATCCTGTGTCGTAATCGGTATCAATAGAAACAAATAAAGTATTTGTTTCCCCATCGTGATATATTTCAGCATAAAGTGGTTTAAAAATAAACTGTCCTTCTAGTTGAATTTTTTTTGTTTTAATATGTTTTATTTTCTTTTTAGAGTTCATTCTTTTATAAAAGTCCAACCCACAGTCTCATATGTTTCGAATTTATATTGAATACCTTTTTCATTAATCAATACAAATTCATGGTCAATTAATCCTATATCTTCTCTTAAAGAAAATGATTCATCAATTTCCAATTCCAGAATGTCATTCTCTGTCAAAAACCTATTTTGATCTAACTGTATCAAATTTAAAAATTTAACAAAATTAGAAGTGGGTCCTTTATTTGAGTCTCTGATAAAAATTTGACTATTATCCACATAACAAGTTATAACCAGTTTTCCATTTTTAAGAAAGAATAAAAATTTAGGATTATATATTAATAAACCTGTATATGGTACGCCAAAATGATTTTGGTAAATTTTTGATATACAAACATCGCTATTACCCATTGCTGGTAATATTCCTATTATTCTTGATTTTGTTATTGGAGATTCATATACCTTAAAATAACATGTTTCATTTTCTCCGTCTACAAATTCACTGTGCTGTATTTCTTTCACAAGGTTCAGTTTCATTTAAACAACTCCTCAAAGTTTTCTATTTTTATTTTAACTAATTTAAGATTTGGGTCGATAAGATAAAAATCGTTCTCTAGTGACCCATTTTCTTTTGCTCCTAATTGTTCTGGATAAGAAACTATTTTATCTTCGGATAAAAAGGTATCAAAACTTCCATATTTTTCCGAGAAAATTTTATTATTTAATGAAATTAAATTTTTCCCTGGATTCATTGGTTCTAACTTTTCTGAGTTTAAATTTTTATGCCAAACAATAAAGACACTCTCAGTAAAAATTTTTATCTGATAAATAAGTTCTTTACCAGAAAGAAAACTGATTATAGTGAATCCCTTTACTGTTTGTTCAAATGCCATGTAAGGTTGACGAATAATCTCAAAATCCATTTTAGAATTTTTTATGAAAACCAGCGCCATATCAGAATCTGTTTCATACATGTTGTAGTTTTCATTTTTCTCTATCGCTTTTATTTCCATTTTTATTTTAACTTTCTTTAGGATGTAGCAATTGAAATTTATATTCAATTCCATCGCTATTAACAGAAAAAAGTTCATGCTCAATTTTTGAATCTATTATTTCTAAACAGAAAGGAATTTCTTTTATTCCTTTTTCTGTTAAAATCATTCGATAACTTATTCCATCCTTTGCAATCTGAACGCCTAAGTCAATAACCGCTTCTGGGCAAAACATTACACTTATTTTTGGCAGCCAGATTAAAATCTCATTTTTATAATGAACCAAATCAAATTCACAGTCTCCATTTCGAAAATATTTAATCCTTGATTTCAACTCTTTTAGATATCCAGTAAATTGTTTACCAAACATATATTCGTAATCACTTAATATGGCGAGTTGATTATATATCAAATTTTTTGGCTCTAAAATTTCTATTTCTTGATTTACATTCCATAATACTTTAAACGTTTTTGGTTTCCATAATTTAAATGTTGCAGATTCTCTTGCTAGAGCAAATTTTTCCATCATTCTTACTTTCTATTATGTTTTCAAAACTAATTTGAGCACTAAAAGTCTCATAAGTTTCAAATCTTTCTATTTTAACAATAATTTTTGGACTTATAATCTCAAATGTTTTTTGTGCATTTCCAAGCATATCAATTGACTTCAGTATTAATTTCTGATAATCTTGTTTGAAAAGGTGCCCAATTTCTTTATAAGAGGAAAAATTCTCAACATGAAAATCAGAAATGAATTTATTTTTATGCCAATCATTCAAAAATTGTGATTCGTAATTTGGATTAAAACTTTTCATCAAGAACAAATTGTTTTCAAACTCAATAAAATACCGTTTTTTTTCAATTGGTTGCATTATTTAAAATTTTCTATCTTTTATCTGAAATCTTGGCTTAATTTTGTTTAACAAACTTACTTCAAAATAATCGTAAAACATATTTGGCGGTAATATTATCTCTACAATTCCTTTGTCAGTTAAAAACTTTTCAAACTTTAGTTTGTTTTTTTCAATTTCACCTAAAGAAATAAAAGTTTCCTTGTGTTTGTTATATTTTTCAAATGTAAACCATATCTCTGTATAGAGACTTTTATCTAAACCATGCCAAATTAGTTTTCCATAATCTGAAACAATAGATGGCATCGACTTTTCCGATATTATTGATTGTCCATTAACATGATGGAACCAATTAACGCCTGCGCCTCCATCTGAATTAAAACCACAAAATACTTCAATTATTCCTGAGTAGCCTATTCCATATAGGCTTAAATAAACTGCTTTGGCTTCGTCAATTTTTTTCAAAGGAAAATGTTCCTTTATGTTTTCAAAATTTAACATTAGATAATTGTTTGAATTTTGATCTTGATAAAGAGAGTATTCTTTTGATAAAGAATTAATAAATTTTAGCCAAATTTCATTTGGCATCTTCGCTAATCTCAAACTTGTATTCGAATTCGGATGAATTTATATCATAAGAAAATAGATCTGATTCAAAAGTGGTTTCAGTTATTTGAAAAAACGGTAACTCAATAATTCCATTTTCACTTAAAAATTTATTCATTCGAATATCACCTTTGTATTCAAAGTTAAGAAAGATAGATTTTGCGTAGAGTTCTAATTCATATATTCCAAAAAAATTTTCAAACGTAGGCTTACCATTCACATGATAAATTGCGTATTCAGCTATTCCACTATTATATTTCATAATTGTGTAAACAAATCTATCATTAAGACAAGAGTTCTGATAACCGCTAATCCTTATACCAGAATAATTTCTTGGCAATGAAAATACTTTACCGTAAAAAATATTTTCTTTATATGAACTATATTCACAATGACCTTTTTTATCAACAAAAAATTTATATTTTTCTTTTTCCATTTTATCCTCAAAATTCATTTATATATTTTTTTATTTTAATTTGAAAGTCTTTATCACTAACATAAAAAAATTCATTTTCGATAATGCCGTTTTCAATTTTAATTTCTTCTGGAAGTTCCATAATGCCATTGCTGGTTAGCCAAGAGTTATAAACTCTGCCGTTAATATCTGAACTCAAAGAGTCTAAGTTGATAAAATCATCACACAAAAAAAATAATACATGTTACTTTCATTTTTTCCTAAAAAAGCAAGCTTTCTTTCTTTATTAATTGAATAAATTTCTTTTTCATTTTTATAGAAAGTTATGTCATCAATCCAATCTGTATAAGAATAAAAACCTGTATATGGTTTTTTGTACTCATTGTAATATACACTAAAAATATCCCTTATCGAAAGAGATAGATCTGTTTGATATAGAAAACAATTCCCTTTACTACTTTCCCAAAGTCTAAAAGGTTTATTTATTTTGAATTTTACTTCAACTAAGTTGTCGGTTGTCATTACGCTAACCCTTTCTGTTTTGTAGTTTAATCAATATTATTTTAAGTAACTCAATTGTTCTTTTTGATGGATTACTGGTTAAAAATCCACAATTCTTTTTAAGTGAATAAGGTGGAATTTTTCCGTTAAATTGTTTAACTGTTATATCGATAATTTTTCCATCTTTTTTAGATAAAAACCAATGTGTTCCGCCGCAAAATTTAACATAAGAAGGTGTATATAAATTAGTTTGTTTTGTTAAATGATAAAAAGCTTCTGAGGCAACATAACAATGCCCAGCCAATTTATTGCTATTTCCTTGATACTTTTTCTTTCTTAGATTATCTGAAAGTGATCTTTTTATTAAAACTATAATCTGACTTTCTGTTGGCTTAAATCCATTTTCATTTATTTCATATAAAATTTGCTTGATTAATTTTTTACCAAAGTTCTGTTTTGGTTTCAAACACTGTTCTCCTTAAAAAGAATCTGTACGATATATATTTTTAATAGAAACCTTTGCGTTTTCATTTATTTTTTTAGCTTCTTTTTCTGCTTCGGCAATCGCCAACATTATTTCGGAACCATTAGCAGCTTCAAGATGTGATTTTTTTTGTTTGGTAATTCGAATATAGCGTGAAACAGAATAAAGACCTTTGTCTTCAATAGAATTGAATTTTAACAGCAAATATGCTGCTGGCACTAATGTGGTAAAACATCCATCAGAATAAAATACTGATGTTTTTGTTCTGGTCATATAGATCTCAAACTCGCCCCAACGCTGCAAACACTTAACAAGTGCATTTTGAAATACTATTTCACTGTTATCAACATTCATTTCTTTTACAGTCGTTTCAGGAATTTCTCCAATTTCTTGTTTTGTTTTCATATCAAAAACCCTACAAGAGTAAGACAAGAATAATGTTTTCGATAAACTTTCAAGAGTTAAATTGATCTTATTTTCTTCTTCTTCGAACTCTACCCATTTATTATATTCGGTATCCTCTCCTGCAAGAAAAACTAGTTTTTGAAGTTCTTCTTTCAAATGTTTTATGTCTTGAGGTTTTGGTTCTAGATATATTCTATATTTATTCATTTTTTATCCGATTTATAAATTAATTTTCAATTTAGTCTTCATTTTCTATAAGAAATTTATTTATAATTTCTTCAACTTGTTCTGGTTTCAATTTAGAACCAGAAACACGTGGACTTCCGCCAATTAAATCTCCACCTCCCCAAATATCTTTAGTTGAAAATTCTGTTCCATATTCTGCCACATTTAATACTTTGTAAAGTCCAATTATATCAAAATTTATAAATGGGGAAGATTTTCCAATTGTATAGGTATATGTTTTTTTGTCATTATGTTCTCTTACTGAGATAAAAGCCGTAATTCCATCTGAGATCATACCTACTCGGCTATGTGAACCATTTTCTTTTACAAGTTTCCAATTTTTGCCACCGCCAAAAATCTCATATGAGAAATCCATTTCAATTGATTCTGCATTTCCATTAATAAATGCCATTATTCGCCTTTCAACATCAGAAATAATTTCTCTGTATTCAGTTTCATTTTTTTTATTTAAACCACCATTTAAACGAAATGTTCGATATGGACTAAAAACCCATGCGAGTTTGTGTAATGAATCTAAATCTACAGGAAATGGATAAAATCCCGATGTTGAATCTGCCATGTCTTCTAAGTGAACAAGTTTATTCACTTGTGGATTCATAGAATTACTTACAAGAAAGTGATTTTTTAATAAAAACCAAGAAGTGCAAACATCTTCATCGCAGTCGTTTACAAAAACATTTGCAACCGCACCTGTTTTTTGTTTAAATGTGGAAAACAATCCTTGTCTAATAGCAAGTAACACTTGTGCACAGGTTGCCCTTGTTGCCAATCTATTAACTTCTTCGTGATGATTAAAATTTAAATATTTACCGATAGAAGTATATCGCGGTCCTGTATTAACATAACCATCAAGGGCAATAGAAAACTCTGGTTTTGTTTTAATAAACTCTTCCCAGGATATTGGAATTTGACTTGGTTCAACTATTAATTTGATCATTTTACTTTTCTTTCATATTCTTGTCGTGTTATGAATTTCGGTGCAATGTTAACAATTCTATTATCATATTCAAACATAGAAAAAATAGAATGGGTTTGTTCAATAAAACAAGCTTCAACAATCCCTTTGTCTGTTAGAAACCTACCGATTCTATATGGCATAGATCTGTTATCTTCCACTTCTCCAAGAAATATAGAATTATATAAAAACCTATTATATTCCCATGCGCAAATTTCATGTTCTAGCAGTTTTTCTTTAAAAAAATAAAACAACTTTATTATTGAATAATTCCAAGGATTGTGTAAAAGAAAAATATCTTCTGTATTTCGGCAAGAAGAATTTTTGGCAAAAAACCAAAAATCTCCATATTGATTTAAGTTTTGAACCATACCAGAAAATGGTTTCCCTATCTTATGTTCATAAGCTTTAAAGATTTCATTTTCCAAATCATTTACATATTCTTGAATTGTAAACCGATAGTCATCAGATCCACCAGAACAAGCATAAATTAAAAACTCGTATCCATCTTTGTTTTTATATAAATCAAGATTCCTATAAATTCTTGGTTTAACCAATTCCAAGATTTCTGTTTCCTTGCTTAGCACCCACTAATCATACACACTGTTTAAACGGTTGTAAAGCAGCAAGTTTAAACTTATGCGCCATAATCTAAAATAACAAGACTTCCATCGGCGCGAAGCCCCCAATTATCTTCATGAAAATCATCTGCATTCATTTTGCAGTTATTTAACTCATCAGATAAATTTTTACCCCAAGAATTTAACTCTATTTCAAGGCCACCAGACAAAGCATCGCCGATTGCGTATATTGCTCTGTTGGTGGTCATTAGAGAAATAAATTCAAAAAACTTTTCATCAGAACCCTCTAGATTTTGAATTAATAGTTTTAAAATTTGTTTATTTGATAATCCAGTTTGCACTTTTTCACAAATTATCCAAAAATAATTTTCTTTATCGAAATCATAAATTTTTGTAAAATATTCATCAGAAAAACAATTTGACTTAAGTGTAATTTCGGCTTTGTTTTGATTCACTCCTCCAAATATACCTTCGCCATCTTTTGCAACTTTAACAATAAATTCAGTTCCTGGGATGTCATATATTATTCTTCCATTTCCTTCTGCTATTTCCACAAATCCATGAGCTTTAGCCAAAAGCTTGAATTTAATTCTTTCTGGAAGATCCATGTGCTGATTCATTTCTTGCCTTATCAAATCTCCATACCTCTTTGCTTCAGGATTTGAAGTTAATGCCATTTCAAATATAATTGGATAAAGTTTCATACCAATTAATTATAAAAGAAATTTATGGCCAGAATTTTAATTTCAAATCAGCAATCGAAACATCTAATATGAGCCTTTTACTTATTTCACCATAATATTATTAACATATAACCATTGTTTTTCTAACGGAACACTGGTCGAATACTGTATGTTATACATATTAACAAGAGAAAAATTATTTACAGTATTTGAAATAACTTGGTTACAATATGATGAATATCCATTATAAAATAATGTTCCAACCATAGTACCAACAGTAATATTTGATGCGGCAACTTCAACCCCTCCAGTGACATAAAGAATTTGCGAATTATTACAATATAAACTGTAGTTTCCATACGGCGTTGAAACAACAATCGTTCTTACGTTTTCTTTTCCAATATAATTTAAGGCTACTGGATTATTAGAATCTACTGGATTAGTAAATTGAGTTGGTTTTTCTTGCGGTAGCGGCCTTTGCGTCGGTGGCATTATAGCAGGTGAAGAATTTGCTCCCCAATACCTTGTATCGCTTTCAATAGTTGAATTATGCGAATTTATATTATATAATGGTACCGTTTGTACTGTATCAATAGGATTACTATTATACGTTGCAAACATAAGAACAGGTTGATTTGATGTTAATGCCATTTATTTTCCTTGTATCTAAATATAGATACGCTGACCATATAATCATTTTTTTAAATTAAAATATCCAAATACTGGTCATAAATTTTCGTACGTGAACAGATATGTGGTTTAATAAATTTTTTATCTTTTAAAATATATTTTCCTCTATATTGAACAGTAGTACTGTTGCACATGTCGTTAAATCTACTTCTTGTATTTACACTTTCTCCAACAGATTTAGCCCAACCGTTGAAGTTTGTAAATGTGTATTCTTCACCAGATTCGATATTATAAACTGTAAAAACAGTCTTAGGTTTCTTATTTTCGTTTTTTGCCATGGCTCCATGGTACGGTCCCATTACCCAACAAACAACAAGCAGAAGAATTTTTGCTTTTGTCAATATAAAAAAGTTTTTAAACGCAATAATAAAAACCTGCCCAAAACACAAAAAGAAAAAGTCTCACTAGATTTCTCTAGGAGACTTTTATTTACAAGACAGGTTTTAGATGGAACCTTTTAAACCACTTATATGACGTTCATGTCGAGAACTGTTATTACGCTGTAGAAGGATGGATTTACCATTTTCATCCCGTTACGGGTCATTAGACCTCTACGTGGTGTAAAGTGTTCGGTATCATAAACTGTTGGTGTGAGAACCAATGGAATATAAGGAGCGAACACGAAACCTGATTCAAGGAATCCTGATCCTTTGAGACCGATGAGGATTTTGTTACGTGGGAAGTATGGATCGCGGTAAACAGTGAAACGACCAGCGATTGTTCCAACTGATTCTGCACCGACACTCATTTGATCTGAAACTTGGCCATTTCCGTCAACTTTGTAGTTGGCTTTGTAACCTTGTGTCGCTTCAAGAATTGTGCTTACATCTGGGCCACAAACAATGAAGTTACCTGAGCCGCGAAGTGTTTTGCGGTGAATTTCATTTGAGCAGTCGATGATTGTTTCGATGAGTGTTTCGTACCATTCTCTAACAGTTCCAGTGAATGCTGGACCCGCTGCGAGAGAGGCAGAACGTAATACTTCAGAACCTGTTTGTTTGTTAACGAATTTACCTGGAGCTCTTGACCAGTAGTATCTCGCGGCTTTCGCTTCGAGAAGTAATTGGTTAAGAATTTCGCGGTCGATTTCGAGAGTAACCATTTCTGAAATGATGTTGGTTAATTCAGCTTCAACATCCATTGAATAAAACGCGGACAAATCCTGTGCCATCTCAGGACTCCAGCGAGCGCGAAGTTTTCTTGCTTGCGCTGTAACAGCTGTTGATTCAATTTTGATTTCAACTTCTGGAATCGCTGGTGTTGGTGGTGTTGCGAAATCAGATTCAAATGGAGAAAGTGTAAGTGCACTTCCATCTGTGTTAACAGTAAGAGAGTCACCAATTGCAGCAGACATTGTTACTGGACCTGCTGGTACTGCACCTGTATTACTTACAGCAACAACGAAAAGTACGTGTGTACCATTCAAGTGATCTGGTGTAAATGTTGAGGTAAGGTAGTTCCAGTTACCGCGTTGGTTAAGTTTACGGAGGTTTTTAACTGATTGGCCACCTTGGTAGGTAGAATCCCAGTTGGCAACGCCGTTAGCTGTTGTGAAACCAACGATAGCAAGTTGATCTACCGCACGAAGGTCAGCTCCTGGAATCTTTGTGAGAACTTCAGAAGATGAAACGAAGGCAAAGCAGTAGTCAAGGGCCGCGTTTTCAACATCTGTTGAGATTTTAGAATCATAGTCGATCCAACGAGCATTTAATCCAGTAACTTCCGCCGCTGTTGCAACTGTATCTGCTGCTGTCCAAGAAGTACCTGATGCACCGAATGCACCGATGTCTGGAACAACTACAGTTGTTGCTGACTTGTGAACTTTTGAGAAACCAGTGTTTACGTTATCATACATACCACCCGCCGCGTTTGTTCCGCTACGAATATCGGCACCTGATGGTGAACCGAAAAGTGATTGTCCTTTTTTGTATGTAGAGGCTGTGGCCGCATCACTTAAGCTTAAACCAGCTGTTCCACCAACGTTAGAACCATATGAGTAATCCATGTAGAAGATAAGTCCTGATGGAAGGCTCATTGGTTGAACTGAAACTAATTCATTGGAAATTAATCCAGCGAAAAGTCTACGAACGATTGGGAACGCGATGGAAATAAAACCAGCAACCTGACCACTAGAAGCGAGTCCTGCTCCGCCTAATGAAAGCGCATTCGCTTCCATAAGAACTTGTGGGTTACGGATCATTTCAGCCGCTTGGTTTTCGAGCAAGCGCGCCATTTTTTGTTTCGCACCTTTGCTATTAAAACCGTCGAGTAAACCGTAATTGGCCCACTTATCGACTAAACGATCGTCCATTCCACGATTTGGATTAAGTTCTAAACCTTCTGATAATTGTTGTAATGTAAAAGACATAATTTATATTTTTCTCCGAGTATCTATATTACTATTTAGTGTCCAATTAGCCATTTTTCTTGTTAGCTACTAATTCTCTAAATCTGTCTGCTGAACCGATCACAATTTTATCAGCCGCTGTTCCAGGTTTAACTGGTTTGCGAGAGACTGATTCATTAAGAGAATCAGTTTTTTTCTCTGTTTTTTTAGCAGCTTCTGCTTTCGCTTCGCTTAATTGTTTTTTAATTCTACCATAAATACGTTTTGCATCTTCAGGATTTTTTGCTCTATCAATATATTCAACAACTAATTCTTTTTGTTTCTTTGATAGTCCGTCATAGTTTGCGAAAACTCTATTTATGTATAAAGAACGTGCCGCAACAGTTTCTAACTCTTTGGCATATTCTTTGAGAGATTTGACTTGTTTTGATTCTTGAAGACTTGATGGGGTTTCTTCTGGTGTTTTGGTTTCATCCATATCCCAATCTTCATCCATCGATTCATCTTCGTCCATAACAATTTCAAACATATCTTCTTCATTGAGATCTTCATCACCTGAAGAAAGAGTCATGTCATCTTCGTCTCCGTCAGAATCTACAAGATCAACTTTTGATCCCATATCTGAATCGGCTCCGTCAACTTTTCCATCTGTTGTAATTGTTATTGTAGTTTGTCCGCTAGAACCTTCCATACCACCGCATTCGTCCATTTCTTTTTGGGCAGCGGCAAGTTGTTCCTTAAGTTTTTTAACTTTTTTGAAAGCTTCAACTTTTTTAGCTTTTTTCGCGGCTTTGTCATCTTTTTTGGAAACTTTTTTACTTTCCATCACTGAACTTTCGCCAGCGCCAAGCATTTCATCCATTTCTTTTTCAAGAGCAGCAATTTCTTCATCGAGACTTGAATCAGAATCTGAAGATTCTACTTCTTCTGTAGCGTCTTCTTTCAAAAGTGATTCGTCTTCTTTCGCCTTGTGTTTAAAAGGAGCTTGTTTACCTCTTTCGGGGTCTTCTAATTTTGGTTTCGAAGCAGCAGCCGCACCTTTTCCTGCTTTATCAGCAGCTTTATCTAATGCGTCGAGCGGTTCAGAAACTTTTTCTACCGTGCCATCATCTCCGAATCCTGTTTCTAAAGATTCGAGAAGGCCATTTAAAAATGATCTTGTTTTTGGATGAACTTTCATTATGTGATTTCCTTCAGTAATTTTTTGAGTTCTGTGATAACTATTGTACAATTTTTCAGAATTCTGAATTAACTTATAAAGATTTTCCATTTTTAATGATAAAACATCAAAAGATGTCTCTCTAATCTCTTTTAAATCTTTCATGTTTTCTAATTCAGAATAAGTTTCAAGCAACTTATAAGAAAAGTCAGAAACTTCTTTTAATCCAATTTTTTTAGAAATAAACATATTGGCATATTCATTTTCCAATACACCAATTTTGTCTCTGGCTTCTTGAAGTTTTTCTGGATTAAATTTTTCAGCAGGTTGAGTTTCAGGAACAGTTTCTGTTGGTGCTGGTTGTTCAACAGGAGTAACTCCTACTTTTTCCTCTGGTTGCGCAGGAGGGATTTCCGCAGATCCAACTTCAGGTGTTTCTAATGGTGGCGTACTTTCTGGTGCTTGAACTGGTGTTTGTGTTGGTTGTGGTAATCCACTTGGACTTGAAAAAAGTGATTCAAACGAAACAATTACTTTTCCGTCAGCGTCTGGTATTGGCATCGTTGCATTTCCGCCAACTGGTGTTATTGGAGCACTGAAACTAGTATCAACTGGTTCTGCTGATTTTTCAGCAGGTATTTCAGATTTCTCTGCTGAATCTGTTGGTGGTTGCTCTTGCGAAGCCCCCAAATCTAGTGACTCAGGTTCATCTTGTTCAAATAGAAAACCTTCAATTTCTTGCTCAACCATTTTTTCAATATATGGTTTGTATTTTTTTAATACATCTGTTTCGACTTCTTGTCTTAAAACCTCTTTTAGTTTTTTACTGTCCGCAATAGCTTGTTCGTAAAGTTTTGACATTTAAATTCCCTTCTAACTACTTTATAATTTTTAATTATTCTTTGAAATTAAAAAGCTCATACAGATATAACCATATGAGCTCTTAATTTTGAGAGTTTAAAATAAGAAAATTATTCGTCTCTATTAATGAATGTGTTTCCAGAACCATTTCCTGGCCCATTTGTTTCACCTGGAGGTGGCGCAACATATTTTGCGACGTGTGGAGATACTAATCCATTTCCAATGAAAGCACCGCGACTTCTAGATTTTATTCTAATTGTTGCTTCTCTTCCTGCCTCTGGAGTTGTTCTAGGATCAAATGGAACAACTGGGTTTGCTATGTTTGGGGCAAATGGTGTTGCTGGCTTGCCAGCTCCACCAACTTCAACTTCGTCAAAGTTAGGTGTTCCACTGTATTTTCTATCAACTAATCCAAACATATATCCACCATCGTTGATAAAGTCTCCTTCTAATTCAGGTGGAGCATAAAAAGAATTTTTAATTGCTTCATCTGTTAATTCTCCATTATATAGTGGAGAAGCTGCAAAAACAATTTTTGCAGCTGTTGTATCGGCTGCACCAGCTCCAAAGGTTGTTGCTGGTACTTCTCCCAAATATCCTGGTTTAATTCTTGGCATTTTTTATTTCCTAATATTAACTATTATCTAATGTGTTTTTTAATGGATGTTTAAATGCTATTTTTGCAAGAGGGTGCATTTGCTGTTGTGGAGCTTGAGTTTGTTGAGGAATTCCAGTTCCATATGGAATATATCCTTGTGGTGGAGCTTGAACTGGGTAACTCATTTCGTTTCCTGTGTATCCAATTTGTTGATTTCCATTGTTTGCTACTGCGGTAAAAGCAGGATGCCCTGTTCCTTGGCCAAAAAATGGTTGTCTTTGGTTCATTTCCATGCTCATCTGTTGAGGATTTGTTACTTTGGCGGTATCAGCAAAAATAGCCTCTAAAACATTTTTCTTTGCTGGGTCGTTCCCCGCTACAGCACTCGCTAAAGTAGAAATATGGTTTGTTACATTTGGGTCTAATCCATATTTTCCTTGTGCTTGATTTTGCACAGTTCCAGGAATTGCACCAGCATTAAACACACTAGCAAGTTCACCATTCGCAACCATCTCCTTAATCAACTCTTTTATCATGTTTTTCAATTCAGCACGGCGCAGTATCACTTTATTTTCTTTTATATCCATCTTATTCTTCCTTTTTGTTAATCTTTTTTGCCATCTCTAAAAGAGTATTGTAATGAGAATTTTTAATTTTTTTATTTTCGTTCATTGAAATTTGAAAATCTTTTGATTTTAAATTTTTAGATTTTTGCGTTGGTGTATTAATCTTATCTTCCATAAAAGCTTTTGGTGTAGAAGGTTCTGTAACAATATCCCAACAAATGATATGTAAATCATTCCCTACAACATCAGCGACGATTCCTTCTGGAAGTGTTTGTCGATTTACTGATCCCATCGCTCTAGAAGAAATCCCAATTTTTCCTCCTGTTTTTAGCGCACCTCGTATTTTTTTATCTTCTTCTGTTCCAGGGAAAATAACAATTTCACCATAAACAATATCTTCTTCGAGCCAAATTTTTCTAAACCTAAATGCAGCGTGCTTGAATTCGACAACTTCACTATCTTTATGATCTAATTCACCGTAAGCCATTCCAGTTTCAACTTTAGTTTTTATATAGTGTTCAAGTTGAGGAACCAAAACATTTCTTGGATATACCCTTCCATTTTGATTTAAAGTATTACAACGTTGAATAATTCCAGATAAAACTAAAGCTTCGTTATATGAATCTAAATTGGATGCATCCAAACTTTCGTTTAGGGAAGTTTTTGCATTTTTTAAATCAAAAACAAAATTTTCTTTTAAAAGAATTTTCTTGATTTTTTTTTGAGTATTTTCTTTTTTCATTCTTTAACCTCGCCGCGATCTGCTCTTAAAATATCCAATACTCCTATGAAAAATGTGCAATGACTATCACAAGGAACAGGATCTAATGACTTTATTTCTTCTAAAAGTTCTTTATAATTTTTCTTATTTCCTATTTCTAAAATAACTTTTTCTTTAACGTTTATCAAAAGCTTAGAAAGATTTTCTTTGTCATCTATGATAAAGGCATTTAAAATATTTTTCTGATCTTCATTTAGAAATTTAGAATATTTTTCTTCAAACTTTTGGTGCATAATTTTAGCTATAAGCTTACTATCTTTTTTAATATCTTCCTGTAAGTTAATAGGTTTTAAAACTACATTATTTTTAGATGGTGATGTTAAAAACGAAATTAAGTTATCTTCAAGAAAAAGTGTATTAAACTTTGTTTCACTTAAAGTACCATGCCAACTGTTTAACAGTGTTTGTATCGTTGCAATTTCTTTATAGTTCTCAATATACTGATTAAAAAATAACCCGTCTTTATTTATTTGTTTGTTTATTTCATGTATAAGATTGGTTTTTTCATTTTCAAGTTTTGAGCTATTAAGTTTTTGAGTTTCTTTTTTTATCTCATCAACAAAACGTAAAGCTATTTCTTTCGAAACAAAAGAAGAGTTTAGTATTTTTTTAAATAAAAAAAGTTCTTTTTTTATTTCACTTTGTTGATTAAAATTTTCTTTAATTATTTTTTTTATTAAAGAAATTTCATTAACATTATTGTTGATTGTTGCCTTTGTTAGTTTTTGAACTAAAAAGTCATAGACTAGTCCAACATTTCTTTTTTTGTTGTGTGGTACTTTAGTGTCTAAATTCATTTTTAACCTTATATCGATATTTAACTATTAGATTGGTAATCGTTTTTAAAAGTAATATACTTATCCTTCTTCATTTGTTGTAATATTTTTACTTATTAGTCCATAAAATGGTTTAAAGTCACTTTTTTCTTTTTCAATCTCAATCTCAATTTCCGATTCCTCAACTTCTTGTTTTTGTTTTGATTCTAAAAGAAATTTTTTGTAGTTTTTTAATGAAGAAACAACTTCTTTGTAAATGCCACTATTTGGAATTTTATTTTGAGCACTGTCTTTAAAACTTTCTTTAATAAGAGAAGTATAATGTTCATCTACTTCCTTCAATGTTTCAAAATTTGTTTTCTGTGATGTTATCATATTCATTCCAAAATAAGGATTTATAATTTGTTTATTAAAATTTGATGTTTTAATAAGTGATGGAAATAATTTCGACGGAACTGAGTAGTTTGGATTTACAGGCATTTTCTCATTTGGTAAATTTACTTTTACAACCTCAGATTCTTCTACATCAATTTGAGGAACACGATTTAAATCTGTTGCTAAAGTTTCCTGATTTTGTATTTCTGCTGGTGGAGTTTGCATTAAACGACCATTTCCTCCTGGGACATCATAATTCGATGGATCAAATTGATCAGGTTCTTGTCCAGGTTGTGTTTGAATTGGTTGTAGTGCTTCGAAAGTTTTATTTCTAATAGTATCTTGTTCTCTACCTAAACGTATCCTTATAATATCTGCATCATTAAATCCAAAAATTTCTTTTTGAATGACCTCTTCATCTACATGTGGTAAATCTTTTGCTTTTCCTGCAATGTCAAGTTTCTTTTCCCAAAGTTCAAGTTTCTGTAGAACTGCTGCCGTGCTAGGATTTGTTAGTTTTAAGTTGAAATTGACTAGATCTTCGCCGTCGAAACCCTTGGCGTAAAGGTGTATAGTTGCCATTCGTTTCAATTCCGCGATTATTATTCGTTGAATTACAGAGACAGTTTTTGAAAACCTTATATCTTGTGCAGATAAGTTATTTTTACCTACAGCTTCATCGTATCCTAAAAAGGCGCGTGGCATTTTCAGTGCTGCCGTTAGTTGTTTGTGAACGAAAGCAATATCATCGACTGCCGTTTGATGTGTAGCCCCTTCCAAAGTTTCAACTTTTGTTAAAGAGTCTCTTCTAATCGGAATAAAATAATTTTCTAACATGGAAGAAGGATTCCATCTATAATCTTGTCTTCCGTCATTATTAGAAACAATACTTTTTGCGTTAAAAGATTCTTCCACTTTTTTCATAAATGGATCTACAGCATTTGGATTTATCCCAGTAATGTCAATAAAAAATAATCTCCTAGCTGGGGATCTTACAATTCTATATGTTAACATCGCATCAATTAACATCATAAGAACTCGATACGGTCTTCTTGCGCCATCCAACCAACTTGTTCCATGTGGTCTATACGCATCATTTGCAAGTAATCGAAAATTTGCAACTTGAAAATTTTCTAAGTATGATGAATTCTGAGAAGAAGGATTTTGAATATTTGGGGTAGTAATTTTATACCTAACTGCATGTGGATCATTTTTATCAAATTTCTCTTGACGCTCACAATCTGGTGCTGGAATTTGCTCTATGTTTATAATTCCTTCTCTTTCTCTAACATCCAAAAACAAGAAGAAATCTCCGAATTTTAACATACTTCTGACCCAATATCTTAAGTCAGAATTTAATTTACAAACATCGAAAAATAATTCTTCTAAACTTTTTCTAATTTCAATTGAATCTGTTTCTATGTGTAACATTTGATCATTTTGATCAACGGCACAAATTTCATCGGCCAAACCATCAAGAGCTGTACCACACTCAGATGATTGAGCATCCATGTCAATATATTCTCTATAACGATAAATTCTATCATAAACCCCAAAGTAACCCATACCAACAAATCCAGAATAACTGTGGCGATATGCATTATAACTTGGATAACCTATATTTCCGTGCAAAGCAAGTTCTTGTGGTGTTGCTAAATTTGTATAATCCAATCCTTTTATCTTTCGATTAATATTAACACCAGAACGAAAAAGATTTGTTACTCTTTTGTAAAAATCTAAAGTTCTTTTTATTGCATCGTCGTTATTTTCTTTTGAATCTGACATTTTATCTTAATAAATATTTAATATTAAACAAAAAATGTTAAATTGTACCAGTTTGTTAACCTTGGAGCCGAAATATTGTGATGATGAAATTCAAATAGAAATTAAAAAGGCTATACAGGTTTGTAATCTTTTTGTAGAGGAAAAAAATCAAAACTGGCTTCATTTTCGTTGGGTAATTTGGGAAGAAATTTGTAGACTTATGCCAATAAAAACAAAACAGCCCATTTGGCCATTTGGTAAATTAGTTTACTACAATAAACGTTTTATTTTTGGTGACTTAGATATTTGGTTAGCCCATTATTGGAATAAATTAAATGGCGGTATTCTATGGATAGAAAACTCATATTTAAAAGAATACAAATATAAGCCAAAAAAAATACCAAAGATGTCGAAAATAAAAAAAACAAAACAGAAAAAGACATTTTCTACATTTAATAATTTTTTACATTCAAAAGACTATACTGCAGCCAAATATTTATATTTGTTAAAAGAAGAAAAAAAATATGCAAAAGAAAAATCTAAGAAATCCAAAAAAAGAAAATCTAAAAATGATAAAATTATATAATTTTATTTTTGAAGAATATGGCGACGATATTGGAGGAGGAGGCTATTCAGATTTTTCAGCATATGGTTCAATTGGAGGTGGAGGTGTTGATATTTTTAAAAAAACATTTGTCGACCCATTTTTTGACATTTTCAAAACAGGTCAATATGCAGTAGAAAAGGCAACATCTTCAATTTTTTATTTTGCAAAAAAATTACTAGTTAATTTTCCAAGATTATTTTCACCTTCTAAGCCTCTTATATTTGATGAAATTAGAGACCAAGAAAAAGCTGCCTTTGCTAGAATGGACAAACGATATTCAGAAATTTTACAAAGAAATGCTGAAGCTCTTGAAAATAAAGATTTTAAATTAATTTTATTCTTATTGAATCCTAAAGCTGCTCTTGGTATGAAACTATTACAAAAATCGCCAAAAGCAGCATTCAATATATTGAATACTTTTTCTGGTAACAAGTTACAGGACTTGATTTCGGACATTAAATCGGCATATTACGCTCTTCCAGCAGTACAAAGAAGAAATCTGCGTGTTCAAAAATATATTGAAAAATACAAAGAAGATGACGAAAAAAACAAAAAACATTTGCCAAAATCAACTGTTCCTGATGGTGCTGGTTATATGAGTTACGGAGCAGATTATCGCTATTCAACAAATAACGGAAACGAGGATTTTGTTCAAGAAAATGCGGAAAATTATGAACCAACAGAAAAAGATTTTCTTGAAGCAGGTTTGTTGTATTTAGAAAAAAATCCACAGAAAAAAGCGGAATTGTTTGGAGATGTCATAAACCAAATACAACCTATTGGAAATCAATTATTTGAATCGCTAATAGCTAAATTTCAACAAGTGAAAAACGCATCCTCATTAGAAGATTATTCTAAAATAACTGGTGCTAATTTATCTGTTGCAAAACAAGAAATGGATAAAATTATAAACGAAGAGTTACAAAAACAAAAAGACGTTGACAAACAAAAGGTTGCAGATGCATATAAAAAAATGAAATCAATAATTGAACCACAACTTCTTGATTCATTAAAATCTGATTATTTTTCTAATTTAAGTCAAACTATTAAACCAATAGTAAGTTCGCTTACCCCAGAACAACAACAAAAAATAAAAGAATTGTTTACAAAATAATTTTTCTTTCATATTATTTGTTCTATAATATGAAAGAAAACACACAAGGGGTTGATTCACAACCGTCATCTGTAACAGAACTCGAACCATTAGTAAAAGAATTTATTTCAGAACTAAAGCGTATTGATTCTGAAATTGAAATTTTAACAATTGATCGAAAAGAACTTTTTGAGAAATATTCTGAAAAAATTGATGTGAAAACGTTAAAGCAAGCAATGCGTGTACAAGCTATTAGAGATAAAGTATCACGAAAAGATACGTTTGATACCTTTGTATCCATATTAGAAGGAGATATATAATGCCAAGAAAATTTGATCCAAAAGCTAAAAGAAAAACAATTCCAGAAATACTTTATCAAAGTGATAGTAAAGAAAAAGTTATAAATCCAATTCCTTATATTGAAACAGATAAAACAGATCCTATGCCAGTAATGTTATTTGTAGAGGAAGTTTACAACACTGGAGAGGTTGAAGTTGGTGACGACGGCAACCCTTCTCCAATTTATGAATTTGAAATGCATCAGTTCCTCAACATGAAAGTTCTTAAAGATGTTTTAAATACAAAACAATACGATAAAGTTCGCGTTGCTCTTGGTATGGAAACAATGCAAAAAGCAAAAGAAAAAGGAGAAAAAATAATAAGTGCTGTTGAATCAGCCATCGCGAAAAAAGAAGGTGGAATAAATTAATGAAACTTCATGTAAATACTGTTGAAACATTGTTGAACATTATCAAAAACCTTGGAGGAAATCAGAATAATGTTAAACTTCACGAAAGGTTATCTGGATTTGCGTTAAGTGTTTACATTAAAAAAGATGGGACACCTATATTAGTAGAAACTGAAAGATTAATTCAAGAGTTTAGAAACATTGGTCAAATGGAACCAGTTGTAAGTTACATGTTTATGCACGAAAGCGCAGTAAACCAAATCATAAAATTCGAAGAATTATATGGAGGTTATGCCAATGAAACAAAAATGAATAATTTATTGTCAAATTTGGATTTCACTCCATACGACAGAAAATATTCAAATGATACAGTATTAGTGTTAACAGAACATTATATCAACGCAATTGAAGGAACAAATAAATGAAAAATTTGGAAATTGGTCAAATTTGTTATGTGATAGATGAAGAAAAAGGACCACGGCCAGTGATTGTTGAGGAATTAATTGAACGTAAATCTAAACATGGAACAGAACTTTTTTATGTTTTTTTGGCTGGCCCGCCTGGAAATCGTCGCCAAATAACCGAACAAGAACTCGGAAATGTTCCATTTTACGCGACAATTGAAGAAGTGAAAGAGCATTTGCAAAAATTCGCTATGTCTTGGATAAAAACACAGTGCGAAACCGCAGAAAAGTTAATGCATGACTGGTATCCTGATATTATCAACCCAACAAAACAACAGAAACAATCTACTGGCAATATTTTTGATGAACTTTCCGAAGTCGCTTCTACAAGTGAAAAAAATAATGTTTCTGAACAAAACGACGCCCCAGAAATAAAAATAGTGAAACCAAAAGGAAGACCTTCTATAAGGAAAGAATAAAAAATGAAAATAACTGATACCTTATTAAACAAAGCTCACCAAGACGTTGTGTTTGGAGATAAAGGACAAAAAGAATTATTGAAAGGTGCCGAAATTTTATATCGTGCAGTTAAATCAACAATGGGTCCATCAGGGCGCAATGTTATTATCGACAATGGAATTTCTCCGCCTTTTATTACAAAGGACGGGGTTACTGTTGCGAAAAATATTAATTTAAAAAATCATTTACAAAATATTGGCGCAGGACTTGTAAAAGAGGTTGCATTAAAAACAAATGAATTAGGTGGAGATGGACCGCAACCACTATACTCAAAAATATTAACCCCAACAGGTTGGAAAACTATGGGTGATATAAAAATTGGAGATACAATTTGCGGAACTAATAACACTTTTCAAAAAGTTCTTGGTGTATATCCAAAAGGAAAAAAAGAAATCTATAAAATAGAATTTTCTGGTGGTCAATTTGTAGAGTGCTGCGAAGATCATTTATGGAGTATAGTAACAAATACTGGTAAAAAAAAGACAATTACAACAAAAGAATTATTTCAGTCTGGTGTTGTTTTTTATAAAAAAATACTAGATGCCATAAATTCTATGTTCCAAATACAAGTGTTGAATTCGCAGAAAAAACAAAACTAAAAATTGACCCATATACTTTAGGTGTGTTGCTTGGTGATGGCAGTTTATCTATGGGGAAAACTTCTGTCGAAATTTCAGTAGGTTTAAACGAAGAATATATTCTAAACAATCTTATTTTACCAAAAAACAATAAAATCAACAAATCTTTTTATATGAAAAAACATTATATAAAAGGAAAAATAGGTAAAATTAACAAGTATCATAATGGAAAAGATATAAAAGATTTTTTACGTGAATTAAATTTATTGGGAACATATAGTCATACAAAATTTATTCCTGATTCATATTTATTTTCTTCAAAAAAATCTCGTGAAGCTTTATTAAACGGCTTAATCGATACGGATGGTTATATAAATAACAAAAACCTTTTTGAAATTTCCACAGTAAGTGAACAGTTGAAGAATGATATTGTTTTTTTATGTCGTAGTTTAGGAAAACAGGTTTGTGTTACAGAATATGCAAGAAAACCAGGCAGCGCATTTGGAACAAGAAAAATTTATCGAATTACTGAGCTTAAAGGTCGAAAATATGGAATTCAAATAAAGTCCATAAAACCAACAGGATCATTTACTGAAATGCAGTGTATTAAAGTAAGTAATTCTGATTCGTTGTACATTACAGACAATTTCATTCCAACACACAATACAACAACCGCGACTGTTTTGGCCTATCATTTATTTAATAGTGGATATAAATTTTCTGCTGCGGGACGCAATGCTATCCTTTTAAAAAAGGGTATTGATTGGGCAACTGATGTTGTTATCAAACGGCTAAAAGAAATTTCAACAGAAGTTAGAAACGATGAAGATATCATCTCTGTTGGAACAATTTCAGCAAATGGTGACAGAGAAATTGGAAAACTTCTTTGCGAGGCTATTAAAAAAGTTGGAGAAGATGGAATTATTACTGTTGAAAAAGCTAAAAGTGTCAAAACTACGTTAAGCGTAATTGATGGTTTAAATTTAGATGTTGGTTACATTTCTCCATTTTTCGTAACAAATCAAGAAAAATTAACTTCAGATTTAGAAAATCCACTCGTATTGGTAACAAATAAAAAGATTTCAACCAAAGAGCAACTTATTCCTGTAATGAAAATTGCCAATGAAAAATCTAGATCACTTTTAATTATTGCAGATGAAATAGACCAAGAACCACTTCACATGTTATTAACCAATAAAATGCATGGAGCGGTAATTTCTTGTGCTGTCAAAGCTCCATCTTATGGCGATAACAGAATTGATATATTACATGATATTTGTCTTATAACAGGCGCAACCTGTTTTGATGCTGCGCAGTCAATTCAATTGGAAAAATTAAAAGAAGAACATCTTGGTTCATGCGAAAAAATAGTTGTTTCTAAAATGTCAACCACTTTTTTTGGACTTGGAGAGTCTGTTAAAAAAGAACAAATTGATGAAAGAGTAAAAGAACTCAAGCAAGTTTTATCGATGCCCGTAGAGGGCTTGGATGACTTAAAAAGAAATAATGTTAAAAAACGACTTGCTAAACTTGCTGGTGGCATTGCTATCATTCACGTTGGCGGCTCAACAGAAGTTGAAATAATAGAGAAAAAAGACAGAGTAGATGATGCCTTAAATGCAACACAAGCCGCAGTGCAAGAAGGAATATTACCAGGCGGTGGAACTGCTCTTTTTTATTGTTCGGAGTTTTTAAATGAAAAAATTTCAAAAAATGAAGAGGGGTTAAGTGAAGATGAAATTTTTGGTGCAAAAATTGTTTACGAAACTTGTAAAGCTCCCTTGAAAGTCATTGTTGATAACACAGGAAAAAATCCAGAAGTTGTTATGGATCATATTTTAAGAACAACCAATTCCTTAAACTATGGATATAATGCGTTTACTCATACATATGAAAACTTAATAGACAATGGAGTATCTGATCCTGTTAAAGTAACAAGATATGCCCTTGAATTTGCAAGCTCTGTTGTAGGCTTGATGCTTACTTGTAACTGTGTTATTATGACGCCAGAAGAAGAAAGAAACGAAATAGAGGAATAAAAAAATATGGAAAAAGTAGTACTTGGCAGACGCCAATTAGATAAAATTATTTTAGAAAAAATACCAGTATATAGCGCAAGAATGGATGGAGAAAATGTTTTTGTTGATCAAGGAGGACATGGATTTTTAACAGTTGCTGGAGGTATTGACTCTGGAGAAGTAGGCACAATCGCTGGTTCTCCAATTAAAGTTTATAAATCAACTTTAAAAATGATAGACAAAAGTGAAGTGATGGCTGGTAGTGAAACTACAAGCGCCTTTCCAGTATATTTGGAAAAATATAGACAAACCGTTTGGGTTCCTTCAGATTTTGTTCATATGATTTAATTTTGATATCTTTGTTTTAAAAGATATATATTGGTTTCATGTGATTCTAAAATTGTACCAAGAGTTTGTTCTAGTCCTGGTGTAAGTAATTTAACTGTTTTAAGTTGTTCAAATATTAGTGTACAAAGTGCCATAAAAAACAATTCAGCTTGATAACTTGATTTTACTGTATTATCGACATTTAACTCTGTTTTAAATTTGTCAATAAATTTTGACAAATGATTCGTCTGTGGAACAAGACAAACAAATTCGGTTGTTGCTAGTCCAACAATTTTTTCTGCCAACTTATCAATTTCAGCATCAACAGATTCATATAATCTCATAAACAAAAGGTGATCGCCATACGATTTATCACCACTGGAAATCCAATGATTTTGTTGATGTATTAAAGATACTGCACGAATTGAACTTAACAGAACTGGCAATTCTGCATACTGTGTGTTTCCATACTTTTTCACTTCTTCTGATAAGAAAACTCTTGCAGAATTTTTGTAATCTTCTTCTGGCGAACCAAAAACAAATTTAGATATTGAAATTGACATAACGATAATTATGTCTTTAACTATTTATTATCGCCATGAGTTATTCATATAATAAAGCAGGAGCGGGTCTAGTTTCAGAATTTCAAATTTCTGGTTTACCATTTGTTACATCAAGTACTGCTGCTGCCGTTTCTGTTTCTTTTCCTTATGTTACACAATGGATTATGGTTAGGTCGAGCGGTTCAGTTATTACAATGGCCTTTACACCATCTGGATTTTCTACTGGAAACAATTTCCTTATTCCAGCAAACACCACAATTGGTCCACTTCGGTTACGAATAACCGACCTACATTTTAGTGGATCTGGGATGCAAGTTATTGGTGGTTTAACTCAAATTGATATAAACAACTACTTTAAACTAGTTTCCACTGGAGCGCTTACAACACTAACTGGTGGATTGGCTGTTACTGATACCAATTATTTTGCTTATAGAGGAATTTAAAACATGAGTGTGTACAAAACAGGGCAATACAATGTGCCAAATTATCAAGTTTCTGGTCTTCCTTTTGTAACTTTTGCTGGCGGACCTATGGTTATTGAATTTCCTTATCTGACACAGTGGATCTTATTGAGAACAACAACCAGTTTAAGAGTTGGTTTCTCTCAAGGAGCACTAACGAATGTTAACGATATTAACGGTTTAAGTACATCGTTCGTTCAAATGATTCCATTAAACGTTAGAATAAAAAAACTTTATGTAACAGGCGGAAGTTGTTATGTGCTCGCAGGTTTAACAGGAATTGAAAATGGTTTTGAGCTAATTAACACTGCCTCATTAGCTGCGATTTCAGGTACCACCGATTTGGATTCTACAAATATTTTTGCTTATAGAGGTATTTAAAAACATGAGTATAAATCATCCTTTTAGTGGTTATGGATTTACACCAGAATATCAATTATCTGGGCTCCCTTATGTTACGGGTGTCTCTCCAACTGACACAAGATTTAAAATTGAATTTCCTTACGTTACCCAGTGGTTTTATTTAAGATTTACGCAAGTTGCCAGATCCGCTTCGATATCATTTGAATCAACAAATGCCTCAACTTTAAACAAAATTAGTTTTGAGGCTTCTTCGGGAAATATGTTTTTTGGTCCATTCTTTTTAAGAATAAAAGATCTTAATATAGAACAGACGCATGGAGTTCATGTTATAGCTGGTTTAACTTCAATTCCAAGAGCACGCGCGCCAAGTTTAGTATCTCCAATAAATTCATCTGTAACGGGTAGTTTATCTGCTGTTGATACAAACTACTTTATTTATAATGGAATTTAATCTTTCAACAAACAAGAAATCGGAATTCCAAACATTTTTATCCCAGTAATGTCTTTTTTGTTAGCCAAATCATTTTCCGCATTTTGTCTATTTACCAATTCATTTGAAAGTGAATTTTGGTGCGCATTTATTATGTTTTGATTAACTGATTTTGGTTGAATTGACTTTAAAAATATTTCCTCCCAAGAAATTCCATTTTGAGATTGTTTATTTGCACTGAGCCCTGTTGGTTCGTAAACTAGTAATGCAAAAGAAAGTGCCATAATGGAGTCATCAAATTTTCCTCTTATTGCTTGTGTCTTTTTGCCATTCCAAATAAAAGTATCTAATTCTTTTGCAAATCTAATAGAATTAATTCTTAATAACTTATTTCTTAGTACATTTTCAAGTTGGGATAAAAGTTTTTCTCTAATTTTTGGAGAAGTTGTATGACCAGGATAAATATTTTCTCTTTCCTCGTCGGTCATTAAATGAAGGTTTTCTGTAATCTTTTCTTCGTAGTAAAGATTTGGATACTTTAGATCTCTTAGTTTTATAGCCGCAGCAATTCCAATTGAGTTCATTTCATTGATAATTTTTGCAGTGTTATACTTGTATCCGTATTCAACTAAAAGTTCGGCAAATTTATCTGGTGGCATTTTACCATAGAACTCTCCAACTTGCTCATCTGTATCCATATCAATTATATGACAGCAAGAATGATCTTCTCCATCTCCACGAGCGATATCGCTTGTAATGATATATTTATGATCTTGCTCTGGTAATGTCCAAATCCAAAAATCATTGTTTTTAGCTTCTTCAGAAATCGGCATAGTGATACCAGATTTAATCCATTCAATAGTATCCGCATCAAAAAATGTATTTCCAGAACCTTCAAATCCACAACAGTATTCTTTGTCAATTTTTTTAGCATCCATTGACTTAGTTTCATTCTCAAACCATTTTTCATCTCTATCAGGATGGACTTGCCAAGGCAGTTTTATCGCATGAAAACCATTTATACCAACTTCCTCGCAATGAAGACCAACTCGATCCTTTCTAAGTTCTCCAGTGTCTGCATTTTTATAAATGTCATAAAACTCATTTTTACCGTTTGGAGAAGAGAAAAGGATTGCGTCGCCGCCAGTTGTAATGGTTGGTCTCGCAGCTTCCCATATGTCAGAAAATTTCTCGATGTGAGCGCATTCATCAATAATCAATAAGGAACACGCAATACCACGAACGCTTTCTGGTGTTGTTGGTATTGCTTCAATTTTTGAACCATTTGTGAACTCGATATATTTAACAGATTCCTTTTCTGTTTCTGTTAATCCTAATAGCCTTTTAATCCAATCTGGAACATCTTTAAACGCAATTCGAATTTTCTGAATCATATTCTTGGCAGTTTCTAGACGCGTTGCCATTAACCTTATATCTTTGTCCATATGAAACATGGCATACCATAAACAATATGCCGAAGTAATTGTACTTAGCCCAAGTTGTCTAGATTTAACAACAATATTGTATTTAAATTCCAAAAAGTCATTAATACAATCTTCTTGAAATGGATAAAGTTTAAGAGGAATTCTCCCTTTGACTGGGTGCTGTATGTATATATAATTTTTAATAAAGTGAATTGGATCTTCTTTACATCTCTGTAATTCTTGGAGCTTTAGATTCACCTGAGCTTTTTGCGTATCATTTGCCATGGTATATTTAATAACTCTTTATTTTTTAAAATATTCAGCTATAAAAAGATCGGGAAAATCTTTTGGTGATGATATTGCAATAATTTTTCCATATGGGTGAACACTTGGTTTCGCAACCTCAAGGAGATCTTGAAAATTAGGTGCAAACATTATTTCGTCAAATAAAACATAAGAAACAGACTCACCTTTAAAAGAAGATATTGTAGGCGGAAGAATTTTAATTGAAGCACCGTTACTGAACTGAATCTTGGTATTTGTTTCATTTTCTAGTTTCAGATATTTCGTAAACCAAGCTGGCAATAAAGTAAGTTGATACTTAATTTTTTGTAGAAGATATTTACCTGATGCAAACGAACTAGCACAAATTATTGAAGACGCGCCGAAAAGTACAGCATTCTGTATTGCAAAAGCAATTAAAAAAGAAGTTTTACCAATTTGTCTTTTAGCAAAAAGAAAATCTCCTGAAGGAGAATTGTTTATTCTTTCATTGAAAAATTTTTGATAATCATTAAAAATAAATGGTATATTACCTTTAACGGGGTTTTGTAAAAATAAACATTCCTTTGAAAAGAGTGAAAGGTCATTTTTATAGTCTTCTATTTTCGTTTTTTCGTTAATAAGATTGATTATAGACATAGTATTCCTTAACTATATCATAATATTAGTTATTTTACTTGGATTAATGCAAAAACTTTAAAAACTGAGGTTTTTTGAACACTATAGATCTGATAGGATAATGGATCAGAAGTTTCTTGGATCGAATTATCTAACAATTCGAGCTTTATTTTCTTTTTAGCTGGTTCAGTGTTTTCATTTTTTGAAAGAACTTCGTTACTTTTGGCAATCTCGCTTAATTTTTCATAATCTTCTTCAATTTTTTTCATCCTTTTTTGAATATCGCTCAAAGCATCTTGTCGCCATTTTCTTTGAAGTTCTAATTTTACGGATTGATGTCCAGCAGAAACAAACGATTGATGGACAACTTTTATTAAAGTTTCATCGGCAGCTTCAAATTTTATCCAATGAGTGTTTCTTTCATCTTGTCCAGAATTCTGAGCCAGGGCGTTTGCTAATCTTTGATAAGTTAAATAATTTTTTACCTGTGACATTATGAAAATAATTATTCAAAGTCCACAGATATTTTGTTATTCTTTTTTCGTTTGTTTATGTATTTTTTAAAAAATTCAGAATTCACATCAACTGATATCTGAGCTTTAATAAAGGTTGTTTCACATAAAAAACAACATTTTGATTCCTTGTAAGATAAAATATCATCAAATGTTCTCATGGCAAACTCACAAATTGGACAAAAAACTGGTATCACCACATGATTTTTCGGAGCAAACACGTAAAAATTTTCTTTGATACTTTCCATAAATTTAATGATAGTCAATTTTAGACTGTTTTGTTTCTGCGTTTTGTGAAATCTCTATTATTTGATCCATATACTCTTTGAGTGATTGAATATGCGTTATGACATATATGGTTTTAAACTTTTCTTTTAGCTTATATAAAAGTTTAACAACATTTCCTAGATTATTTTGATCTAAAGCGTCAAAACCTTCATCAATTATCAAAGAATCTAATTTGGGGAGCGGCGTAAGTTGCATGAGTGCAGCTCTAATAACCAAAGAAGAAATCATTTTTTCCATACCAGATGCCAATTCTATAATCCTTGTTGATTTTTCATCTTCGATAAAAATGTCTAATGTATTTACTCCGACCTCGGTTTGAAATTTTAGTTTAAAATCGACCACATCAGCAAGGTAATCGTTAATCAATTTATTTATTATTGGCAATTGCGAATTTAACAACATTGCAGGAATACCATTTTTTGAAAATGCATCCAGGATTGATTCGAGAAGCTTAACTTTTTTAACTAATTCCTCTTTAGTTTTTATAGAAGACTCAATATTTTCGATGGAATTTTCATTTTTTCCTATCTCCAGTATTAAAGTATTTAGTTTTTGATACAAGTGTTTCTTGGCATTTATTTTTTCGGTTTTTAGCTCATTTATTCCTGATAAAACAAAAAGTTTTTCGCATTTAGTTTTATACTCTTCTTTTTTCTCTTTTAATTCGGTAACATCATTTTCTAATATTGGAATCAGTTTTTCCTTCTTTAACGAAAGTTGCATTTTCAACTCAGAGCTTTTTTGTTTTAAACTTTTTATTTCATTTTCCAAATTATTTAAATTTTTCTTTTCTTCATTTAAGAGTAAATTAATACTATTAAATAATTCAACTTTTGCCTGTGCTTCTTCTTCATTAAAACCTAAGCTAAGAATTTCAAATTCAATATCCTTTAAATCAATTTTTGCTTGGTGCGCATCTTTTATATACACACAACTTGGAAAAGCATCTCCACACGGAACAATTTCTAGTTTTTTAACTACCTTTTTTGAATTTTCTAGATCTTTTTTCAGTAAAGAAATTTTCGCTTTCAAACTAGAAAGTTTTCTATATTCCTCTTCAAGAAGTGAAAGTTCATTTTTTATAGTTTCTATCTCTTCAATTTTAAGTTGAAAAAGTTCTTCTTTTTGTTTTAAAGTAGTTTCTTTTGTCTCTAGTAAAATTTTTAGTGTCTCGCAGTTTTTAATTTCAGTTGATAGTTCCAGCTCTTTCTTTGAAAGAAGAGCTGAAGTTGATATTAAGTTCTGGTGAAAGAAATTATATTCTTTTATATCTGGTAAATTTTCGATTTCTTCTTCTAATAAAGAAATCTGTTCTTCAGTTAGAGATTTTTCATTAAGAAGATCTGCTAAAATTTCTTTTGAAGACGACAAATCTTCTTCTGCTTTAATTTTATCATAATTTTTTAATTCTCCCTTTTTCAGTATATTATATTCTTCGCTAACAGAAGAATGAAGTTGTTTAAAAATATCTAAATCCAGAAACCGATTTAATAGTTCTTTTCTGGAAGTTGCGCCTGAGTTGATAAATGAATTAATCTGACCCTGCGCAGAAAGTGATGTGAATAAAAAGTCGTCTGGTGTACCTATTATATTTCGCAGTACTTTTTCCGTATCTGTTCTTGATATTGAGTTTTCATTTTTAAGTTCGTATTGCGAACCGTTTCTATCCAATTTAAATAGCTTTAATGAAGTTGCCGCTTTATCTTCTTCTTCCAATTTTCTGTTCTTATTTTTCTGAATCTGTTTTTCTATTTTTCTTTCTAAGAGATACTTTTGCCCCGAAACATTAAACAATAATCTCATACTTGCATCTTTTTCTCGATTATTTACAACAAATGCAGATTTTACAGGGGCTCTATCTGTTACATTATAAAGTGTAAGCGCTAGTGACCCAATTAGCGAAGATTTTCCGATTCGATTTTTTCCGTGAATACCAACTAAACCATTTAATTTATTAAAATTAACTTTATTTTCTTTTCCATAAGAAAGAACATTGTCAAATTCATAGCTTTCAAGCTTTATAATTGCATCTCTTACTTGATCGGATATCCCAGATAATTTTTCCAAATTTTCTTCAATTATCTTTTTAGCCTGTTCCTTGTCTATAGATTTATAATTCGAAATATTTCTTTCAATAAATTTCACATATAATTCTTTAATTTTTTCCTTATTTGTTTTTAACTCTTCTTTTGTAATCGATTCGCCTTGCAAATCTACTGAGTCAACAGTCAACAAAATTGAATCGTCTATATCTACTGATTTTGCTCCTAGTTTAGTACAGCCAAAAGTTTTCAAAGAAAGTTTGTCATTATCTGATATTCTTGTGTTGCTTTTAATTCTAAGTTTCCAACCATGGGAAACCTTGTATTTTTGAACTAAAGATAATGTTACCTCTTGTGTTTTTTCCAAACTTTCTTCAAATGAAACCGTAAGAAAAAGGTAAGGATTAGGCACTTTAACAAATGATTTACTAAAATTTGTTTTCGACTCAATCTCCCAAACAGTGAAACCTTTGTCTAAGGATTCGCCGAAATCAAGCTGAGATAGACTTCCTGGATAATGAATCTTTCCATTTCTATCCATATCCTGTCGTTTGTGGATATCTCCTAAGAATCCGTAATCCACTACATTGAAAAAACTATTGTCGATATCCGCTTCAGTAGAAGCGATCCCGTTTTCATAAACACACCCCAAAACAGAACCATGAAAAACTGCAATGTTAATTTTGTCTTTTTCAATTTTAGAAGACAATGGTTTCCATCCATCTTGATCAAAAAGAGAATAGAATAGAAAATTTACATTTTCCTTTTTAAAAGACTCTGATTTCTTATGAAGGTGAAGATTTTTTTTATTTAAAGCTTTAATGATTGGAGAAATAGCATCTTCTCTTTGGTCATTTTTCAAATTTCCATCGTGATTGCCTAAAATTATATGAGTTTCAGCCACTTCTGCTAAAGAATTAAAAAAATCTACAAGTAACGAAATTGACTCTGGTGTAATGTTTTCAGTTTTAGTGTGAAAAATATCACCTGCTAAAACGATACAGTCAACATTTTCTTTTTTTATTTTAGAAAAAAAGTTATCTAAAATAATTTTATTTTCATGAATTCTCTCTTTTCCTTGTATGTGAATATCAGCTAAATGTGCTATTTTCATGTTAGTTTTTCTAAAAGTCTTTCTTTTTTTGTTTTTGGATACCAGACAAATTCTTCTACAAATTCAAGTTTATTTTGAATACCTAATTCCTGTAATTCCGCATAATCTTTTGCGTTATCATGTTTTATATTTGCTATAATAATTTTTGTACCAAAATCTCGAAGAATACTCAAGTTTTGAGCAATTGTATTATATTTTTTTACTTCATTTTTATCCAACGATATTCTTAATATCTCAGGTTTAAATTCAAATAACCATTCACTTAACTTAGAAGTATTCTCTAAACTTGAACCAAGAATAGGTATTGTATTTTTATATGGACTACAAATATAATCGAAGGGTCCTTCGACAAGAGTAATTTCTTTTAAAGAAGTGTCAATAAAGCCATGATTAAATATAATTTTTTTAGCAATAGAAGAATTTGTATACTTGGATTTCAAATCCGAGTCAACAAATAATCTGGCCGTGTAAAAATCAAATTCAAGATCGCTATTAATCGAAGGAAATATAATCCTATTTTCCAATAGGAATTTTTCTTTATAATTTTTATACGAATAAAGAATTGATATGTTGTTATCCCATACTTGTTGTTCAGTCAATTTTCTTTTTTCAAACAAATATTTATTTGCTTTCACAAAAATATTTTTATAGATTGGATTTGTTGGCATTTTTAAAGCTAAAGATATTTGTTCTGGTAAGCAGAATTTATTTTCTATCTGAGGTTTATTACCTAAAATAATAGACTCTATTTTTTCTTGAAAAGAAGAACCTGTAATAAAATCTTGATTTAAGATTTTTGTTTTATCTTGAAATTTTTCAATATATTCTTTTAATAAAGATTTCTTATAATTATAAATAAGCTTAAATAAATTTCTACTTTTATAACCACAAACCCAGCAATGTAAAGCAAAATCAGTTGTTCTTATAACAAGTTTCTTTTTATCATAAGAAAATCCTTTTTTCTCTTTGCATATTGGACAAACCACACTAACATTTAATCCAGCATTTGAAGTTTGACAGTCTCCAAAACACCTTTCCAAAAAGTCCAATGTTTCAAGTTTCGAAGGCATGGCTAAAATAGATAGCCAACATATTAGCCATTGGCAACCAGTTTAAATTTTCTTAGCGCCTTTACCCTGCACGATGTGGTAGTAACTTGCCCTAGTTTTTCTTTTTAAAGGAGAATGATTTAATTTTTCTGATGAAAGATTCAGCTGAAATTCATTGTTTACGACTTTCGTTTCCCAATATATTGCGACATAGCCTTCATACTTTTCATCAAAATATAGGTCAGCAAGAAGTTCATCAATCCCTTTTTCAAGTTGCATACTAAATGTAATAGAAAATTTTTCTAATTTTGATTTTTCCATTTTTTTATTTACCACCTTTCGCAATAACATAAGCATCTATCATATCTTTTGCATGTTCTTCATATACTTCTTTTCCTTTATTTGGTCCTGCTCTTAAAATTTTCTTAGGCAGAAAATGTAAAACTTCTTTTTGTGAAGCTAAAACAAAATCAAAAACTTGTTCTTTTATCTTTTTTGGTTTCATTTGCGATTGTTTATTTACCTTTTCCGCTTTAAATCCAATATTTTTTCTTGCATGTGAAACCTGAACTTCTTTTATTTTTGCATTTGGAAATTTTTTCCAAATAGATAAACATATCATTGCATTCATTTTGGCTAAAGTGAAGAGAGTGTGAGCAGTTGTCGCATGTGAAGCGAAAGCTTTGGCATTTGCTTCAACTCGAAATTCTTTAATTTCATATTGATTTATATTGCTAATTTTTTCCAACTCTTTTTCAAAGAAAGTAATTTTGTTAAAAAAATTTTCATAGGTTTCTAACTTTTCTTTTGTGAATTTTATTGCCTGTAATAATATTAATTTCATATCAGAATCGAAAAAAGAAATTCCAACTACGCTTGAGGAAATATCTAGACCAACAATTACTTCTTTTTTTGTGAACATTTTTTATACAACTTTAAAAGTAATTCTTGTCTACTCTGAACGGGTTTGTCAGTCTTCGCTACTTTCTTTTTTTTAATGGGTGCTTTTGTTTTTTTAAATTGATCTTTTTCCTTCAAGCTAACCCCAAGTTTTTTCTTATATGCGTCAATATCTTTTTTAGTCCAAATTTCATATACTGTATTTTCTAAATTGTTTTTTATATATTGTTTGGCTGCCAAAGCTTTAGTTTCAACAATTTTAGTTTTAACCCTATCGTCTCTTTTTATTTCAATAATCTTTTTATCCCCATTAGAAAAATGAACAACAAAATCAGGTAAATAAATTTTAACTTTTTTTCTTTTTTTATTTGAAATGTATGGTATTCTGAGCGACTCATACTCTACTTTGGTAATTAAGCTATCTTCTTCAAACAATAAAGCAACATCGCGTTCCCATCCACTTCGATAATTTATTTCGCTGTTGCATTTGGAGATTATTATTTTTCCTTGATAATACCATTTTTTTCTAGCCATTGATTATATCTCTGCTAGTCTATAAGTACTAATCATTATTTTCTAGGATTTGGGTCACTACACTAAGAGGGGTTGGGGGAGAGGGATTAGTTTCATACTTCTCTATGGAAGTAATCATAGAGTCTTTGAAGAAGTTAATAGATCTAAACCAATCAACATCTAGAAATGATAGATACTCTATTTCTATCTCCTTTGGAAGACTAAAGGATTTTACTCGAAATAACATGGTATTATTAATAGTGACCTTTTCCCACATTGAGGATTTTCTAAATCCCTCCCATTTTTCTAAAGCTTTTGGCATTATAAATTCGGTATCTTTTATCAGATACCGACCACTAAGAAAGAGTGATAATAAGAGATACAACTCCTCCCCAAATCCACTTCCAATAGACGCAACTCGTTTAACTTCGAATGCTTTATAAGCAGCATTGTACCTTGAATGTATCATACCAATAATGTCATTATTTAGTAAAATTACTAAACCAGAAACCTTTTCTTTTTTATAAACTTTAATTTTCATGTTAGAATGTCAGTTGAACTTTGTACAAAATAGCATCGCCAGTTTTTTTAATATTTGGTTGCGCTAGCGTAGCTCGACTAACAACATTTAAATTATCATCATGTAATAATACCTCACCTATTAGAGTATATTGTGTGTCGTGTTCGTTTTTATTTGAGGTTGCTTTGAGTGCGCTTGACCAGGAATTATTGCTTGACGATGTATGCTCTAGTGGTCTAGCATAACAATCAATCGTGGTTGTGTAAATGCTAGAGTTTCCCTTGAACGTTATTTTGTACTGCGATGCTCCCAACCAGAACAATGTAGGATTTTTAATTAGCACGACTCCTTCGTTGTAGAATATATTCCCGACTGAGTTCCAAGTAGCATTATTTTCGATTGAGTTTGCTCGATATAAATTTCCTCTACCATCATCTTTCAGAGTTATTGTCACCTTTTGATCTGAGCCTGAAATAGCAGAATCTGTCAATGTAAACGTATTAGGTTCGATTCTTGTTCCGTAAAACAAGTTTGAAATTTCAAAAATCTTTATATTATTTGAAGAAGGATCTCTAGTTTTTTGCAGAATAGATGGAACAACTAAAGGGGTTTCATTTAGTGAACTTGTTATTGTCGGATCTGGGCCAACTATTCTATATCCAATAGATGATGTTAAACCATTGTATTGTATGGAAGGTATCCACGAAGAAGATATAACTTCTGATAAGTTCACATAGCTGTAATCAGAAGTTATATCATTTCTAAAAAATGAACTTGATAAAGATTCTAACCAAGCAAAATTTGGAATAAATTTTCCATTATCATTTGGTAAAATTGTTAAATTTCTTTTTAATGCAGACTCAGACAAATATAAAAGCGAATTTGCTGTGGCTGCCGTTGCCGCAACAATTAAAATTTTAGGAGATAAACCATATAATCTTGGGTATTTGCCTAAAACTAGTTCTCTGGTATGATTTTCTAAATTGATTAAATGTCCACCAACCTCAAAAGCAAATTCGGCGCTAAAAGGAGAGTAAGTAGTCCCAGAACGATTATAAAATGGCGTAACTATAATACCGCCATCAAATCCACTTTTGTTTCTATATGGACTTTCTTCAGTGAAAAATGGCGGAACATAGAACAATAAACCATCTTCGGTAGTGGATGGCCCAGCGTTGTAAAGATTTTCAATTTCCGTTGTCGTTAAATATTTGTTAAAAATTTTAATATCATGCAGTTCTGCGTTTAAAGGAAACCTAAAATTAGAAGAAGATGGTTCAGTAAAACCAGAATCGGAATTTAATACAACTAAACCATCTTGATATCCTGTATCGTAACCAAAAAATCTAGATGTTCCATTTGATCCACTATTGATTCCTTCATAGTAATTTCCAATAAACAGACAATTTGGTCCATCTTGACTAGCAGAGATATAATAGTTTAAGCTAGAAGAAGGTATTACAAATGTACTATCTAAAACGTTATCAATAAGAATTGATCCACTTCCTAAACTATATTCAGATGTTCCCCAACGAATTGTAATATTATGCCACGTATCTTTTGATAACGAATTGTCTGAGGTAAACACACAAGTTGTTCCATTTTCTACAACTTCCGATGGAACCAAACAGGCTTGCTGTTCTAATTGTAAAATAATTCTAAATTTGTCAACATTTCCATTAATGTCTTTACTGGAGCCTGTCGCTAGAGAAATAGCAATTGCTCCTGAGAAATGTAAAATAGTTCCTGGTTTGTCAAATGCGTAGCGCGGGTTTATCCAAAAATTATAACTAAAAGAGCCTGTTGGGAAATAAGAAGATGAAAGAATATTTGAACCTGATAATGTTAATTCATTTGGATATATTACAACAGATGAAGTATTAAAATAAGACGAGCTAAAAAAATTTAGCGTATTATAATTTGTGTATGCAAAATGAGCTGTTGGATATTCTGGTTTGTAGAAATGATTATAAAGAGAAGATTTAATCATATTTTTTTTATCATACTCAATTCCATCTCCGAAATGGGGTGTGTATGACAATATTTCAATCTTTTGTTGATATTTTTGGTTTTGTGGAAGCTCAAAAATATGTTGAATATATGAGTTTATATATTCACTTTTATTTAAACTAGTTGACGCTTTTGCACGTTTGAGTATGTCATTAATTGAATTAACAGAGCTATTAAATCCAAGTGACTGAGTTAGATTTACTTTTTCCCTAGAACTTCGTTGATTAAATACATATTTCGAACCAGTTGGACCACTAACCGAAGATGAAATATATGTCACATTTGGATTCAAAACTGTCTCGATAATCGAAACATCTTCTTTGTTAATTTTTATGAAACTCATTGCACTTAAATATCAATTAAATATATTTGGTATATTATTGAACATATAGAATACCAAAATATAATAAATTAATAATCTATTCTAGCTGTAAGCTGCATACTTCTTGTCGCGTCTTTGTAAACTGGTCGGTTTGTTTTACCAATTGCCAACAAGTTATTGTTTGCGTCATAAAATCCAACTGAAGTAAACATTACGAATGATTTTTGAATATCTTCTTGTCCTTGTTCGATAACAACAATTTTTCCATTTGAATCAACATAAGATGGATTTGAGGAATAGTTGAAATTACGATATGGAAGTTGGACTGTTATATATGATGTATTCAACAGTGTTTGGTTTTGGAAAGCTAATGCCGTGCCAGACGACGACCCAAAACGAGTTGAGGCAACGTGATCGATAAAATCGTCAACCGACGCACTAACCATCAACTGATTAAAAGTTCCAGAAAAACTATTAGAACCCCCAGCTGCTACTGAATCAATTGTCCCAGATATAGATTCCGTAACATTGAAAATTCTCTGTGTATCTAAAACAACAATACCGCTATCTAGATACAGTAATCCTACTGGATAACTTGTGTTGCTACTATCTACGATTGTGGAATATGCTCCACCAAATCCAAATTCTTGATTTGTTGACGATCCTACATCTGAATATATTTTTTCACCAGATGCCGCCCCACTTATATAATTTGAGGAAGTTAAAAATTTTATTACAAAAGTTTCACGCTTAAATCTGTCTCTATGAAACAAACGTTTAAATGCCAAAAATAGAGGTTCTCGAATTGTTATTGTGGAAGCTCCACTTACCACACTGAATTCTGAGTCTGCATTCCCAAGTAATTTTTGAGCCATTTGTCGGTATCTATCGATTTTTTCTCTCATCATAAGTGACTGAGATGGAAAATATAGCTGACCAGTTGTAGTATCTGTATAAACAAGAGAGCTTGTTACAAGCGCTGAACTTACAGCTAATCCAAATGTTATATCAAATGTTGGGTTTGCAGTTGGTAATGTAAAATCTTGGTCATAAACTGTTTGATATAAACTAGAAGTCACTCCACTTGAACTTAAAGCACTTGTGACATAGTGTTGATATTTCCTTCTAGAACTTGAAGAAGAAATATCCGACTCTATGAAGTCAATGATCATATCAAGTCCATCTGTTGCTGACGTAAAGTCTGAATTTGCTATCTCTTGAAATATTGGCATTGTTTATTACTCTGTTAATTATTCTATTTATTATTTTATTAGCTTGTTTTGGAGATTTGAACTTGAAATTGTTTTGTTGCCCCTGATGCTGTGCCTGTAATGGTTACGTATGTGTTAATAATATTTTTATTATTAATCGCCCCATAGATTGTAAAATTAGACTCTGGGATACTGTTTACTCCAAGGGTAAATGTTAATTTGGTTCCACCAAGAGAGTTTTCGCCAGCGTCGCGATCGAGCAAATATCCCGCACGTCTTAAACCATCGATATTATCTGGTCTCCTTCCGACTATGTTTAAAAATCTAGAGTCTAAAGAAATTAAAAATGTTTGATCTCTTAATTCTGGATCTATTGCTGTTTCTTCTTGAATAGTTTGTTCCAAACTAATTGTTCTTGTTTTTGTAGAGACATTTCCAATGCTAAGAATTTCTGAGTTTGAATCAAACCCTATCCCCTGTAAAGTTACAATTGGAAGTCTTAGTAAATTTGGATTTGAAATCGATAAACATTTAAATTTTTGAGCGTAAGTCCCATTTGCCACTCCTTCAAAAACAGGTGTATTTTTTTCTATTTTTTCGACACCTACAGTCCGCCCATATTTTTGAACTAATGAATAATCTACTTCATCGTCCCCAATTGCAATTTTTGAAATATTAAAAGAACCATCCGCTCTAGAAATAAGTTCTCTTCCTTTAATGGTTAAAACCACATCTAAACTAATATTTGTTGTTGTTGAGTCTATAATGCCCATATTGTTTTCTTAAGATAATTAATACTTATTATTATTTACATTATTGTTTTTTGAATAAAGAATCAATTTTTCTTTCTACTGTTTCTTCTGTTTGTAGATTTTCGTTTAAATTAATTCCTTTTATTCTCTCTGCGTTTAAAGATCTTTTAAGTAGAGTTAAATTGAAAGCTGAGTCTATAGGCTCTTTTATAATATTTTCTGTTTTGTCATTCAATTGTATTGATAATATTTGTTGTTCTGCTATATCTAAATTAATAAACTGTATTTGGTATGAATTTTTTTCACCAATAGCCAATAGGTTAAGTTCATTGTCGGTTTTATTATAAAGTTTTAGATATTCTGGATTAAAATATATTTCTACAGCTTGATGATTTTGGTCTCTTATGCTATCTGTAAAAGCACTCTCATTTAAATAAATATTAGGATAAGATTTCGGGGCACCAGAAACAGAGATCGGTTCAATTTTAACTCTGTTGAAAATTTTATCAAATTCAACTTTGTATTGTATTGAATAACCAGAAGAAATTCCATGAGCGTCTATTGACGCAAGCGCATAAATTGCCGATTTTTTACTAGAAAAATCGAAATCGTAAAAAATTGTTTTTGGACTAGCAAGAACTTCGACTAAAGTTTCCTCAGGAAATTCACCTGAAAGTTCTTTAACCTCAGAATCATCAAAATTATATTCCCTTAAAAGTTGATAGGGCTCATATAAAGAATAACGTTTAAAAACTTGAAACTTTTTAATATCCATTTGCGTATTCACTGGGAAATTCCATGAAATTTTCATTCCTTTTTCTTCTGGAATGTATTTGAATGAAATATCTTGCGGTGGAGGAGGAGGAGAAAATTCTTTGCAAAGTATAGCATTCGCTGTTACGGCTCTACTTGCAACTAAAATTCCTAGCGCACTTATCAATCCATTTTTTTCATCTACTGCTTCAATTTCAATATAAAAAACTGACCTAATTGAATAGACGTATGTACTTCCGTACTTAACTTCAGTGTCAATATACTGAGCTTTATTGGGGTTTTCAACAACAGAAATTGGATATATTATTTGTGAACCATCTGATTTGAGTTCTGTTTTTTCTATTATATAACCAACTGATTGGACTATGGGTATATGTGTAGTTGAAAATAACACTCTTTGTGTTATGAAATCTTTAATTTCGAAATCAAATTCATCTTGGCTTATTAATGTTGAATTGTTTTGTATTTCCGCTTGTTTTTGTATTTTTTTTGCTTCTGAAAGAAAATCCTGAAATTCATCAATTGTCGGATTTAATAAGTTCGTGTTAGCATTGTATTCAATAATATCTCCTAACAACTTATTATTTATTTGGATATCGTTTTTTACTTCTCTTAAAAGTTTTATATAATTTTCAACATCTAATTTTTGACCATCATTTTTGTAAAAATTTAAACCATAGTCTGAATGACTATAACCAGCAGATATTAATTCTGGTTTAACTGTTTGATCAGTGTTTTTATTTATAGTTTTAACCACTTCTAATAGAGGTTTGTTGGTTTTTTCATTAATACTTTTTAGTAAAGTTTCACAAAAAAGGCGGATTTTCTTTTCTGGTGATAAATCTTGAATTTCTAAAACGCTGTAATTGTCATAACTAAAATCATCTTCGTAGTAGATTTGCTTTAAATTATTTTTAATTTTAACGTCTGTTGCTATTCTTGTGTTGTTTCCTATAATAACTGGTGTCCAATTTAATAAATTATATCTTGGAATTCTTGTATCAAAATCATTTGTTTGTTGAACATCAAAAGTTTGATCACTTAAATTAACAGAACGAAATCTTTTTGGAATATTTGTGTACAAATAATTTGTACGCTCATCTTTAGTGTAAAAATTATATTGAAATTTTACGTTAAAATTTGTTGGTTCTTTTACGTCAACTAGTGAAATTTTTTTTGAAGGTAATGTAATTTGTTTTGTATAAGTCATCCTAAAATCTCCACTGCAACATAAAATTCATTCATTTCGGTACTATTAAAACTATTAATATATAGTTTATCATTTTTTTTATAAAGTCTATTTTTAATCTGTTCATTTTCCAACACTACTGGATTTGTTATTTCAGTATCAATTTCAAATAGGTTTAAATCTATTATGATATTAAAGATTTTATCAAACGTTTTTGGAGAAAAAATTATAGATTTCACGGTTTGTTTGTTAAGTTCATTAAATACTTTTTTTATTATATCCGCGTTATCTTTTACACTTTGGTTGATAGTTTTATCCGCAATAAGGCTTTCGTAGTTAGTGAAACTAATGTTTTGGGTTTGTAAGTATAATCTTAAAAATGAGTTATATTCGTCGGAGACGCTAAAATCATAGTCAGTAAGAGAAAATGCCACCTCGGATAAATCCAATCCAGTAGAAAGAATATTGTATTTGTTTAGCAAAAATGATTTTATGGTATTACTAAATAATTCTTCTTTTTGAGTCGGTAACAAAAGCCTATATTTTTCATTTGACAATATTTCTTGTTTTGATTTTGGAATTAAAGAAACAATATTTTCATCTATAAGCCTTATGAATTTATTATTATTATCGAATGAATCTATTGGATCTATAGAAGCGTCTTTCTGATAGTTTGCAACACTTAAATTTAGGTCAAAAAGAAACTTTTGTGGTTTAAAAATTAGCTCTTCATCAAGAAGACTTTTTCTAAAGACATTTATTGAAATTAAATTATTTTCATTTTTAAAATCAACTACTTGTTCTTGTCCACTTGTAACACTTAATTTGTCTAATCTTTCTTTTACATTATCTATAAACCCATTTGGAATTCCAACACTTATTAGTTTCTGTATTGAATTTGTCTTTTTTAAAGATTCATTTACTACAAAACTTATTAGATGGTAATATTCATTATCTTTGATAAGATTAGATAATGTAGATTCTTCTTTTAGTTTTGATAAAAGTTTTTTTGATATCAAATATTGTGAAGGGTTTAACAAACTAGAATTTTGGTTAATTATTTGTTTTTGAGATTCTGTTAATTTTGAAAAAACATTTTCGGTGTACCTCTTAACTTGGTTAAAATTGAATGATATCGACTCAAAAATAGCTAGAAGATTTCTTATAAAGAAATCTTCGCCTTGTAATGAATCATATATATTTTTGTATTCGGTATAGTAGTAATCGAATTTTCTTAAATATTCATTGTCATCAGACAAATATGTTACATCTGCTGGTAATGTATATTGTCCATTAACCGAATTTGTTCCTTGGGTTAGTGGGATAACTATTTCAGTTTGAAACACATTTAAATTTTTTGGTAAACCAGTTAAAAACTTTTCTATTGCTTTTTGAGATGCTTTTAAATGTTTTTGGTTATATAAAATACCAAAAATTTTTCCGTTATCGATATCAAATTTTATTGATAAAAATTTTCCTGAAATGCTTGAAATTGTTTCAAATAACAAAAGTAAAATATTTGATAAACTTATGTTTAAATAAGAACTTGTTGTCGATACGTCACTGCTAAAAAAGGGAGTCGCCGAAGTGTAAAAAACCGAAGAAATATCTAAAAAATCTTTAAATAGATTTGGTTTGTTTGAATTTGTTGCCGTGATTGTATCAGTTAAAACTTTAGAAATTAATGCATTAGTTTGCAAAAATACAGAAGAAAATCCATCATTTCTTGGCGGTGGATTAAAAGAAGCATCGGTATTTAATTGAAGTGTTGAGTTTTCTGTAAGAATTTTTGTAACATATGATGTTATTAAATTAGCAAGATGTATAGCAACATTTTTTAATGTAGAACTTTGATCGACATCGTTTGTTAATTCTAAATCAATATTTAAACTTGGGAATGTTTTTAAGGTTTTAAGTTCTGTTTTTAATTTTTTATATAGTTCAAAATTAGATTCTTTAGTTGCTTTAATCATTCCTAACAATAAAACAAATTGAAACAAATATAGTTTTAAAATTTTATCTGTATTCGAAAGATTTATTAAGGCTGGAAGTATCAAACTTTCAAATGATGAAGAGTTTGTAGAGCTAACACAATATCCGAGTGTGTTTTTAACAGTTTCAAATATGATTTTTGTGATATTTTGTGGGATTAAATTAAATCCAAGGTCATTGAAATTAAAAATTTCATTATAAACAGAAACTGTATTTGAAATTTTTGATACAATATCATTCCCAAATGTTAGCATAGAGAATGTATCCATATTTTTTATTGTATCATTTTTAAAATAAACATTTCCTGGAATATATTTTGACTCGCCATCATCAACTATTGTATTTTCAAAAGGGAGGACTTTTATATTAGAGTCTTCGGGAGCCGAAAATAAAAGTGTGCCAGCAATTGTCCCAATACCAATTGGTTGAGTAAAAATATCATTTGGAATAATCCCAATAATATTATCAAATGGATTGAAATCTAAAAATGATGAAAATTTAGAATCTATTGCAGATTTAACATTTGGTTTATTTAAACCTTTTGAGATTCGTAAAATCCGACCGAAAACATGTGTTGTAATTTTTATACGTTCTAGCAAATTGTTTGGTAAAGAGTTTAAAAAATTAAAAAAGTTATCTTCATTTAAACTTAATTTTGGTAACCCGCCTCTAAGTTTTGTCGATAAGCTATTAATATCAAAATTAAAATTATTTGTTTTTGTATAACTTGTATCTATTTTTACCGAATTAACATCATTTACTCTATCCAAATCTGTTAAATTCAGTAAATTTAAGCTGTAATTTTCTGACGCTGCCCTTAAATCAAAAAGCATTTGATAAAGAATTTTAGTATCGGAAAATGAATTATAAGAATTTTTTGAGTAGTTCATTTTCTGAATAAAAAACTCTTCAATTGACAAAAGATTATTTATCTTAAAAAAGGACTCATCAATTTCTCTAATTTGAAATGCTTTATCAAAAGATTGAAAAATCGTAATAAAACTTTCTGTTAGTTTCAACTCTTCTTCTTGAACTTTTATAAAATCAGAAAACTCTTTAGAAATCCTACTATATTCAGCTTTAGTATTTTCATTCGAAGATAATAGCTGTTTTAAATTTTCAATAGTTTTTTCTCTAAGTTTTAATAACTGAAATCTATAGTCGAAAAAGTAGCCTAAGTTATTATATTTTAATATTTTTTGATTTTCGAAGATTGACTTAAAATCAGATAATGAGATAATTTCAGGACGCTGGCTTGCAAATCCTTTTAAATTAACACTTTTAAACTGCTCATTTGCATATGCGTTTACTGGTAAGCTTAAAACATCAGGTTTAAAATATAGTTTTTCAAACAATTTTTGTTTTTCAGTTTTTGGCTTATGAGCTGTTTTTATATTAGGATTTAGTGTTGTCGCAAGGGTATTGCCAGAAAGCGAAAAATTACCCGCTGGTGTTTTTTTCGCATTTTCAATAAACTGCTTATCTAGAATGATATTTCCAGTAGAATTTAAAATCGTTGCAGACAAAATTGTACCAGGATTTGAAGAGGCAACTTGAGAGTTTAGTTCTGTTGGCAAAATTGCTTGTGTATTTAAATTTCCAACGTTTGCATTCTCTTTTCCGCTTCGAATAGGAATTCCTGAATTATTTATACCCATATTATTATATAATGATGTTATTAGATGAAATTTCTTGCCCTAAAGAATAATCAAAATAAACAGGCAGCACTGAATAAAACACTTCTCCTGCCTCACCGTCTAATAAAACATCATAAAAAATAAAAGAATTTGAATCTGAAATATTATGAGAACTTCCAACAACTGATTTTATACCAAATCTTGTTAAAGTTATTATAAAATGGTCAATTTTTTCTAAATTTCCATCAACACTCCATGTTAAGATATTCATAGTCTTGTTTAAGTTTACAGCTTTCACTTCTTTTATGGATGGCAAAGTTTTAGTAAAATCTGCGTCATATTCAATAACGGCACCAGTTGGTCCAAAAGAATAGTCACTTTCTGAATGTTTTTCTTTGAGTGTATTCTCCGAAACAAGTGTTCCATATTTTAACACAAATGGATGACGAGATAAGTATGGATAAAAAGAATAAGTTAAATTACGATAAGTCTCTTCCAATTGTAGTTTTGGTAAAAGTGTAAATGGAGTACGAAAATACGTAAAAATTTTATATTTGTAACTATATCCACTTTCCAACTCTTTTATATTTGTTCTATTTCTTAGTGTAGAGTCATTAAATTTATTGCTGGATAAAATTCCAAAATCTTCTTCTTGTCCCGTTTGTAAATTAGTACGGATAACCCTATAAACGAAAGATGTTGAAATATCAGTTGAATCAAATAAATCTTTGTACAAATCGTATATTCCAAGTAGTTTAAAATTTTCAACAACAAGAGTTATGTTTTTTTGTTCTAAAACTGTTTTGATTTCAAATTCGACATTTAAAGTATTTGAAATTACTGTATTTGAAGCATTGATAATTTCGCTTGATAAAATATTTGTTTGAATTTCTTTGTTTTGAACAACTAAATTTGAATTAGTGTTTACAACAGTACCATCTTTTTTTATTAATTTAACATTATACTCATAATATGAGTCTTTTTTAAGATCATTGTCTTTGAAACTAAAATTTTTATTTTGCTCTAGTTTATATGGACCATAAATTAAAGACTCTTCACTTGTTGAAAGTATTTTTTTATATAGTAAAATTGAGAAAGCCTCTGGTTCATTTATCACCCCAGAGATTGTGATAGTATTATCACTATTTAATTGATAGCCTAAAACGACATTATACAAATTTTCTGTATTTGATTCTACCGAGTTTTTATTTTCATCTACGATAACAGAATCAAACAGCACACAATTTTTATCATTTTCATAGTTAGAAAGTGCTCTTAAAATTATCTTTTTGTTAATGGCTTTATTTATTTCTATCTTTTTTTCGCCGTCAACTTTTCTTAGTTCGTAATTTCCTAAATAAAAATATTTATTATTTAAATTTTTTTTATCTATTTCTTTATAGAAAAAAGAAATTCCTGTTGCGTTTTCATCATTTTGTTTGACAAATAAAACAATTTTTCCGTCTGAACCCCTTCTATAAAATGAAACTATTTTAGGAGGAAGTTTTGGTGTTAAAAATATATCTAAATTCTTTTTATGGAAAACTGTTATTTGTTTATTTGCAGTCGGCCGCGCTGCATCATCATACATTTCTATTTCAAAATAAAGTTCATTTAACGAATTTACTTTATTTTTTTCTAAGATAATGTCCAGATCAATTTTAACAGTTGTTTTATTTATTTTTTCTAAAGTTGTTGTTAGTGAACTATTTGAAATTTGTGGAATTTCTTGACGTTGTGAGACTATGTTTTCTTGAACCGAATTTAAATTCTTATAATCAACAAAAATCCCACCAGTAACTTTAGATATATTTTTAATGCCTTTGGTTTTTATTGCCAACGAAGCAGGATCTATTCCTTTAGAAAGGGCTACTTGTAAATTGTCAGTTATTGTTTGATTTGAAGTAAATTCTGATAATTGATAATTTGGTGCTGATTCTTTGATGTTTTTAATTTCTGATAGTGCTGATAAATTTATTTGTGTTTTTTCAACCGAAAAATTATTTTTTTTACTTTTTTCAATTGCGTCAAAAGACGTGAATTCCATTACAGAAAAATTTTTTGTTAGAATGATATTCTCATCATTTCTAGAAGTATTTTCTTTTCTTGCTGGTGTTAATTTCTGAATACTTTCAATTATTTTTTTGTTAGCTAATTGCAAACCATTTTTTTTAGTTGGCTGTTTCTGACTTTTATCTAAAACAACATCTGAGTTGAAAATTGGCTCTAGTGTTGTTTTTTTTGCTTTTGAAATAAAAACTTTGCCATTAAAAGAGTTGTTTTTCTTTGCGGCTTCATTTAGATCTATTTCAAATGAAATTTTATAAACAACTGATCTATCCGTAACTTCTATAAGATTTGCAAAGGTTGTCTCATTTGTAAAAATAATCGTTTCTGATATGTTATTTATAAATTTCATTATTTTCCCTTTATTTTATCTTATATAAATACGAAAGTGAAAATATTAATAAATGTATGAGAATTGTTATCATCCAAAAAAATTTTACCTGCGAAATAAACATGTCGAGACACTAATGAACTACCATCTTTAAAAACTTGCTCGCCAAAATCGATCAAATCTAGTTTACCTATGTCACTTCCATTTATTTCAAAAATTTGACCTAGAATAGTATTTGTTGGGCTTGAATTTGAAAATTCTATCTTAGAATAAGATCCTTTTTCTTTTAAATTATTCAACTCTTTACTTAATTCGGCCGCAGAGAAACTTTCTTGTTTTCCTAAATTTGGATATATACCAAGCGATTTAGTCTCAGAATCATTTGTTTTTTTATTTATCGGAGGCAGAAATTTATAGTTTGGAAGATTAGATAATCTTTTGTCTAAAAAAAAGCTCTCAGCTTGATTTATATTACTTTCAAAAATTTCATTTTCAATATTAATTGGACTTTTTCTAGTTATATCAAACTGGATTGAATTGTTTGAAAGTTTAAATTGTGTGTTTTCATTGTTGAATTTTGGTGAACTTAATAAACGTAAATCTTTAAAATTTTGAAAACTTGTACTTAAAATCTGTTTGGCATATAAGCTTAAATTTTCTCTACTTGCTGTAACAAAATTACTCATTGAAGAAAATAAAATTTTTCCATTTGAAACTTTAAATGTTTCATTTGAACCTGATAATTTTAAAACAAGTGGAATGTTTAGTTTTCCATTGTTATCAACACTGTAAATTATAGTATCCTGGGGCCTTGATTTTGCTTCGAAATTTAGCCTTTTTGTGTGTAAATCTACAAACGAACCACTATCAAATTGATCCAAAGCTGAGTATGTTAAAGTAGAATCTGAAAATGACGCAAATTTAATAGAAATCTTTCCATTGGAAAGTTGTTTACGCCCTTCTTCTGTTAAATTTGTATCTATTATTCGTTCTTTTGGATTTAAAAAACCGCTCATATTCTTTTTTCCTTTTTATGGTTCGATAAACGGACGCCCAGCTCTATAATAAGAATCATATACTCCACTATCCCTAGTGTTTAGAGAACTTGTAAGATTAATTATTCTATCTTCTGATCCACTTAGGAATAAAACTTTAAGCGGATAACTAATAGTTTTTGTTTTGGCATCATACATCGCAGAAAAAAGTCTATTCGAATGTTTAAATCTAATTTCTCCGTATTGTTTGCGATCAAAAAGAACTTTACTCTTTTCTGGGAATCCTGATTTTAAACCATATTTCCACCCTCTTATAAGAGAACCAAAGTAAACTGAAGCCATTGAATAGCCAAATAAAGAATTTTGTTGACTTGTTACAAACTCTCCCAATCCATTAAATCCATCGCCAAACCCATAAAGAAACTTTATAGTTGTAGACTGTTTTGAACTGCTAAAAAATAAAGTAGATTCATCAAATGAGACAGAGGCACTTGCGAAAAATGGTTTATCAGCAATAATTCCGTGAATTGTGCGGTTTGCTGCACTATATCCGTTTCCAGATTCTGGATTTGTTGGAAGTGCACCCGATGGAAACAAAAAAGAAAATATGATATTAAAAGATTTTCCAAGGGTAGGCGGAAAACTTCCCATATTCCCCCAAAACCCATCAGTTAACGCTACAAATGGAGGAAGTTTTGTTATGGGAGAAATCTCACCAGTTGTTCCATAAATATTAACCGAAGAATTGTTAGAAATTGAACCTGATACTGAATAAAATAAATTTTCCGCGCTAAATGGTTTTCCTTGTAATCTAGCTGCATTTCTATATCTTATTTCAAATGGAAATGATTTAATCCATTTATCATTTGAAACTTGTTGACCATTTGAGCTTGTAAGTGTATGTGTTTCAAAACTTGCAACAGACGCAGAGTAAGTTCTACAACCAAATACATATTCAAAATTTAAAATTTGCTCAGCGTTTCCTTTAGGTGTATTTATGAGTAAAAGACTTCCGCTATCGACTCTAAAAATTTCATTTATATCAGGAACGAAACTATCATAATAAAATTCATTTTCTGAGGTGGCTTCAATAAAACGGTTTGATTTATTTATTAGTGTTAAACTATTGGTTATCGCTGTACGAAATTCGGTAAATGAATTTTCATAGTTTTGTGGCAAAATTATAGTTGCTACGGGAAAATTATTGAGCAAAGTGCTTATATATTTAGAGATTGTTACACCTCTTTTTGAATTTACTATTGGCGTTCCTGCCGAACCTTTCTCAACGAGCAGCGCACCAGTTATATAGTTATCAGTATAACTACCTCTTAAACTTGCTCTTGAGTGTATATCAAAAAAGGGCATTTATTTCTTCTCTCCTATATTTACCGTAGATCTTGTGTTTAATTGTTGTCTATTATCGTATATATGAAATTCTTCGTAGTCAGAAAATTCGTTCATTTTCAAATATGAACCATATAATGTAACTTTAATGTTTTTCGAAATTGAAAAGGTTACTCCGCTAGCAGAATTCTCTTTCCAAAAATTTACAGAAGCAGCAATCAAGTCAGTGTCTGCCACCAAGTTAATTCTGTCAAAAATTGGAGCCTGAAAGCCAAAGATTAATTTATCTTCTGGAAATAAAATGTATGGTGTTTGACTAACTGCAACAGTATTGTACACTGCTGGCATAGTTTCGTTTGGTCCATATGCATTTACTATTGTGCTTGTTAACGTTGACTGTCCTCCCATTATTTGATAATTTAAATTTCTGGGAGAATAATCTTCTATACCAGAACGTGTTCCGTTTAACGTGGTTAATTTTTGAGAAAACACTCTATTGGTACCAAGCACATTATCCATAAAAAACATTGTATACAATGAATTAATATTTTTTGTTGGTTGATATGGATATAAACTCAATTTACTTCCTGTTACGCTGTAGTAAATTTCTTTTGTTGGGCTAAGCGATTGATTGGAAATAAACAATTCAACATTTCCACTTACCGCTTGAATAGTAGCCGAACTGCTAGCCACCGTCGCTATCCTTGCAAAAGATACTAAATCTATAACTTGATTTCCTGTTTTATAGTATGACAACGAAGAATTCGTATATGGAGATTCTGGAGTGCCTGGAAAATTTGAAACAGGAGAAAAAAACTGAAAGTAATTATACGTACTTGGTTTTATAAACAACTCTGAATTTCTTTGATTTAAAATAAAAAATGTCGAAATTGCAACCGAAGTTGAATCAATAATTAAATTATCTGGAACAGCAAGTTCCATTTTACCAATTTCAACTTCAATTTTTTCTAATAAAAAAGGTTCAGTAATTGCTGATTTTAGTTCCAAATATGAACTTGAGGTTGCTGCATAAGTATTAGAGCTTGGAAATCCAAATTCGTTAATAGGAAGACCAAGATTCAAATATATATCAGAGCTATTATATTTATTTTCTGCTGCTGTGATATTTTTTATACTTGGCCCAAATCCTATTGCTTTATTTGTAAAATAATCGCTAATCGTTAACGAGCCGCTAAATAAATCCAATGAATTGCTTGTAATTCCTATATTTTGAAATGTTTGCTGTGTAAAATTGTAATAACCGAAAGGTGAGTCATCAGATAAATTTGATTTTAAAGAGACTACTCCATTTATGGGGAGTAGAATATCCATTCTGGTTTTATCTCTTAAAGGCTGATGAAATCCAGGCAACTGACTTCCTGTTAGATAATAAGAACCAGAAAATTTTGTTTCTTTAGTTGCGTCAAACGGAGGATTTGTAGCAGAATTTACTGTATAAAATATTTGAGTTTCTGCACCAAAAATAGAACGGCCAGGAGCACTAAGAGAAGTTGTCAATTCTCCAAAAATTCCGTTGGCTGTTAAAGGTAAGGTTGTAGGATAATTTATAGAAGCAGAAACAAAATAGGAAACAGTTTTTGAGTCATTAAACGCACCAGAGCTGTAAAATGGCATCGTTTCTTTTATTTGTTTTAAATCATATTGATTTAATCCTTTTACTCTTGATAATTTTCTAGGTCTGGTCATTTAATATCCTTTTAATCGATTTGAGTATGCTATACTATCAGTACCACAAATGTTATTATAAGAAGAGTATATATCTCTTCCTGCTGGCATTGATTTTATATTAAACTGTTTTCTAATATCGTCATCCCTTGAGTAATCTAAACTGGTTAAAGCATCTAAAAACGTAGCTGAAACAGACGGGAAACTGTAAATATCTGCATTGTTTGGTTTTTCAACATATCCAATTTCGCGACGTTTTTCTATAGAACTAAACCCTTGAATGGTTATCCCACCAAAAACTTCTTGTCCTGAATCTAGAAATGGTTTTACCGTATCTCCGCTACTATTAATTTTAACAAACTGTGCTATTTTTTGATTTCCATTGTTTATACCATCTTTTGGTCCACAATCTACAGATCCATGTATTCCTCTAGAAAAGTAATTGAATTCTAAACTTGGTAAACGAAATGGGATTGTTAAAGGTTCTATAATATTTAAATTCTGATTTGGCAACCCTCCGTTTAACTGAATTGGGAAAGGATAATTGTCCCTATTTGAAATAAACGCAACTGGATCAAATCTAATTTCTTGTTCTTTGTATCCCGCATCAGCTTTTGTTGAGGTAAAGGATAATGGTTGGCCTATTCCGACCATCGTTTCTTCTCGAAACCCATGCTCTAGAATTCCATTTTTAAGAATTGAACCTGCCCAAATTTTTGGTTGAGAGGTGTTATAGATATCATCTATGGTTCTCAATTCAATTCCTTGTCTTAAATTGCTGGATTCAGAAAGTTGACTCTGGATTAATGAAGTGCTATAATTTGTTCTATTGACTTTTAACGCAGTATATTCATTAAAAGGAGGATACGGATTAACAGGCAAAAAATTTATTGACATTTTAGAATTTTTTAATTACTCCATTTATTAACTGATTTAAAAGTTGATTTGAATTTGACGCAACGTTTGTTCTGTTTAAGTATTGATTATAAGACATATACTGCACTTTAGATCTTTCAAGTAAATGAGGTTGAATAATATAATTTATTCCTTTAAATTTAACATTTTTTGATAAAAGCGAAGTAATAAAATTTGATAAAGTTGAATTAAACCACTTATAAAATTCAAAATACGCTTTCAAATTCATTGGCGAAGTTAATCTATCAAAATAAAGTCTCCTTAAAGTTTCAAAGTCTGGATATTCTGTTGAATATAAATTACTTGGATCACCTAAAATATCATTCAATATTTCATAACTTCCAAACATATTAACAATATCATCATTTAAGACATTTACTGGGCTAAAGTCTATGCTAACCTTTGTCGTATCTGCTGGTTGTTCATCCATTTGAAGTTCATAAACTGGTGCGCTTTCTATAAATGGATCGCTATAGTTTAAAACAGACTGTAAACTTCTAACTCTTACTTTGTTTTCAGTGATGGCTTCATCAAAAGATGAAGCCAGAGAACCAAATCGAATATTTCGTTTTTCGAAAACTAAGGAACTTGTTGCAAATCCATAACCATAAAAATGTAAATTATTTTGACTAAAATCTGCCAATGTTATATTTCCATTACTATTTGACCAAGAAGTTACTTGATCCATGTCAACTATTGCTCTAATTTTTTCAAAAGAACCAGATTGAACTCTTTCAAATTGGTTATTAATTAGTGGATTATCTGTTCCTATAGACTTAGGATTTCGAATATGTTCAAGTGTTTCAGATTCTGTTATGTCTTTTGACCAAAATTTAATTTGAGAAATTTTTCCATCAAAATAATTTGTTATGGAAGAACTAGAAAGAAGTGACCCTGTAAAAGATGCACTTCCAAAACATAAATAAAGACCAGAAGAAACAAAAGATGAAGAAATTGGTTTATTTGAAAGTAAATTTGTGTTTACACTTCCCTGGGCGTCGTCATACCATAAAGATTTTGAATAATATTCAATTACTTGGCCTTGTAACTGCTTTCCAATTCTAATAAAATAAGACGATGAAAGAGAGGAATTGTTTAATATAGAATCTGCTCGTTGTCGCCCGAAAGAAATATACCAAGGTTCATTATTAAATAAATTAAAAGAACCAGTAAGAGACAACGACATTGATTGATCAATTGAAAAATTGCTATTAGGTAAACCTTTTAATATTAAAGAATTTCCATTTGTCGATAAATTGAAAAGAGTTGCTTCTTTATTTGAAGCTGTGCAAAAAGTAGATAAACGAGCAAGAGACTGAGTAGTTGAAATATTTCCTGATAAAATATAAAATCCTTCAAAAGTCCAACTTCCAGAAGTTAAAAATCCATCAGAAGAAATTCCCGCAATTTGTGGATAACCTGGTTCTACTCTAGAAGAAGACAAGAAAGATGAACTAACAGAAGATGAAGAATTAAATGAAAGAAAATTAAACTGTTCTTGTCTAACTTCATAAGATGAGTTTAATTTTCTTTGTATTGGTCCACCATATTCTTTAACTTTAAAAAAAGAATATGGTTCAATTCCTATTGATCGTAAAAATAAATTAATTGAATGCCTGGTTCCTTTAGAATTTAAAATATCATTGGCATTCACAAGAATTCTTCGCCATATTTTGTTTTGAATTTCTTTTAAAGATATCCCTAAATTTGATGAATATTCTGAGTCAATATTGTTTCCATATAAAAATTGATCAATATCTGAGTTTGGGAAAAAGTTTGGTAATGATATTCCATATCGTTTTGCAAGAAAATTTAAAAAATAATCTGAAATAATTTTGTTATCATCATATTCTACATGGATAAGATTACCAAATTCTTTTATAAAAATTTGTATTTCATCAAAAAAATCAGCGGTAGCAAACAATAAGCTGTTCAAAGTTTGGGTTGAGCCAAGCTCAACAGTCTTTGGCAAGGAGCCAGAAATGGTGTCAACTATATCGCCATCCTCTGTTCCAGAATCTGCCTGATTTTGCCCTTCCATAAAATAATGCGGTGGAATAAGATTTGTTATTAATGAAGGATTTTCCGAGTCATACAATGAAGCTGTCGTTAATAATAATGAACGTAGCGTTGAAACGGACTCGATATTTGAAAATAAAATTGGATTCAGCTCGGGCTGTTCGTAAATCAAAGGAGATGTTCCATAAGAACTTGTTGAAAAACTTCTTGATTGGAATGCTCCAAATAAATTATTTGAGCTATAGTCTAAAATTATATTTTTCGTTGTATTTTCTGGTTCGTTAAATTTATAGTATAATTTTAAGTCAGAATTTTGAAAAACATTTCGTTTATTATTGTTTACAATGAAATTTTCATCTAATTTCTTGTGCCAAATTCTTAATTCATCAATTCCACCAGTAAGGACAGAAGTGGGAATAAATGTTGCACCATTGTTAGAAAAAGAAGAGCCAGAGAAAATTGTTAGATTTGCGTTGTTTATATCTAAATCTTTTATTTCTATTTTCTGACTAGTTGCTTGCTTATAGCCATTTAAATAAAATTCTATTTTATTTTCTCCATCAGATCTATTCCAAACGTAGCATATATGGTTCCATAAGCCTTTTTCAATTGAGTTTGAAAGATTTAAAGAAAATGAACCAGAATTTATAGTTAAACCGATCGAACAACTTGTTGTTGCTGCACTTGCACTCGACCATAAATTTATTCCATGCGAACCACTCGCTTTTTGTAAAATGATTTGATTTGAATTAGACCCAGTGGGGAGATATATCCAATTTTCTATACTTAAATCAATGGAGTTTGTTGGGTTTAAAATAGACAGCCCAGATTTATTTATGCTAATTTCTAGATCACCTATTCCAGAATAATCTTTTGTTGTTATAAATCCGTTTCCTTCAGAATAAAAATATCCAAAATTATAAGGAAATTCATTAAGTATATATTTTTGATAACCAGATAAAGAGTCTACGAAATTTTCATAGTCTTTTTTTGTTCCGTCAAATGGAAACTTATTTATAATTGTTTTAAAAGCTTCGTTTGTTTTAACTCTTGCAGAATTAAAAAAAACATGTTCAGATAAATTTGACCAATCAACATTTAATTGCTGTGTAGAACGAATCCCAGACTCAAAAGGGTCATATCTATACGAAGATGTTGAGGCAACACTAATATTATCATCTAATAAAAACTGTTGATAAGTTGTACCACTGTTACTACTTTCATCATACGTTTTTGTATCAAAAAAATTAGGTTTTAAAGTAACCAATATGTTAGCGTTATTTTTGGACATATCACAATTATAGATATTTCCATATATTACTTTCAAACAACTTTAAATCTATAACCTAAATTTTTAAAGTAAATAGAATTATCTGAACTTGAGTTTTTCATAAATTCAAATTCATAAACTTTATTTTTTATTAAATTGTTCATATCCATATTAAAATATAATCCATTGTTATCATAAGATAGTTTAGTTGCTGAACTTTCTGTTGTAAATGGAATAACTTCATCTTTGGTATACGCATCTAATACTCTATAATATACGTCTTTACTTAAAAGTTGTTGTGAAGTTTCAAAACGAGAAAATTTAGTTATAGAACTAGGATTATTTGTTAACAAAACATCAAACCTTACCTGTTGTTGATTTCTATATTCTTGTTTGAAATTTAAAATTGAGAGAATCAGCGCGTTATCAATCGATCCACCAGAAAAAGTAGAATAGTTTTTAAATTTAAGCATAGGCCCTGCACTAAGCAGAATTTGACCGTCAGTAGATTTCCAGTATTGATTAAAATAAATTTCTTGTAGACTATTCGAATGGAAAGAAACAAACTCGGAACTATTATAGTCGATATTTGCGGTGGAAAAATAGCTACCAGTTTGGTATTTTCCACCAATGCTAAGTTGAGAACCAGAGAATGACTGACTGTAATAAACTATTGACCTAGTATTATACGATATACTTTTAGAGTGCGAGGTACTAAAAGAAGTTGTTGTATATGAAATTGATCTAGACGTTATGAGTGTTAATAGTAAACAATTAGACCCTGTTAGTTCGCTAGCACCAGAAATAAAATTTGAATATGACTCAAATTTCTTATTTTTAATACCAATTTTGTTTGCAAAGTTGAAATATAATTCAGTGTTGTTTTCGAAGTTCGTGTTATCAAATAGGCAGACTAACTTTGGTTGATATTTTTCTTTGTTTATATGTCTAGATGCAAATCTTTTTACAAAATATGTTTCTGTTCCGTTTTCAATTGAGGCAGAAAGTGCTATTCGAAATCCATTGTTTTGAATTTGACCAGAAAAAACAGCAGAAACAAATGGTGTAATTTCAGTGTATAAATCTTCGTCTCCCGATTCAAAAGTTACCTGTTTTTCAAAATTTGTATAAAAGTCAACGTTAGAATCTCCCAAGGCTCCACTTGCATTTGCTCCGCTTACAGACCATGTAGCAAAAGAGCTTCCATTTTTACTGGAAGTAAGCCAATTAACTGAATCTAAGTCTCTATATTCGATTACATCAAATCCTATTCCTTCAGAAAAACTTTTGGCAAGCGGATTAACTGTAATAGTAAAATTTGATGGTGTTTGATCTCCGCCATAAATATTTTTTAGTGATAAATAAACTTTAAATGTTGGATCTGTAAAATCTAAATAAGAACTCGTTAGGGTCTGTAAGCTAGACAAATCAAAATAAATGAGTCCACGCGAAGATTCTTTCAAGCTTTGACTTAGTGCAGAACCAGTGAGGCCGCTAACAGCTGTTTCATTGTATAGATAATAAATATCCAAAGAGGAAGCTAATCCAGTATTTGAACGAATTTGTCTCTCACTGTTAATCCACTTGTTTTGTATATATGCATCTTTTGAAGCTTTTATGATTTTATACATGTTTAAATTGCCGATCCTAAAATATCGTTAGTTTTATACTTTAATTCAAATATTCCACCATTCGGAGGAAGAATAATGTTTTTCTTTGTATTTGCATCAAAATTATATGAAACGTTACTATAAGTTCTATCTCCAATCGTACCAGACAAGTTTGAAAATTTTATATATTCCAAAGATAAAACACCTACATTATTATAAATAATATTAGTAATCTCAGAAATGTTGATAGGCTGATCAATTTGAAAATTATCAACATTGAAATATTTTTCAATTTTTTTGTTAATATTTTGGATTATGATTTGTTTATTTTGATTTTTAGCAATATGGACTTGATATTCAATCTTGAAATTTAAAATTTGTGCGTCTAAAATGTCAAACGAATCTGGGATTACTCTAAATTCATTTAGATATTTGCTTAAATTTTGTTTTAAAGTATCGTTACTTACTGTTAGTGTATTATCTGAAGCTTTTGATATGACATATAACAGTGATGAATTATTATTCCATGGATTCGTTCTAATCCCAACTCTAAAAACTCTCCCAAATGAAGATGGCATAGTATATACTCTTGCAATAACATCTCTGATTTCAACTACTCTCGACTGTGCGGCAGCGAATGCTGGTATAAATGTTTTCAATTCATCAATAGTTAAAGCATCAAGACCACCAGAAGCATCTTTTAAATTGTAAACCTTAATCGAATTTTTTACATAATTGGCATTTTCTCTAGAAATAGTTTCTGGAAAATTAATATATAAAGTATCAACGTTGTTAGATATTGAGTTTGAATTAACATTATGTCTTAAGCCCCCACCATATCGATAAGTTATTGTTACTGTACTATTTGGAACAACTGTCCCAAGTGTATTAGTTGAAAGTAAATTGTTTGGATTTAATGTTATGCGACCAAATGTTTGTTTTCCATATAAGGGCAAAGCAAATTTTGAAGGTTCTGGGATTAAGTCATTATCTGTTGTTGCCGCACTTCCTCCGCCAAAGCGCAATGTAACTAATCCAGTTGACAAACTATTTTGTTTTGTAAACCTATACGGCGCAGCCTTTAAAAACAACGAGCTTTCAGATTCATCGCTATCACTCTGCAAATTTTCTTGTTTTAAAAACACCGTATCGTTCGCTAAATTTTCGACTTCGTAATATTCGTTTCCTTCATTATCCACAACACTGATAATATCGGTTACGTTTTCATATGATAAAGTATATGTTTTAAATGGTTCAAATCCATTAAAAGTAAAAGAGTCAACAGCAGTTTGGCCAGAGATACATATCTCTGATAATTTCATTGAAAAAAATGTTGGATTATTGCTACTATCTCGCTGGGACACTTCAATAGTCGCTTTATATTGATTATTTTTATCTTTTTTTGAAAAGTCTACATTTTTAGTTAAATTAAAAACAATTCCTTGTTTACTTGTTAAAATAGTGCCCTCATCTATTCGTATTAAACAGGTTTCATCAACAGAATATCCAAGATTTGATCTAACCGCAGGTACTTCAATTTCAAATGTCACCTCTACAACAGAAGGAGTAGCACCAGTCATAGGCACTCTATTATCTCTTAAATGTCTTTCAATATTCCTTGGTTCTACAGCTGTTTCTGGAGAAAGTTCATGAAATTGATGGTCCAAATAAAAAGATTGCGTGTCTCCAACCATTGAAACAACATCTAAAAACATTCCCATAAAACTCCCAATCGATAAATCTTTTATTTTATCAGAATAATATGTTCTGATATGTTTTTCCATTTCATTTCTGAATCCTTGGAAATCTTTATTTAAATACGAACGCGCAATAACCTGTTTTAAAACTTCTTTTTTTGATAGATCAGATGACATAACAGTTCTAAATATTACGTTGTAAATAACTCAATTTTTATAAAAGCATTATAAATTTCTAATTTTGGGACAACGAAATTTATAAGAATGTCAACTTTTGTAACTGAATCATACGCATTTCTGGTTGCTTTTGAACTAAAACCTTTAAGATCAACATAAGGCATATAATCTCGAACTGCTGTTTTAATTCGAGACTGAACTTCATACTCAAAATTATCTACACTTGAGTAATCAAGCACCACTTCTCTTAAATTTGCACCAAAAAAATAACGTCCAAGTCGTTCGCCGTGGTTTGTTAGCAATAAATTTTTTAAATTATCTTTAACAACTTCTGCAATATCGGTTGTCGTTTCAAAAAAAGTTTCACTTGAATCACTAATTGCAAGTGGTGTTAAAATTCCAATAGGAGTTTCGGAAACAGTAGGATTAGTTAAATTTTTTGTATCATAAATTTTATAGCCAACGTTTTCAAAACTTATCATAATAAATAATTATCTAACTTTAGTAAATTGTGTAAATGTAGGACCAGGAATAGGTACTCCTGCTGGAGCAGGGCACGTAATTGAAGTTGTTATTGTTAACAATCTTAGTCCTATTTGTGCTTGAACATATTCATCAATGGTTGACGCCAAATTTTCTGCCATTTGTTGTTTTATTTGTTCTGCAGTTTGTTGAGAATCTGTTGGTTCTTGTGATAAAATTCTTAATAATTTTTGTTTTAGTTCTATTTTATTCATTGTTATTCACCAAAAATTTTCGCTGACTTTGCATCTTCAGGTTTTATTGTTTCAATTTTATTTTTCATTTCTATTATTTTAGCTTGTGTCTGAACAGCACCAACTGCACTTGTGCCGATAGCATTCAATGATGCTATTGGAGCAAATGGGACCGCAAAACTTGTTTTAAATGCGGTGTCGTACAAAGTTGCCATTTGATTAACATGATCTGCCAAAGCATTAAATTGAGCTTTTAACTCATCTATGTGTTTTTTATATATACTCCATTTTATATAAGGTTCCACTTCTTGGGTTGCTTTCCCGAAAAAAATACGAGAACCTTCTATTTGGATTTTACCTTCTTTGTTTAAGAAAATAAATGATAAATCTCTATCGGGCTGCCCTTCTTTGATAAGTAATAATGAACCATCAACCCCTGGGTTTTCTGATTTTCTTGCAATAAATCTTAAATGGTCACTTTTTTGGACAATATAAGCATTACCATAATAGTTTGATACAATATTTGGCTGTTCTACTTTTAATGTATTTGTTGGATATCGAATTCCTCCAACTACTGAAGAATCAAGTTTAAAGTAAAAATCTGCTTTTGAATTCATTGAAATATAAAGATGAGAAGCGTCTTTATCGAAATCTATTTTTCCTTCATTTGAATTTTGCTCTCTATTTCTCTGAAACTCAACCTTATCTGTTTCAAATTTATTAAATTTGTTTTTAACAACTAGTGCTGATGTTTTTTTGGCATCGTTTATTGTGTTATCTGTTTCGCTTAAAAAATTACGACCCCTACCTGCAACCAACGAAATTGCACCCGCGTAATTCGTCTCAGAAAACTGAGGGCCTTTTGTTAGCGAGTTTGTATTTTTTTCCCAATAGTCATCACTTAAAAGAATTAAAGTATTATGGGAACCTTGAATAACAAAGTCTTTAGGGCGTTTAAAAAAACGAGGAACTGGTTCATATGTTTGAAACTTTGCAGAAATTGACGAATCCCGTATTGTTTTAAATGGATTTTCGTTAGGTGTTCTTGGCTGCAAAGTATAGCGACCTTGCAATCCAGCTCCATTAGGAAATGCGGGTTGTGTGTCCACCGAAGCGTTACCAGATTCTCTTTTAAATTGTTCAAATCCTTCTTTTGTATTTTTTATATCAAAGGTTCTATCTGAATGAGTAAAATTCAAATCTTCTACTGCTATATTTTCGTGGGGTCTTGTTAGCCATCTTCCTAAACTTGAACCAAGATATGAATAATCTTCATATATCAAAAATATAGATTCGCCAGCTTGAAGTGGAAATTGTATATGACTAGAAAAAAAAGGATAAACAATAACTGATGTTGAGTCAACCATATCTTGTCCATTATTGACTATTCTTGCCATTACAGACATTGCAGGCATTAAGTCAACAAATTGTTGATTTGCAACACTGGCCTTTATTGCTGTTTTTTCTTGTATAGTTAAAATTCGTGGGTCAGCAAAAATTTCTTGCACAACTGCTTTAAAAACAACTGGTGGGGCTCCATTTCTAAGCTGTCCAATAAGAGGGCGTCCTGCTTCTCCAACTCCACCAACAGTTAGTCTTGAAACGTTAATATTATTAATCATTTTTTCTTTTTAAGTGTGGATTCAGAATTTTTTTTAGGATCAAAAAAATTATTTATCATATTTTCGTTATCTGTTTTTTCTTTTTCTTCTCTTGCTTTATCTACAAGTTCTGCTAGTTTCAATAACTGCTGATTTGATTTCGTCATAATATCCATATATTTATGCAAAGTTTGTCCGTGCTGAAAATGCTTATCTTCGTTGTTATATGTTTTTACATACAAATCTAACCAAAGAGCAAATGCATTTTTTCTATCGGTCATTGCATTTGAATAAATTAAACGCCAAAGGCTAGCTAATCTAGGGTCTAATTCTAAATCAGTTAACAATAGTGTAAAATCTTGCAAACCAGATTTAACTTGAATTTTTACATCTTCTGAAAGTTCATCTTCAATATTTGACAAAAAATTTTTTGCTTGAGAAATTTTTTCATTTTCGGAAAATTCTTTTTCTTCGATATCGATTTCCTCTTCGTTCTGAAATAAAATATCAGTTTCTTTCATTATATATTTTCAACTTCCCTTTTTGTTTGTTTGTAAACTTTTTTAAGAGTTGAAAGTGTTGTCGATAATTGTTTATTATTCATAAGAGTTGCATCTCTTAATAATGAAAGTGCAGTCTTTTTTGTTAAATCATCATACGAATTTATATTTGATATAATCTGTTCAATACTAGCAAGTACAAGTTTTTCATTTTCAGAAGTTGTTTTTCGCTGCATTTCAGCTATTATTTCTTTAATTTCTTGATATTTTTCATTTTGAATCATTGTATCTTCTGAAGATGGATCAATTTTGTAATTTTCAATTGTTTCAATTTCATGATTCGTAAATGCTTCTGAATCTTCTAAAGAAATTAAGGAATGTGCATGTTTTGTTGCCTGCTTTGCTTCTACTATTAAATAATGTTTGGCAACGACGTTATAGTACGAAAATGCTTTAGATCCCTTAGTTTCATCAAACTTTGATATTATTTGAAATAATTGGGCAACACATCTATCTCTAAGCTCTTCTTTTGTTTCATAGTTGGTTTTATAATTGTATACATTTATAAGATTTTCAACTAATTTTTTAAATGGTTCGTAAATTTTATCAACAAAAATTTCATGCTTTTTTTCTATGTTTTCTTCATATTTGAATTGAATCGCAGCTTCTTCGGTTTCTTTTGTAAAATAATTGGCACTTGGACCAGAACCAGGTTTTCTTTTTATTATCTTTTTTCCGCGTTTGTTATTCATTTTTATTTTTAACCAATATCTTCCGTAACCTTTGGACTACCTTTTATTTTTATTTCGACTGTGGTGTTTATGTTAGAGTTAACCTCTTCTAGAAGTTGAATTACTCTTAATGTTGAATCCCTTGCTTCTTTTATGTTTTGAATAAATAGATTAAACCGTTCTCCTGCTTCTGGTGTAACAACGAAATATTCATTGTTTAAAATAGCAGTAGCTGCTGAAATACTTTTACTATTTAACTCGATAAGTTCTGGAAAGGTATCTTCAAATAAAAAAATTATTCGAGCCATTGTTATAGACTTTTTCCAAAGAAAAAATAAACCAGAACAGAAAAGTAAATTACAAATTACGCTAGCAATTAAAAAAAAGAGCATAAAAATTATGATAAAAATAATTTATCGTAATGTTTTTTAATAGCTGAAAAAGAATATTTTTCTTTTATAATTGGTTGTAATTCTTTTGCCCACTGTTTTGGCATTTTACTATCTTGATAAAACTTTTGCATTCTGTATTTAACATCTTTTTCGATTGGGTTTGCCCATTGTGCCCCTTTCATAAAAATATTAGAATCTAATCTGGATTCATGAACGTCCGCTAGTTCATATTCGAATTTTATCCATTTTCCTAAATTTAAAAATTCAGTATGAGCAGACCAATTTGTAGCTAAAACAGGCAACCCAGCTGCTGCGGCATTTACCCCAGGAATAAAAAAACCTTCTGCGTGTGTTGGCGCAAGTAATCCTTTAATTTTTTCATGATTAAAAAGTGAATAAATTTCTTCACTTGAAAGATTACCATGAACAATTGTTATCCTGGGATCTGTTTCAGAATTATATCCAAGTTCAAGGAGATATTGTTGAAAAGTTAATGCAGTAATACGTTTATCAATATGATTTGCACGAGCATAACCAGTTTTTAACACTAATCCAATGTTTGGATTTCCCTTAAATTCTTCAATAAACCATTTTAAAGCAAATGGTATATTTTTTCTGTCATTAAAAGGATTGTTTCCTGTGACTTGTCCAAACATCAAAAAATTAAAATCAGCTTCAAGGTTAATTTCAATTGGCCTTACCTCTTTTTCAACTTCAAAAACTGGATCAAAGGATTCTGGAATTACTAAAATATCAGTAATCAGTTTAATTCCTGTTATTTCTGATGTTTTTAAGAATGTATCTCTTGTAAATTCTGATGGAACAACAACTTTTGACATACAGTTTATGGCACGAATCCAATCGGGGTTACAAATCGTGGTCTCAACACCAGCGGTAACTCCAATGTTTGTTTTTGCTTTTGATGCATCCCACTCATTTGGAAGTTGAACCTGGACAGATAAATCAAAAATAGATTTATTATCTTTTTCCGAAACCATGGATTGATAAATCCATCCGATTAATCCATCTTCTTGAGCAGTATCTACAATCGAATAACATTCTCCCCAAGGAGTCAATTCAAATCTTATATCAAATTTGTCTTGGTTTTCATAAAACCATTTCGCTATTTGTCTGGCGTGAACGCCATAACCCGAAGCAATTGTAAATGGACCTCTTAAAAGAACTTTTTTTTTCATTTTTTCACCTTTGGTTTATTCATTTGAACTCTTTCGAGTGTTTTCTTTGGAGAGTTAAATTGTATCAATCCCCAATTTTTTTCTCGAATATCTTCTCTCCAATTTGTTATGGTTTGTTCTAAGCACTCTATCCATTTATTCATAACAACTTCATAATTGAATTGTTTTTCCGTATGAGCAAGTGCACGTTGTTTAATTGTTTCTTTTTCTTCTGGTGTGAATTTATAAACTTTATATAAACCTTCTGCCATCTCCTTTTTTGAAAAATGGTCATCGTAAATATATGGTGTGGCTTGCGAACCAACAAGATATCTTTCAACAGGTTCCAAAGCAACACCGTGTTCATTTCCAAATTCATCAATTATTTGATCTGTCATTCCACCAGTTTTTAATGCCACTACTGGTTTGCCGATAGTCAACATTGTTCTAATTGTAAGAGAGAATCCTTCAGCTCTTGATACGTTTACTAACGTATCGGCAACATTATAAAGTCGATTCATATCTGGAATATCTATTTGTCCAACAGAAAACATTACTCTATCTGATATTTTCAACATTTCCGCAACAGCTTCAAGATCAGGTCCTTCTGGATCTTTTGGATTTGTATGCATAACTAAAACAGCATTTCGGTGCCCTTCTTTTTCTTGTAATAAATCAAGAAAAAGTTTAAAACCATGCAAAACATCGGCTGGCATTTTTCTATGAGCATTTCTATTAACCCATAATGTAACAAACCAATCTTTTCTTTCTTTAAGGGCTTCTGCTTTCATAGCGGCAATTTCTTCTTTTGGCAATTCATAATACCAATTTTTGGGGAAAACATGCGGCAGGTAATTTACCTTCGCTGGGAATTTATCTTTTAATAAATTATATGTTTTCATTGAAATGCAGTTAATAACTTCCGTACTTTCATAAAAGGCGGAGTTGTACTCAGGATATGGATCATTGTCCCAAACATGCCAATACACAATTGGACAAATTTGATTTATCTCATCTTCCATTTGCCAAACCCAAATGAATTGTCTAGGGTCGGTAAATAAGACTAAAACATCTGGCCGTTCCGTGATTAAAAGTTGTCGTAAAAGATTTGGCGTCCCAAATCCATCAACAGGTTTAACAACGATGTCTGGGTGCAATGTTTGTACGTCATAGTTTGGATGTTTCATAGCGCCACCTAGTTGTTTTACAGAAAATTTTCCACTTGAAACTAATGCTTCAACCAACATTCTAGATTGACCGCCAACGCCAGACGCACATCTTAAATCATCTGAAAGTAGTAAAACTTTAAATTTTTCCTTTTTCATAAAATTTTTTAGTATAATTTTATGAACTAAAAATTGTCTATGGTGTTAATATTAATTTAACAACTTCACCAAATTTAATATACGGATACTGAATAAATTCAGAAATAAATTTCTCTGTAGAAACAAACTTTGGTTCTGTTTTTGTGGCTTTTGCTTTAAAAGTAACATCAATTTCTTCAAAAAACGTTGATAAATTATGAACAATATCACTTACTTTTATTATTTCTGGCGAGCCTATATTCCAATAAAGTTTCTCAATTTTATTAATTTTATCATTTTCGTGTAGTAAAAATAGGACAATATCAATTAAATTATCAATAAAAGTTAACTGGTATTCGTTATTTTGGTGCTCAGTTATTTCAATTTGAGTTTGAAGGTTGTTTTTTGCATTTTGAAATTTATCAAGGTAAAAAGAAAAAATTGAATCGTTTTGTTTTCTTCCGTATAACTGATTATGAAAAACTGTTATGCATTTTGTATCTATTATTTTTGACTTATTAATCAAATTATTAAACGAAAACAAAAATTTGTCGACGGTATTAAACACGTCAATATCATTATTAAAAACATCATCTTCGTTTAAAATTTTATTTTGAGAATTAGAAGAATTTATATCAATAAAGGTTATTAATTTGTCAATTTTTATATTAGAAATTAAATCATAAAGATTTATATACTTTTTTTGTTGAATAATAAAATTTTCTTTTGTTTTGTTTAATTCAAACAAAACAATATTTGAAATATTTTCTGTTTTGCAAAATTGAAAAAATTCACTTGGAAAATTTAACAAACTTTCTGATTTGTACAAAAATTTAGAAGCATCATTCTTAACAAATAATTTAACTGTATCTGTGAATAATTCGCAATCACTTATAACAAGAGTTTTATTCATAAAATCTATTTTATGAAAAAATAAAATTTTTGTTTGTTATGTATGTCGAATTCTTGTATCTGGTCTTTCAACCAACACTTTTTCAAGTTCTTTGACATCTAAATACACATGGTTATTCACTTGAACTGTAAAGTTTTCATTTCGAATTGTATATACAGAATTGTTTCCTAAACCTAAATTTGACGCAAGTCTATTTAAATTTGTTTGTATATTGATTGGATTAAGTCTTGCAAGTTCACGAGAGGTTTGGTTAACTGTATCAATCATATCTTTAATAGCATTTGAAGTATTTTGAATACCATTAATTCTAGTACTTGTTTCTGCTGCCGTTAAAGCCCGTTCAAGTCTTATTAACATTGGAGACGATGCAAATGTTGATATTGAATCAATACTGTTTACAAGCGGCATTAAATCAGAAACAGAAATAGGTTGCAACTGTCTTGCGGTTAAATTTCTTATTGCATTAACGTTTTCTATAATAGATTTAATAGCTTCAACATTTGATGTAAGTTTATCCGTATCAATACCTGATAAACTTTTGTTTAGTGCTGTTTGAGTTGTTTGTAGAACAGGCCCTAAATTTGTTGCAAATTCTTGAAGTTTTTGGAATGCCGCTTTTGCTTTACCTTGATCAATTCGGCCTGCTTCTGTAGCACTATTGATACTAGATCTAATTTCACTAACTCTTTCACTCAAAGAACTAGTTGCTGAACTTCGAATTGACGCAGAAGGTATATTTAACGCATTTGTTAAATTATTCTGTATATTCATTCCGCTTGTTCTTGACGCTTCTTCTGCTTGTCGAATTGCTTGAACTGCTGGATTGTCTTGCGACTTTACAGGTGGATTTGTTCCACTTTCAAGCCCAAGAAATCTTTTTAATCTTTCTGGCATTATGGAAGTTAGTGTTCTAACAGTCCACCTTACCGCGTCAACAATTGTTGATGTTACACTATTCCATATTGTAAGAATAGTAGTTGACACAGAAGAAAATGCTGTTTTAATAAAACCAAAAACCGCGATAATAGGACGAGCAACTGACGGAAATGATGCCGCTAATGAATTGCCTATACCTTCTATTAGTCCACCAATGAAATTTATTATTCCTTTAGTAGCAGAAGAAACAAGTCGAATTAAACTTCCAACAAGATCAGGAATGTTGAATATTAATTTCACTAATCCTTTTCCAAGAAATGAAACAGCTGTAATAAGCCCGTTCATTAACATTTCTCCAACTTTTTTACCTGAAAGTTCAATTCCACTTGTGTTTTTTGTTATTAACCCTCCGATTTTATCGGGTAAAGATTTGAATATGGCGATACCAGAATCTAGTAGTTTTCCTAAAAATCTTTTAAGTTTATCTAAGTAAACTGGGTAGGCTTGAATTAGTTTATCAAAAGCTTGACCCATTCCAGACAAAAAAGTTCCAGATATTTTATCAATACTATCTCCAGAAACAAGTTTCGAAACAAGAGAATCAAGTTCTTTTCCTGCGCCATCGAACAACTCACCAAGACCTTTTAAAAATCCTGGCAATACTGTTTTTAAGGTTCTTGGGAGTTCTGTTATCATAATAGAACCCATTTCTGAAACCATTTTTTTGATTGCGCCCCATACTTTAGAAAGACTTTCTTTGCTGTATATTGTCGAGAAATAAGTTTCCAAACCAGTTCCTACATCTCTGAACAAAGATACAAAATCTATCGAAGCAAGGCTAGATAATAATGTTCTTGTTACCGCAGGGAGTTCTTTTGCAATTGTTAATATCGTAAGCTTTAGACCTTCCATTGCTATAAAGCTAATAGCTTTAAAGAATTTTTTAATTCCATCTAAGACTTTTCTAGCTCCACCACCAGAAGAACTAAGTCTTTCCGTAAAAGCATTTTGAAGCTTTTCCAAAAGTTTCGGCAAAGCTGTTGTGGGATTTGTCGTCATCATGCTAAAGAAATCTTTAAACGCATCTCCAATTTTGCGCATAAATCTTCGCATTACAGTAGGATTAAACATATCTCTTAATCCACCAAAAAAATCTTTAACGCCTGGAAACATTTCCACAAACATTAAACCTACACGTCTACCTTCATAGAAAACTGTAGCCAAAGAACGTTGAAGATTTCTCATTAATTCTCTAAATTCTTTTGACATTCGAATACCACTAACAAAACCTTGAATAAAACGATCAAAAAATCCGCCCTGCATTGCCGAACCTGATTTAACTAATCGTTCTATTGCTCCTGCTAGTTTATTTAGAACCTGTTCCTGCGAAAGTTGTGATTTTTTAGCGGCGTCGCCTTTCTTTTGAATGTCTGCGTATGATAATGCACGATTTTTTTGAGCAAACGCTAAAGCGATTTCAGATTCTCCCAAACCAGTTTGTTGCGCTAAAAGTCTTCTTTCCTGCGCTGTCATATTTTCAATTGTTCTACCTGTTGCAAAGAATCCCTTTCTCAACATTTCAAGTTTTTTAGCTGGATCTTGTTCTTGCATTAATTTAAACGCATCAACATTTAAACCAAATGCTTGAGAAAGTTGAGCTGCTGAGTTTGCCGCATCTTCAAAATTCATATATTTATCAATTAATTTTCCAAGCGATTTAACATCAATACCTAACCTTCTAGCGAACACAGATGCTTGAGTCATTTCTTTTACCGCCATGTGTCCGAAATGCTCAAAATCAGCAATCATATTTCCAACGTCTCTAGAAACTAATTTCATAGAAACTCCAAAACTTTTACTTAGTTGAATAGAAAAATTTCCAATTTGTCGATTTATTTCATTTAAACTTTCCCCCGTTGCTAAGGATCGCTGGGCAACACCTTTTAAACCTTCGTCAGTAAAACCCAATCCTTTGTTAAATGCACCAAGAGCTTCCGCTTGAGAAACAGATAAGTCTCTAAATACGGCATCAATTGTTTCCCCTAATTTTTGTGCATATTCTCTAAAATATCTCAATCTTTCAACTAAGTTGCCAAACGTTCTCCATACGCTTAAACCAGTATTCGCGAGCTGGCCTTTCATATTTTTTGCCAGTTCTATAATAGTTCCGCCAGCAGTTTTATTTAGGTAGCCAAATTGTTTTCTAATTTCTTCAAGTTCTAGCGCAAGTTCATTGCTTCCACCAACGCTTGCCATAGAAATTAAACCTTCTAAAAGTTTAAAAGGAAATGCTAACACTGATTTTCCAATTTCAAAAATACCGCTACCGATTCCTTGAATCATTTGCAAAGCCGCTAGCGCCGAATTCGCAACAAAAGAGATTGCTTTACCAATTCCGCCAACGATAGCGATCCCAGCATTTAACTTGGTCATTTCTTTTGAAATTTCACCAAATCCTCCTCCTAGTTTTTTTGTTGAGTCGGTAGTGGAATTAATTTTTTCTGCAGCAGCTTTTAAAGCTGAATCCATATCGGTACCAGCTTCTTTAGCAGATTCGGAAGCTGAGTTGAAACTATTTGTTAAATTAGAGCCCATGCCAGAAGATTTGGAAATTAAATCATTCATTTTTTTAATGGCTTCTGTCATATATTCTAACATTTTAGCCTGTTTCGAATATTGCCCATTCATTTTATCAATTTTTTCAGATGCTTCTTCGAGAAGCTTATTAAGCTGCATCTGAATTTCTAAAGTATTCGCCATTTAATTTTCTGATTAATAATTAGCAGTATTATGGAATCGGAACAAATAACACCAATTGGAAAATTATTTTTTACTTCATTACTTGCGTCTATTATAAATGGAGCAGCTTTTAATTGGAAGTTACAAGGAACAAAAGAGCAAACTGATGATTTTATGAAAGTATTAAAGGCTGTTAAAGAAGCTTACGATGAAACAAAAAAAGGAGAAAAAACAACGGTGCAATCTTTAATTGATAAAATGAATGCTAAGCAGGAAGCTCTCGCTGAGTTTGAAAAAAAATATGGTATTCGTTTGCCAATTTAAAAATACTAGATTATAGTATTTGAATCATGAAAACAAAACTTACTAAAAAAGGTTTAGATTCACAACTTTGCAATCCAGAAGATGCTTCTCTGGAAATAGTTGCAGAAAAAATTAGTTTAGCAGGAAAAGATTTAAGTAATACAATAAAGCAATTTGAAAAAGAAATTTCTGCTTTGAAAGAAGAAATGAAAAAACAGTGTACTTTTTCTGAATTTGAAAAAGAAATACAGATTTTAAGAAAAGAAATGGAGAAATTTACTAAGAAAGAAAAAGTGCAAAAAGATTAAAGTTTTTCAAGAAGTTCTTCCAATTCTTCTTTTTGCCATTCATACGAAATAGATGTGAATTTGTCTTCATCTGATTGATAGTAGTAGTCAATTACAACAGACTTTTTTTCTGTTTCCGTATCTTTTAGCCATCTAATTGATATTGTTGGAATATCACCTTCGTTTATCTGTTTATAATCTATTACTTTTTTTGTCATAGTTTCCAACAATTATAACATCTGCATTCATAAATGTCTTCTCCTCCAATTAGAACCTGTTCTTTATTTTCTATTTCAATTTTTCTAAAAGTTCTTGTGGCATTTAAAATACCACATTTTTTACAAATTCCTTCAAATTTTATGACCTTGTTTGCTAAGGTCATAATTTCTGGCATATGTCCAAATGAATTTCCTTTAGAGTCCATATCAAGACCCGCCACATGAATTTCTTTGCCGATATTTAGAAGTCTTTTTAGAAAATCTATTATTCCAAATTCGAAAAATTGAATTTCATCTATAAGAAAAACATCTGCTCCAAAATTTAGATTTTTCCACTCTTCTGTTGGGAGATTTGTCGATAACGTTAAAACAAATTCTTTTGGAATTTCATTTTTAGAGTGAGTAACAATTGCATTTTCAGAATAACGTTTATCAATTTTTGGTTTAATCCCTTGCAATGTTTTATTTTTCTTTATTGATTCAGTATAGGTATTATACAATGCAGTACTTTTACCACTATACATTGGACCAGAATAGACAAATAGTTTTGGATTTTGCTGTTCTACGGAAGCCATTTTTCTTTAAATAAGGCTTTATTACAAAATAGCAATAGCAAGAAATAGTTAGCTTCGATTTAAACGGGAGGTGGTGTGTGGACGACCAGAAGGATTCGGCATTAGAGATTGGACTATCGGATCATTTGCCGAAACAACATCTTTACCAGAAGAAGAACCTGCTTTATTTCTTTCAGCAATTCTTTCATTTAATTTTTCAAGATGATATTCAATTTCTTTTCTTGTGTACAAAAAAAATTCTGATTTTGGAACTCCAAGATAGTAAAGAAATAATTCCATTGGTTCAAGAATTCTCTTCTTTTTGACCTCTTCCATTTGTCCAAAAAGTTCCAAGATTTTTTGATCATTTTGGAGATCATTTGGCGAGATGTGGAAAAAAAAAGGATTCCTCTATTCTAATTTCAAGTTTTTCTGAGTGCTCGCACTCTTTTTCTTTACAAACAAAGTTAAAACTAGTATCAAGACCAGGTTCGGTTTTCATTATGTGTTTTCTAAATGCTGTGCTATCTCTTCCTGGAAGTTTGCACACAACATCCAAAATATCTTTTCTAGATTTTATACCGTTTATTGAATTGATTAAGAAACTTAGCTCATAAGCCACTTCAAATTTGGGATCGCTACCCATTTTTTGGCGTTCTTTTTTTTCTGCAGCCGCTTTTTTTGTCTCTCCAACTGTTAAATATCTATATTCGATTTCGAGCTGACTTTTTGGAGCAACAAACAAAAACCTGTTAGAAAAAGGTTCAATCTGTTTGACATCATTAAGGTCTAATGTTTTATATTTTAAATCTTTATAAATATTGTATTTAATTTCTTGCATTGTCTCACAGCGAGGACATTTTATGTCGAAACTATAGTTGTCGTCAAACCCTTCCGCTCTTATCAATGCAAATAAAATATCACGGTCACCCGAAAGAAGGGTTTGAACATTTAAAGTTTTTTCGTATAAACAAACTTGAACTAGATCATCAATAACTGTTCCATCTCTAATTTTTTTCTTGTCATACATAACAGACTCTTCTAATGGAGTTAGTTCTACAATTGACGCAGAATCTTTTCCGTGTAATGGGTGTGTTGGGCCGTATACCAAACCTTTGGATGGCAAAGGAACTTCTACAACATCTCTTGTTAGTTCAATAATTTTTGAGTTAATCACATTTTGAGCAGCTTCCAAATTCTGCTCTCCATCAAATAGCTGTTTGTTTTTATCTGACATAATATTATATATTGCTAATATTATTTTCAGACTGTTTGTTTGTTACGCTGTTTGTAATTTTGTGTAACATTTTGTCGATCGTTATTACTAGGGCGAGTTGCTGGTTCTATTTTTTTTGTAGCACCTTGATCTGGTATATTTTTATTGTATGCCTGAATTTTCTCTGTTTGTTTTGAAAGGATTTCGCTTCTATTCTCTGTCGTTAAACCTGTGTCTAACATTACTGGTTTACCTTGTGGATCAAGTCCCCAATTTTGAGGACTAGCCATGTCAGATATTGCATAACCGCAGTTTTTCATAACAGTTACAGCAATCAAAAAATCTCTATGTGTTTTTATTTCTTCAATTTCTTCTTTCGAAGATGTAATTTCATTTTTTGAAACAATTCTTAATGCTCTTGTAAATTCGTCAAATGAAGAAAATTTAAAATATGAAGCAATTTTTTCTTTATCTGATTCATTTAAATTCTGTACTTTTTCAACTATTAAATATAAAAATTCAGGGCCAACGTCATAAATTTCTGGTATTAACTGAGCCTTTTGAGCTGTTTTACATATTTTACTTTCTGCCTGTGTCTGACTTATAGAGCTTGAAATGTCATACGTGACAGATTCAGAAAATGAAACTTTTATAGCTTTTCCATTTCCAATATCAAATACAGTTCTATTTGAACCTTCTCCCAATAATGTAAAATTTAACTTACATATATTGTATATGTATTCTGCTTTTTGTTGAACAGAAAAATCTTGATACGCAGCTATTTTTTGAATTTTTGCTAAAATATCATTTGATTCGAAAATAAAATTGGTAAGCTTCATTTTTCTTGTTTTCTTGGGAATGACTTTAATCGCGCAATAGCACCTTGAACACTACTTTGAATACCTAGTGACATTTCATCCATAATTTCAGCATAAGTTTCTTGTAGATTATCTGGTAATGATTTTACATCTTCTAATCCAAGGACATCAACTATTGTTGACTCAAAATCAAGTGCTGCACCCTGAGCATCAACGCGAAGTCTACGTTCGGCATTAATATCGCGGCCAGAATTTGTTGCACTTACGGTTTCTTTGGAAGTAGTAGCTTCGGAAGGTAATGTTTCTTGTTCAAGTGAATCTGCAACAGGTTTAGATTCAGGAGAAAGTAAAGCTTTGTCTCCAATAGAAACAACATGTTCTTCGTTTAATTTATTTTTTAATAAAGTTCTAACAGCGATTCTAAAATCTTTTTCTTCAAATATGTATGCCATTTTTCTTTTAATAATTAAGCACCAAAAAATTTTTTTAACTTTAACAAAGCATCAGATACTGAAATTTTTGTTTTTAATTCTTTATCTCGAAGAATCTTATTTAAAAATTTAGAATATTCATCTTGTTTTAACTCATAAAGTTCAGCTTTTAAAAATTTTAAGAGGTCATAACTATCTTCTGTTTCAGTTGCTAATTTTTTAAAGTTATCAAAAGATTTGTCGACTGGATTTTTTTCTTCTTCTTCTTCTTCTGGTTCTTCGCCAGTTGGATTTTCCTTTGTGTCGAATGCCTGGTTTTTATTTTGAGTTTTGGGGGTGTCGTTTAAAGAAGGTTCTGCGGATACATCAGAAGAAGACGCTAAGTCTGTTGGCGAAGCATTGGAATCAGTTGGCAGCTCTTCGTTTGTTGGTGTTTCAAATCCTCCTTTTGAAGCATTGTCTGTCGGTGGTATTTCTAAGCTCTGGTTAGGTTTTTTTTCTGATCCAAATCCGCCTTCTGCTGCTTCAAAAATATTTTTCGCTAGCATTTTATAAACTTTGAGCTTATTATTCATAATTGTAATTAATAACATGGATAACGTAGAACAAAAAATTAGTAATCTTTCTGTTACTATTGAGGAGTTAGAAGAAAGAATAGAAAAATTAGAAAAAGAACTAAAAAAAATGCAATCTGTAAAGGAAACTTCACAAGTTTCGAAAGGTAAACAAAAATTCTTAAAAGATTAATTTTTAAAATCTTCGTTTAAAAAACTTTGTATTTCTTCTTTTATTGGAAGTTTTTCTTTGTACAAATTAAAAAATCTATCGCTGTAAAAATAAGAAATTGGCATCGCAAAATAATAATTTGAGTTAGATAAATTTGCCTCAATCCAATTTTTTATTTGATTAATCTGGTTTTGTTCAAGATTTTCTAAGCTGGCAATAAATAAACTAACCGAAAATGCCCGCATTTCCCAATGGTAACGTCCAAATTTTGGAACTGGAAGTATAGCAATTAAAGCTAAAATAAAACAAACTATAAAAGCGACATAAGATTTTAATATCAAACATATTACCGAAGCTATTAACAAGGGCAACCCAAAAAATAGTTCTGGTAAATAAGTTGGTTTATAAAATAAATTATATCTTTCATCGTCTAATGCGTGGACTGATTCGTGAATAATCACTTCCATAAATTGTTTTGGATTTAAAGATTTAATTAATTCTTTTGGAAAATATATGGTTGAACCGAGTGTGGTTATATACCTGGCCATAAATAAAGTATTAATTTTTAAAAAAGCGAGTACCCAGCCAATCGCTTGCATAAGTCGACTGGTTTCTTTTTCAACAAGTTTTAAAGGAGTTTTTAATTTTGGGTTAATATATTTATCAAAATATATTTGGCTATTTTTAATATTTGTCTCATAAAAATCCATACCAGTAAATAGAAATTATAGTTAAAAACATGAATCTTTCTTTTTACATATTTGAAACAATCTCTTATCAAAATTTTTTAAAAATAGAACAAGAAATTTTTAAGTCAATTCCATCTTATGATGAATATGTTAATAAACTGAAACAATTTTCTAAATCATCCAATGAATCACAATGGCTTTTTAATCACCATGCAGCTGAATTGGCTTGGGAGTCTAATTTAAAAAATGAAGCAAAAAATCATATCCAAATTGCCAATAGATTAAATCCTTTCGGAAATAAAATAACAAAAGTATTATATTTCATTATTAATCAAAAAGGAACACAGCAGGATTTAAATAATTGGATACAAAAAAATATTAAAGATTCAACTGAAAAAGAAACTGCGATATCATTATTGCAAAATAATCTATACGGAAAATCTTTAAATTCTTAAATGGAAATTTTTTTATTTAAAACACTATAATAAAACCATGACAACAGTTAATACACCAAGTATGGATTATTGGTTTAGTACCTCTAGTGAACCAGTTTATATTACTAATGGTAGCGGTAACACTAATACTGATACTTTTAACATTTATTATACCACATTAATTTCTTCTACCCAAACACAAAACAAAGATATTTTTACTCCACTGAATTTTAACAATCAAACTAATGAATATTTTACAAACTTTAGTTTTGATTTAGATAAAGTAAATAAAAATAATTTTAGATGTTATGTTGATATTATTTCTTTTGAAATAAAAATAGAAAACGAAAAATTTGAAACTCTGAAAATAAAAGTTGATCCAACTTTTAATCTTAAGACATTAAACTTTTCTATTTTTGAAAATAGAGGATCGTTAACAATAAAGAAGTATTCAGAAACGGAAATTAAACAAAAACAAAAACTTAGATTTTTTTAAGAATCTCTCTTTTTTGTTCTCTGTTAAGAGTTGTTAAGTCAAATAAAGTTTTACCTTCCAAATGAGACAATTCATGTTGAACAACAACAGAAAAATCTTCATCTAAATCTTCAATAACCTCATTTGTTCTATTAAAATATTTAATAGAAATTAATTTATGCCTTTTTATTGGAAGATAAATTCCTGGAATAGAAAGGCAACCTTCGGTGGTTATAACACATTCTTCAGATTTATCGATTATTTCTGTGTTAAAGAACGTTTCAAATTCTGAAAATTTTTCTCGTTTTGCTATAAATAAATGATCAGATAATCCAATTTGAACAGACGCTAAACCAACTCCTTTTGAGCTATTACAGACTGTTTTCATTAGTTCAATTTTTTCTTTATACAACTCAGGTTTATAATTTTTTGTGTCAATTTTTATTCCACATTTACCTTTTATTTGTTTAAAATTAAGAGGTTTATTTGTCATCATTTAAAATTTCTCCTAGTTCTGATATTTTCATTACAGTTTGTTCATTAGATCTATCAATGTTTAACGCAAGTTTTCTTATTTCACGTTTCTGCATTATTTTATCCTGCATTTTAAACTCGGTACCAGAATCAGCGACAATATAGTAACAATAAACAGGTTTTGTTTGAAGAGTTCTATGTAGCCTTGCATTACGTTGGTCTATTTTAGCTGGGTTCCATGGTATCTCTGTATGAATAACAACATTGCTGACCGTTTGTAGACCATCCAATCCAGTTCCGCCTGCATCAGAAGAAAGGAATATTTTTGTTAGCGGATCTGTTTTAAACTGTTCTACGAGTTTTGGTCTTTGTTTTGTTGGTACGTCGCCCGAATAAATAACATAGTTTATATTACTAAATTCTTTATTTATCATTCTTTCGATAATAGAAAGCATTTCAGTCCATTCTGAAAACAGAACTATTTTTTCATTTTTATTAACACAATGGTCTAATATTATTTTTTTAACTTCTTCGATTTTTGGTTCAAGGTAATTTTTTTGAGTTTTATCTAAAAGTTCAGACGCAGTACATGCTTGTCTTGCCTTTAGCAGATAAGCATTTAATAAAATCTGTTCGTGTGGTTTTAAAGGTTTTTCCATTCCTTTTTTTAAAAGTTTGTCTGCCATTGCTCTATAGTTTGCTTCAACTTCTTGTTGTTCTTGTGATAGTTTTATATAAAGCGTTGATTCAGTTAATGGAGGGAGTTTTTTTCTCAATTCTTCTTCTGATATAGAGAAAACACAGTGTTGAATTTTTTTATGAAGTAAATCGATATTCTTAATTCCATTGTATGTTATTTTGTGTTTGGTTGCGGCAATAACTCGTTGAAAATCTCGATCAAATTTCCATTTTGGTCCAAGCATATTGTCGTCGACAACCTGCATTGTATTGTACAAATCATCAAGTCGATTTTCAATAATAGTTCCTGATAGGCCAAGAAAATACTCTGATTTTAATTTCTTAATAGCTTTCCAAGTTTTTGTTTCACTGTTTTTAACAGTTTGCAACTCGTCTACAATTAACATATCTGCAATTCTTCTTGTTTTTTTACCTTCCCCAATTAAATCATCAATATATCTTGTCATCATATGATAGTTTATTACAGCTATTTGTTTTCCATTCCATTCTTTAATCTCTTTTTGAGATCCAAGAATAATCGCATCTAAACCAGTAAATCTTTTTATTTCTTTAACCCACTGTTGTTTTAATGTATTTGGAACAATTACAAACATTGTAAAATTCTCATCTAAGTCATGCAAATACTTAAACAGAGAAATAGAGGTTAGAGTCTTTCCGCTACCCGCTGGAAGCGCTACAATTGATTTTTTTGCGGCCAAACAATTCATAAAAATGTCTTTCTGATAATCAAAAAGACTTATTCCTGGTACTATAGTTTCGAGCGTCTCTTTGATGTTAGTTTTCAATAACTTATCTTTTTCAAAATAAAATTTATTTAATTTGTCCAATTTTTCTAATTTCAATTCAGAATCTAACTTTACGTTTGCCGCAGAAGTTAGATAAACATCTAATATTTCAGCATGATCTACTAGCAGTTGCTTATGTTCTTTATTGAAGTCTTTTAACAACATCAACGTTTCTTCGTTATGATTTTTACCAGAAATTATAAACTGATTTTTGCAAAAATCATAATGGATAATTGTTTTTATTTTACTATGATCCCTTTGAATTTTGTTTAATTCAATAAGGTGTTTGATTGCTGGTTCTTTATAATAATACTTAAAAATTCTATGCAATGCAGAAACGTGTTCGCAAAAATTAAGTTCATCTAAAATAAAATCTTGACAACCACAACTAACAGTAGCCAGATCAGGATTTGTAAATTCAACAGTTTGCTTTGAAATATTAATTTTTGTAGGAAAAGTTAAATCTAATTCATCAAAACTAACTTTATATTTTTTTCCCGTTGTTTGTTGAAAAATTTTCTTTTTTTCAATATCATCTGCCCTAACAGATTCCTCGAAAGAAGAATACTGTTTTTCATTTTTTTCTTTATCTAAAGAGGGTAATTCGAATTCTACCATTAGTGTTAGGTAGCTATCTTTATCTATTTTTTTCAAATTGTCAATTGTTATAATGCATAGTTAAAAACATGAAAAATAAATTGTTGGAAAAAGCTCCCCCTGGTAAAAAATACGAAAAACTCGTTTTAAATTTAAAAAAGAAGTATGGTGAAACCTCTGAGCGCCCGTTCGCTATCGCGTGGTCAATTTATAATAAAAACAAAAAACATAAGCACGAAGTTGCGGGACAACAGGCGAGTGTGTTAGGACTAACAGGAGTTCAAGATCAACTGTTAGCAGAAGAAAAGAAAGAGAAACGAATTGAAATTAAATCAGTAATATTGGAAAACATAGAATTAAATTTTGAAGATTTTCTTGAAGATTTTTTCGATGGATTAATTCATTATTTCGGTGGGGATAATATAGAAGATATTACAGAATACAAAGAAGAACCAGGGACAATTTTAGAAGTAAATGTAAAAATCCCAGAAATCACAGATTCCTTATTTTGGATTGGCGTATATCCAAGCGGAGAAATAATCGTAAGAGAAATGGAAAATTGGAATAACGCTATCTTCGGTGGAATTTATGAAGACTATGAATCTGTTGAGAAATTAATTTCAGAAATTCATCATCTTATAAAAAGAGATGTTGCAACAAATAAACGTTTTAAGCAAGTTTATGAAAATTTAATGCTAAAACGTCTTAAATTAGTTTAAAAACTTCATTCATTTTTGGATCTGCTACTTTCACTTTTCCAACATATTGTCTAATGTTTTGTTTAATTTTAATTTCAGATTTTGAATGCGTGTGACCAGAAAGAATAATAAGTTCTTTTTCTGGAAAAGCTTTCATTAAAACTTTTAATTTAAGTCCGAGCTCAACATCGCAAAAATGATTTAGCCAATTTTCGGGCATCACAATTCCAGAATATAGACAACCTTCTTTAAACGGAGGAACATGGACGGCAAGATAAACTTTATCGAATACTAACAATGCCTTTGCTAGTTTTGTTATCAATAACTCAGAAGATTCTTTGGAAAGAGTTTTCACTTTTGAAAAGATATTTTCGTCTGTTTTTAGTGGCTTTGTCAACTGCTCATAGCGTAACTATGAGCTTGCAAATAATAATTTCTTATTATTCACGTTTGGGGGATTGACGGTACCCTGTTCCAAGGATAAACTTGGAAATGATTGTTTCTTTTCTGATAAAAGAAACCTGTTTTTTATGTTTATTGCTGCATTAACATCAGAATGGATCTTTAGTTTACATTGATTACATCTATACATTCCCTTGTTTCTGCTTTCCTTGTTCTGGTTTTGGCAACCAGAACAAATTTGAGAAGTGTACATGGGATTCACAAATTCAACAACAATTCCTTTTTGTTCTGCTTTATACTTTAATAATCCTTCAAATAACTTAAATCCCCAATTTGAAACTACTTTATTCGATTTCTTGTTATATTTCTTGGGTTTGATTCTTGATAAATTCTCCAAAACATATGTTTTAACGTTTTCATTCTTAACAAGTTTCTTTGTTAAACAATGAAGAAAGTTCAAACTAAACCGCTTCTCTTTTCTGCTAATTCTTTTTAAGAACCTTTTTGCAGATCGAGTGCCTTTTGCTTGAAGTTTCCTTCTTAAATAGAAATACTTCCTCTTGTTTTTTCTTAATGGTTTTCCTGAAACCAATTCTCCTTCGCTTGTTGCGATAACATTTATTATTCCTCGATCCAAACCAACCATTTCTGTTCCTTTTGTTTCTTTTGTTTTATCAGATTCGAACAAAAAAGTAAAATAAAAGTGTTTTCCAATTTTTGATAAATAACCAGTTTTAAGAAGTTTCCAATTCTTAAAATAGTTTTCAATATAAGGATAAAAAGAAACAATCGTTTTAATTCTTTTATCAACAGAAGAAAGGGTCAATTGTTGGTTTCTGAGGGAAAAAGTTCTAACATCATAGCGAATGGAACTATGTTTCTTCTTTATTGGAACAGTTTTACTTCTTTTGCTTTTATTGGATTCGAGGGCTAAATCCCTTGCGGATTGAATTAAAGCAGTTGGAAGACTTGGAAACAGTTTTTTTGATTTTTGATAAGAGTTGGAATGGGCAACTTTTTTTGAAGTTGATTTATTGGTTGAAGACCAATTAGAGTAAAAATTGAAACATTTAGAATACTCTTCCATTGTTTCAAGGAGTGTTTCTTTGTCCTTGTCGGACAAAGAAAGTTTTACTCTTAATGATCTTTGGACCATACTTATACAAGTATAAAAGAAAATATCAAAAATGATACGAAATAATCATATTATTCCATTGTTAGAATTTTGGACGAGGTATTAAAAAACATATCGAAGAATAAACAAATGAATCTCATTCATCTCACGGAACAAGACCACCAGAGCTTGATTCTTCAAATTTCTTAGCGATTGTTTCAAATTTTGAAATATCACATTTATCGAAGTGCGGATCAGTTAACCATGCTAGTTTTTTCATTTTACCTCTTTGTATTTCTTAGCTTTTATCTAAAAGCAACTTTAAATACTCGCTGTGTATCAAGCCATCAAATTTAAAAAAAATATCTTGTGGAAAAACTAGTTCATAGCATAATGAAAAGGTTTTTGTTTTTACGTTATAAACAAAAAACTCATATATTTGCATAGAATGTTTTTTTTGAAGTTCATGAATTCCTTCCATGTAATTTTTATATTGAATAGCAAGATCCCATACCTCATCAAAATCATTTACATACTGATTTGTTAATTGATTTTTGAATAGTTTCATAAATTTGTTACTTGAACATTTTTTTCTATTTTCTATATCCGAAAAATAATTTTTATTATTAGAATATGAAGTGCTAATTTTTTCAAAAATTTGTTTCGGTTGACATTTTAATAGTGTATCGTTAAAAGTATAACCAAAGGTTCTGAAAAGCAAATTATATTCTTTTATATCTTTACAGTAGTTATCAATTGTTTTTAACCTAAAATCATAGTTGCCGAAAATATAAAATTTCTTAAAGATTGAAACATAGTCTCGAATTAATAATTCAAATAACTCAATATCTTTTTTTATCTTAACAAAATGTAATAAAAACATTCTTTCTAGAAGATCATTTCGAATAAAGCTTTCTTTGAATTCAAATAATTTATTGTTGTATTCGTAGCGCCAATTATCTACATTTGGGATTTTTTCCTGTTCAACTAATGTTAGAAAAAATTCTTCTGTTGATAGATCAATGTTGTCAACAAATATTTCGTCCAATGTATCATTTGATACAAGCGAATTTTCTCTCATGGTGCCGACATTATACCCACGCAACAAATAGCTGTAAAGGCAGTTTTTAACAACTTAAAACTCTATATATTTAAAGATATAACAATGTTATCAAATTTTATTTTTGAATCAATTGATGTTGAAGAGTTTTTGCAAAACCTAGACCAAATTAAAACTCAAATTGAAAAGATCAAATATGCCTCGGAACATTTAAAAAAACTCGGAGAAGGAGAAGGTAGAATTGTTTTTGAATTGGATGATGACAGAGTAATAAAATTGGCCAAAGAAAAATTTGGGCTTTCTCAAAATCAAAGTGAAAATTTAACCTATGAAGCCTTAGAGTCAAACAATATGGAAGAACTTGTGCCAGAAATTTTTCGTAGAGGAAAAGGATATTCTTATCTAGTTTCTGAATTTGCAAGGCCAGCAACAGAATCTGATTTCGAATCATTAGCTGGAATTTCTTGGGATGAATTCAGTTCAGAATTAGAAATGTATTACAGTGCATATAAACATAGAATATATGAGCCATTATCAGGAGAAGATGTTAATTTTTCTGACTTATCTGCAGGGACGTTTTCATCAAAAAATGAATATGAAAAATGGCGGGCAGACGAAAACCAAGATCCCATTATTGATGAAGATGATGATGTTAGAACACCACCAGAATTCATAGATAAAATTATTTTTATAATATCCCAGGCAGGCCTAATGATTGGAGATCTTTTGTATCTTGAACACTATGGGGTTACAAAAAACAACAGACTAGTTCTGATTGACTCAGGATTTTCTATGTCATCCGCTTTTTCAAGATAATTTATTTTTTGTTTACTTGTTGATCAACCCATTTATATAACTTTTCCATCCAAGTTCTCAAAGGTTGAGAAGGAGCCCAATTTAAAGTTTCTTTAATTAATTTATTGTCTGAATTCCTTCTCATAACTCCAATTGGCCCTGGAATATGTTTTATATCAAGTTTCTTCCCAAAAATGTCAATTACCATTTTTGCAATTAGGTAATTCAACTTCAAAACTTTCGTTAGTTGATCCTAAAATATCTATAATTTCAAAACTTGAATTTGTTGTTTAAAACATAAATTCTTCTTTTTTAAAATCAATTTCATTTTTTATAACTTCGGCCAACTGTTCTGGGTCTAATTTTGGATCAAAATCTATCGGCGCGATTTTTGGTATATTAAATCTTTTTGTATTGAAATCAATAGTAACTTTTTCACCCAAATAGATAAAAACTATTTTTCCATCTTGTGTTTTAGCATTGAAATGTTTTTCAAAGTAAGTTTTAAACTCATCCAAGTTAGAAACGTTTTTTACAAATTTTTTAATTTGCTCTACTATTTTTAAAAGTTCTATATTTTGATGAACAGAATTTTTTTGATTAATAATAATATTTCTTTTTATTGATACTAATGGTGTTTTTTTAATATTAATTTCTAAATTCTTAGACTCAATATTGTAAAACAGCTCACCGTTTAAAACATTATCAATCTTAAATTCTAATGAAATATGGCTTAAAAAGTCAACTATTTTAGTAATATGAAACTCACTTGTCAATATATTTTGCTGGATTAAATCAAATACATCTTTTAAAAGCTCAGTTGATGGATTTGTTGTTTCATAAATAAATGCTTTTAATAACATAACAAAATTAAGTATTAACTTGTTTGTTTACCCAATTATAAAGTTTTTCCATTCCAACTCTCAAAGGCTGAGAAGGAGCCCAATTTAAAGTTTCTTTGATTAATTTATTGTCTGAATTTCTTCCCATAACTCCAATTGGCCCTGGAATATGTTTTATATCAAGTTTTTTTCCAGAAATGTCAATTACCATTTTCGCAAGATCATTTATTGAGATCATTTCGTCTGAACCAACATTTATTGGTTTTCTATAACCACTTTCTATTAAACGCAGTGTTCCTTCGAGACATTCATCAATATAAAGAAATGACCTCGTTTGAGTCCCATCCCCAAATATTTCAATGTGTGTGCCGTCTTTCGCTTCGGCAACTTTTCTGCACAATGCTGCAGGTGCTTTAGCTCTATTAGAATAATAATCACATTCTTCAGAAAAAATATTGTGGTAGCGCATAATACTAATTTCTAATCCTTTGTTTCTCATATATGAATCATATAAAATTTCTGCAAATAATTTTTCCCAGCCGTATACGCTATCAGAAGCCGCTGGATACGCTGAAGATTCTTCACAGTTAGGATTATTTGGATCTGTTTGGTTATGTTTAGGATATACACAGGCTGAACTACTAAACGCAATTTTCTTCACTCCTTTTTTGGCCGCTATGTTTGCTACATTTAAATTAATCAAAGCAGAATTATGAATAATTTCTGCGTCATTTTCGCCTGTGAAAACATATAGCGCCCCGCCAATTTCAGCGGCTAGTTGAATTATAACATCAATATCTTCTGTTATTACCTGTTCGCAAACTTTTTCATCTCTTAAATCGCCGATAATAAATTCATCGGCATTAGTATTGCTAAATTCTGGATGTACTAGATCGACTCCGCGAACCCAATTTCCCTCTTTTTTTAAACGATTAGTCATTTGATGACCAATCATACCCCCAGCCCCAAGTACTAAGTAACGTTTTTGTTTTTGTGCATTCATTTTATCTTACTTTCTAAGTTTAATTGCTTCTGTTGTGCTTTGTAATCATTTTCCAAAATATAAACAACATTGTAACCTAATGTTTTTAAAACGTTAATTTTGTTAAATGTTTTTTCATTAAGTTCTTTAAAAGTTGTTTTTGTTCTTGGGTTTATTTTTTCAGAAGAAAATTTTTCTAGATTTCCATGCCAAAAATCCCCAAGGAATTCATAAACCGTGTTTGTCTCAGGATCAAATCCGTCAACATTAAACCATTGTTTTCTTATTCCATTTTTCACAATTTCATTTGTTTTAATAACAAATTGTCTATATTTTTTTAAAATGTTAAATTGATTTAACCAAGCTGTTTCGAGTTTTGAAACTTTAGTAGTTTCTCCACAGGTAGGGCAACCAAATCTAAAATGATCTTTTGCAATTTGCATAAAAGTTGTTTCACAAACATTGCATTTGATTTGAAGTTTTTTCTTACTGGAAAAGTAAATAGTATTTTCGTAACTAAATTCATTGTTTGGATATTTTTGTTTTGCTTTTATGATGAAATCTTCGGTAGTTTTGCGTTCGTTTCTGAAACAGAAAGTGCACTTAGTGCCACGTTTATGACTATCTGGGGTTTGCTTAAATACATTCCCACATTTTTTATGTAAAATAGAGACTTTTGTTTTACTTGATTTGTATTCTACTAACGAATAGTCGTATTCCTCTCCATGAGTGAGTTTGGCACTTGCTATAAATTCATCTTTTGTTAATTTTTTGTTTCCTCGTTTTACACACAGTGAGCAACTCTTTGACTTGTTAGTTAAGTGTCTTTCGGGTGTATTTGAGAATTCCTTTTGGTGTTTAATGCATTTAATTTTTAATTTTGTTTTATAATTCACATATACGCTTTCACTATAATCATACAAATCGCCATGGATTTTTTTGGCTTTTTCCACGAATTCTTCTTTGGTAAGTCTTGAACCTCTTAACGAAGCTGTTGGGTTCTCGGTATCTTTGTTCATTTCTCTTAAGGGGATATTTTTCTTCTATTGCCGAGCGTTTGTTCATCCTGTTTTTTAATAAATTCGCTATCCCCGTTGCCAATATAATAACTTGAACTTATTAAGTTAACATGTCCTCTCATCTTTATCAAACATTATCTGCAAAAAACATTAACCCAAATATAATAAAACTTTTATACCTAAAACTAGAAAAAAATCTAAAAAATTTATCAGCAGTATGGATTGCTTTAGATATTGTAGAGATAGAATCTTATTCATCTTTTATAGATTTTAAACTAAATTTTCTTTCCGAAACAGAAATTCAATCTATTACGACTTCTTTATATTTCAATGAGTCTTATGAAAAATTTAGTTCTAGAAACTATATGTCTTCTGCGGATGATTGGTCTTCATTTTTTTTGGAATTAGATGATTTTATCTTTGCGCCTTATATTCCATTAATTTTTACCAATGTATTTTTTCCAGAAAAATCAGTTAAAGAACAAATTACTCTCTCAGAGTTGTTTGGAACACTGAAATTATTCCTTAAATGAGCAGAAGTCCCCTGACCTCGCTTGGCAGTCAGGGGATGAATGCGATTAAAATAAATTCTTTCTCGTTTCTTTTTTTGGTAACATTTTTCCATTTCTTTCTTATTCTTTCTACTATTCTAAATGAGTTTGTCTTCTTATAGGTTTAAACTCTATCCAACAAAAAAACAAGAATCCTTGCTTTTTTCTCAAATCTTTGTTTGTAAAAACCTATACAACAAATTCCTTGAATTGAACAAAGAAAACTATAATAAAACCAAGAAATTTTATTCTTGTTTTGATCTTAATAAATTAATCAAATCCCTTGATTCTTCTACCTTAAACCTCAAAATCGTCAACTCCCAAGTTCTCCAAAATGTTTCAAAAAGAGTTTCTAAAAACATTTTTTCTTTCTTAAAAAGAAAGAAAACCGATAAATCCGTGGGATTCCCAAGATTCAAATCCATAAAGAAATCACATGGTTCCTTCACTTTTCCTTCTCTTTCTGGTTGGAAACTTGATCCCAAAACTAAAACTTTAAATCTTAATAAGATTGGTTGCGCGGTGAACGTTAAGCTCCACCGCGAAATAATTGGAAAAATAAAAACCTGTTCCATAAATGTAAACTCCCTCGGAGAATGGTATGTTTCCTTTTCTGTAGATTCTCCAAACCAAAATCAACCTCTTGATTTGAATAAAGTCAAGAAAAAAGATTTAATTGGAATTGATTTAGGAGTTTCCAAATTTGCGGTTCTCTCGGATGATTCTGAAATTCAAAATCCAAGATTTTTAAGAGAAATTGAAAAGAAGAAAAACAAGATTTCTTCACAACTTTCTAAAGCAAGAAATAAAAAAGATAATAAAACCTTCAAAAAGAAAATAAAAGTTCTTCGGAAGATAAATAAAAAGCTTCATAATCGAACAGAGAATTTTCTTCACCAAACTTCGTTTTGTTTAATAAACAAAACAGAATACAAAGTATTTGGCGTGGAAAAATTGAATGTTAAAAATATGTTAGGGAAAGCACCGAAGGTGCTTTCAAAAAATATTCAAGCAGTTTCCATGTCAAAGTTTTTGACAATGATGAAATACAAAGCCGAAAAAGCTGGTAAAGTAGTCATATTTGTTTCTCCAAATGGAACCTCCCAACAGTGTTCAAAGTGCTTAAAGAATCCAACAAAGAGAAAAGATTTAAGCATTCGGGTTCATGAATGTGAGTTTTGCGGGACAAAACTTGACAGGGATTTGAATGCAAGTTATAACATAAAAAGATTAACCCAAGAAAAACTAAATAATTTCTTGAAAAATAAAGACTCTAGGGCAATAGAGTTTTTCGAGGATTCAAAAGATTCTCGGATAGAAGCCCCCACCTTGCTTTCACAGGTGGGGGAGTTGTCACTCACAAAGTAGTACTCACTATCACTTTTGGAGGCTCAAGAAGTTTTAATCCGCAAGTTTTATGAAACTTATCAAAGTTTTCCGAATTTAAAAGAAAAAATTCTTGTTTGTTTTCTATCTTATATGTTTGTTCTTTTTTAAGTGGTGAAACCTTTTCTTTGCTTATGAACTGAAAAACTACTAATGGTTTTGAAGATATTATCCCAAAATAAGACATTAGTTTTCTTGGTGAGAAAACTCCGATTAAATCTATTTCAAGAGTATTATCAATTAATACTGGGCAGTATTGTATCCATCCTTTGACGATAAAATCAAACATAAATAAATTTATAACGAATGCCCCACTTTTTCTTTTCTCTATTTCAGATCTACATTTCTCAGAAAGAGAATCAAAATTATTTTGAGCTTTTATTGTTTCTTTCTTTTTCATAACAAACCTTTTGAAGACTTTTAACGTAATTCATATATTAATCCATATTTTGAACCTGAATCATGAATTTTTTCAAATCCAAATTTAACAAGAAGTTTTTCCATAATTGGATTTACGACTTGCGCTCTTATTGTAATGCCGTGTCTTTTATATTGTTTTACAATGCTTTGAATTAATTTAGATGCTATTCCTGCCCCTCTAAAAAGTTCATCTGTAACAATACTAAAGGTAATAATACCTTGTATTCCTTCGTCATATTCTTCATCGTTTGGAATATCACGAGAAATAACAGATCCTCCTAATACTGTACCGTCATCCGAAATAGCAACTTCAAAAGGTTTTTCATTAGACATTATACGAATTTTTGCAATATTAAACAGACCAGCTAATTGCTCAAAAACTTCAGAAGAATCAATAATTTCGTTGTCCCCAAAAGTTATCTCGTAGCTATCTTCATCCGAATTTTCAATATTGATTATATCAAATTTTAAACTGCCGTTGGTTTCGAATATCAATTTTTTAAGTAACATAGCTATAATAGATAGAATGATAGAAATTAAATCACAACAAGAGATAGAGAAAATGAGAGCAGCGGGAAAACTTGCGGCAGAAACTTTGCTTGCTGTTGGAGAATTTATAAAACCAGGAATAACAGGTTTGGATATCGATAGATTTGTCAAAGAATTTACTGAAAAAAACGGAGGAACTTGTGCGCCGTATATGTATAAAAATTCTTACTCAGAAAAACATCCATTTCCAGGGCATGTTTGTATATCTCCAAACAATGTTGTTTGCCATGGTATTCCAAATAACAAACCTTTAGATAATACAATTTTTAACGTTGACGTTACTTGTATTTTAGATGGTGCTCATGGGGATACAAGTGCAATGTTCTTTTTAGGGAAAGTTTCTGATGAAGATATGCTTTTAATGAAAACCGCGCAAGATGCACTTATGATGGGAATTATGATAATATCTAATGGAACAAGAGTTGGCGACATTGGGGAAATAATTCAAACCTATTCAGAACAACGGGGATACTCTATTGTTAAAGAGTTTGGTGGTCATGGAATTGGAATTGGTCCAAATGGATTTCACATGAAACCAGATATTCTGCACTATGGAAAAAAAGGATTAGGCCAAAGACTTTTATCTGGTTTGACCCATACAGTTGAACCAATGCTAAATGCAGGGGAGCCAGGAATATTCTTAGACAAAAATGATTTGTGGACAGTTTACACAAAAGATGGTAAAAATAGTGCGCAATGGGAACACACTATATTAGTGACCGACTTCGGTTCTGAAATATTAACATATCGAGAAGCGCCATTAAAAAACTCAATTGAAATGTTAGTCGAATTTAATTAACAAACTTTGAATTTCTTGAATTGCACTATCATATGTAAATTTAAAGTTTTCAGCTGCCGATTTTCGTTCTTCTATGGATCTATTAGGAATAGATTCTACTTCTTTAATAAAAGATTCAACCGAGTTATACTTGATTAATTCAGGTATTTTTTCTAATGATTTTACTGTTTCGTACAATGGCAAAGGCTCAAATAGAATAATTTTTGCACCTGAAGCTGATGCTTCGCCAAGCCTTACTGGATATTCTAATATCACAGGATTTACCTGTTCGTGCAGAACGTATTCTGATTCTCTATAAAAAGATAAACAGTCATTTGGATGAATTGGACCTCCGTGTTCAACATAATGGAATTTTATTTTATCTCGCATTTTTTGATTTAAGAAATCAAATGCTTTCATTATTTGTGGCCGATTATAACCTGTTCCAAAATAAGAAAACTTATATTTTGATTCTTTAATCAAACTTGGATCTACGAGTTCTGACTTAGAACAAGGCATATATGAAAAAAACAAATTATCTAAAACTTTATAAGTTGTTTCATTAACTTTTTCTTTTGTTGATATTAATTCTGAAATTAAATCTAAATCTTGACCTTCATGGTCAATCATTTGGTAGTTCGTAGTAGAAAATAACTCAATATATTTTTCATTGAGTATTGTATCAAACATAAATGATTTTGGTGTAAAAATCATTTTTAAATGAGTATTGCTTTTAGCAAAATTTAAAACATCTAAAATTTTAGTATTTGCCCACAATATAAAATTTTGAACATTTTCAAACACTCCATCTAAATATTCTGTCTCTGCGAACAACAAATCTATATTAGAGTGTTTATTCAATATAGATTTATTTAAATATGTATAATGAAATACTTCATAGTTTAATTTTTTAAATCCATTTATAAAGCCTTCAATTTTTTTGTAGTTGTAATTGTTTTTATCAATTCCTATAACAACAACAGTTTTCATTTTATTTTCCTTCTTTAACCAGTTTTAAGTCTGCGTCATACATAATTTTTGCGAGTTCTTTAAATTTAATTTTAGGTTCCCATCCTAATTTTTCTTTTGCTTTTGTAAAATCACCACATAAAGCAGGAACTTCATGGGCGCGAAAAAGACGAGGATTTATAACCAAATGTTTCTGTAAATCCAAACCAGCATATTCAAACACTAGTTCAGCAAACTCTTTTACGCTGTGAGATTCTCCAGTTGCTATAACGTAGTCATCTGGAGTTTCTTGTTGTAACATTTTGTGCATAGCAACAACATATTCTTTTGCGTATCCCCAGTCCCTTTTAGCGTTAAGATTTCCAAGCTCAAGTTTAGTTTGAAGCCCACATTTTATTTTAGCTGCCGCTAACGTTATTTTTCTGGTAACGAAGGTTTCACCTCGGCGCGGTGATTCGTGATTTTCTAAAATTCCACAAGAAATATGCATTCCATATGCTGTTCTATAATTTCTTGCAAGATTGTGTGCGAATACTTTTGCACACGCATATGGAGAAGCTGGCATAAGTTTGGTATTTTCATTTTGTGGAAATTCTGGGTTGTCTCCAAACATTTCGCTGGAGGATGCTTGATAAATTCTTGCGTTTGGAGCAATCTCTTTTGCTGCATTTAAGACGCGCAAAAAACCCATTCCAACAACATCGAGCGTTTCTTCTGAAACATCAAAAGAAGTTTTCACATGGGACTGCGCTGCTAAATTGTAAATTTCATCAGGTTTATATTTTGCGAGAAGTCGATAAATTGAAGAAGCATCACTCATGTTTCCATATTCTAGTATAAAATTTGGATTCGTATATATGTGGTCTATTCGAGAAGTTGAAATTATACTCGTTCTGCGTTTCATTCCAACAACTTTGTAACCTTTCTCAAGTAGAAATTCTGCTAAATAACTTCCTGCCTGTCCTGTCACACCTGTGATGAAAGCACAAGGTTGTTTTGTTTTTTGGTTGTCCATTTTTTTACAATTCGTTTGAATTATATGAAAAATTTTATTGAATGTCACCCCTTCTTTTTGTAGAAAAACCTTAAAACATCTAACTTAATCTAAATTCTTTTCTTCCTTTTAATAGATCTTTTTGGCGCAGTGCAGTATATTCCGCCATATGGTGCCATAGAATTTTCTTTGCCTGACTGGCAACATGCCTCAAAATGCAAAATTCCTCCTGTGCTATGGCATTCACAGTCACAAGATTGCACGCCGTCAAACCTTATCGAATTACAAGTTTCTTTATACGAATGTGGTTGTTCTTCTGAACAATCTATTATTATCATTTTTAACTTTTCCTTTTTTAATTGAAAATGTTCATATCGATTTCTTCATCTATTTCTGTTTCCACTATGAGAAATCTGTCTTCTTTAAAATAATCTCCAAGTAAAAAATTGAATCGATGATATAAAATATATTCATCATTTTCAGTATACACAAATGAAGAATAAGAAGAAACAGTGAAATTTTTAAGTTTTTCTATTGCCGCCATAATATCTTTTATTGATCCAACACCACGAAATGATTCTAAGAATATAGAAACTTGATCATTAAGAATCTTTTCCTGTTTCTCTGATGCTTTAAACTTTAGTCTCTCTTTTAATTCTTCGAAAGTTTTGTTTTTAGCTTCGTAATATTTCCACAAATAAGAAACAATTCTATCAACAGCTAATAATTCTGACGAAAATGATCCCCAAAAATTCAATTCATAATCCCCATAATAAAAAACATTATAAATTTTCATGTTTTATTTAAGGGAACCTCTTACATTTGGATAGTTTGTTAAAAACCAAGAAATGGTTTTTTCTAAACCTTGATTTAAATTGTGATAACTTGGAGTTTTTCCATGAATTTCACTATACGTTGATTCGAAAAGTTTTGTTGATGCAGTTTTTTTAAACTGTCCATTTGGTTTATTTGTATTCCAAATAATAGTTCCTTTATATTCCATTAATTCTTGAACCAACAAAACTAAACTCTTAATAGAGTATTCTTCATAGTTTCCAACATTTACAGTTTCTTGACTTTTGTGGTGGGCCATACAAAACTCTAAATCTCTTGCAACATCTCTTGCGTAAGAAAATTGTCTAAGAGGTGTTCCGTTCCCCCAAAATTCAACCTCAGTTAAATTATTTTGTTTTGCTAAAAATATTTTATGAATTACTGATGGTACAACATGACCATTTAACAAAGAAAAATTATCATTTTCTCCATACATGTTATTTGGAGTTGCCGTTATAAACTTTACATATCCTAGTTTTTCATTTAAAGCTTTTCCATATATATCTAACATTCTTTTTGCATAAGCATATCCAAAATTTGATTTATGCGGTTCACCATTATGCAAAGTATTTTCTAATATTGGAAGTGCCACTTTATCTGGATATATACATGTGCTTAGAACCGAGCAAACTTTTTTAGTTTCTTGGCATTCTGCCGCGGCATTTAATACATTTGTGTTAATTTGAATATTGTCATCAAAAAAAACGGCATTACCAGACATGTTTGCACCTAAACCGCCTACTTTTGCTGCCAAGTGATAAACAAAAGTAGGCTTTGTTGATTTAAAAATTTGCTCAACGGCGGACCGATTACGAAGATCGGTAGATGAATCTAATAAGATTAAATTATCTAAATTACCGATTTCTTTTAAATGATGAACCAAAGCAGAACCAAGCAGACCTGTACTTCCAGTTATTAGAATCTTATCCATTTTTTACTCTTTTACAAAAACATAATTTTCATTATCGAGAACAAATTTAAGTTTGTAACCAATTTCATCCATAAAATTTAAAGCTTCTTGAACGTGATGATTTCTTTTTCCGAGGGCATGGTTTAATTCAACAAGTACCAAAGGGTTCTGTTCTGTTAAAACTTGTTTGCTGCCTAAAAGAACTTCATAATCATATGAATCAACATCAATTTTTATCAAATCAACTTTTAAATTATTTGTTTTTACAAAAGTATCTAAGGTAATAAAAGAAAATTGTTTATCGTCGACGATTCCTTGCGACCAAACTTTAAATATTCTATCGTTTTTTATTTCGTCTTTTTCACCAAGCGGCTGTGTTTGAAGTGAGACATTATCTTGACATGAGTTGTATGCCAAATTTTCTTTCAACATTTCAATTGTATCGGTTGGTTCAAAAGCATAAACCTTACCTTCGTAAGCGAGTTTAGCAAATGGGACGGTATACATTCCAATATTAGCCCCAGCATCAATTATAGTAAAATTTGGTTTGATATAGTTGCATAAAAATTCTTTTGTATTCCTTTCAGCGGATGTAAACCACCCAGCATCAGATCCATAATATCTAGGAAAATTATATGAAACGCCTTGTTTATAGTTTATAGTTATCATTCTTTACTTACCTCTGGTGTAAAAATTCCAACGCCCGCATCAACCTCTGCTTCTTGCAAACAATAATGTTTATAGTTTCCAGTACCATAAAGTTTATCAATACTTGGTTTTACAAATTGATAATCCAAAGCTTGTCCTTTGTATTTGTCAAAACCAAACTTAGCTTTGCCGTCTGCATCTGGTACATAAAAATCATGAATTACAACAACTGGTTTTAATCCATATTTTTTCATTGTTAAAATTTCATCATGAATTGGCCAATAGTCTCCCCAATGCGCATCAAGAAAAAACAAAACATTCTTTAAGTCTCTTTCTTCTAAAATTTCATCTAACACATCTGGAGATGATCCAAAAAAGCGATATACATTTTTTGAGTCTTTTAAATAGTCGTTGGCTATTTCATAGTTTTCTTTATTTATTTCTATTGTAAAAACTGGCAATTCAAATTCAGCTAGTTTTTTAGCAGACCAACCACGATAGGTTCCTGTTTCTACAATAGTGTCTATTTTATATTCTTTTATTAGTTTAGCAATTTCCTTGTAGACATACTTGTCTTCTATTGCACCTTTTTCCATTTTAATCTCTTACCTCGTATTGAAATAAATCACCATATATTTTTTTCACTTCTTCAACCACATCTTTGCATTCGTTGATTACAACTTTATATCCTTCTTTAGCAAGACCTACCGCAAACAGTAGTTGCTGTGACTCTTCTATTAGATTAGATTCTTGTTTGTATGTAACTGAATCAAATTTAACAGCTTTTAATTTATCTTGGTTTTCATTTTTGAAAAATTTAATTTGTTCTTGCAAATGAAGTTTGTTTGACTCATCTGCGGCATTACTTATTTTTGAAGGCATATCAAGGTCTTTTGCAAAAATGCCCAATGCTCTGCCATCTCGTGGCAAACAATTATGAACTGTACAATTCTCCAAAACATAAGATTCGTCTTCATCAACTTCTAAATTATAAACCAATCCATTGTAATATTCTTTTTCTGCAAAAATTAGTTTGTGTTTGCTAAAAGTATTTTCTACCGTAATCGTTGGCATAACAATTTTATCAGTCGATGTTAGTTCATCGGCAACAATAAATAATTTCTTATTTTGTCTTTCAACTAAAACTGGGTGATTTGGAGTTAGTGGTGTACTTTTATTGTCAAATCCGCTAGATTTGATCACAATCATTTCTCCATCGTATGGTTTAGCATAATTTTTTATTATTTTTCGATATCTTCCTTTATGTGTTAACACATAGTCTCCAACAGAAATTCTTACAATTGGCTTTAATCCATTTTTGGTTTGTACTAATTGATTTGGTTTTAAACACGGACCGCCGAATCCATATCCATGTTTCAAGAATTTATTTCCAACTCTAGAGTCGGAACCTATTGCACTTAATACCGTATCTGGATTGCCTCCTGCTTTTTTAACAATATCTCCGACCATGTTGGCATATGCAATTTTTGTTGTTAAAAAGCAATTTAAACCAATTTTTGTAATTTCTGCTTCCAACGGAGTCATTCTTGCAAATTTGGGCTTATTAACAGTATGGGTTTCATATATCTCTTGCAGTAAATCACCAGAAGCTTTATTTGCTTCGCCAATCAATACCATGTCTGGATTTTCTTGATCTCTTAAAATTGTACCTTGAGCAATAAATTCTGGATTATATGAAACAACATAGTTTAATTCGAGTAATTCATTTTTAATCGAATCACAATATCCTGGCATTACAGTGCAGGTTATTACAAGATTTTTTTGAGTTTCTTGCCGTCCAATTTCTTTTAATTTCTGAATTACACTGTCTACCTGCGCGTGACTGTATCGTCCGTCGGGCAGGGATGGAGTAGCAACAATTACAAAAAGTGTATCGGAATGTTCTACGGCCTCTCTCATTGAGGTTGTGGCACGAAACTGCCTAGACTTATCCAATAAATCATTTAAACCAGGTTCAGAACTACGATATTGTTTTGTGTTTATTAAATCTACATAAGATTGATGTAGGTCAACACCTAATACATTATATCCATGTTTTTCTAAAGTTAGTGCAAAGCAAAGACCTAATTTTCCGATTCCTATGATTGATAGTTTTTTCATTTGATGGATTGATTTTAACCAAAAACCATTAAAATGTTTTTGGTTGGTTTAAAACCCAGACACATTCGGAAATAGGATTAATCCAAATCATAGATTTTCGTTTTTCCAACATTTGTTGAAACACATTATGTGTGCCCCCTTTATTTCCATCAAAAACAACTATTCCACAATTTGCGTCTTCTACCATTTTAGAATTCTTTGCGTAAAAAATTTCTTTTGCAAATTTTAAACACTTATCCCTTAATTCTTTTTCTTCTGGATATAAGTCTCCTTGCTCTTTAAATGGAACATAGGCATAATATGGAATGTTTAAATTTATTAGAGTTTCACAAAAGATAAGATCTACTCCACCAGCCATGCCAGAAATTCCAATACTTGGATTTATTTCCAAAACCGCATCTTCTATTGCTTTTCTAATCCAATCAATATTATAAGTTTTCAACTTATGCAAACGATGACCAGAAATTATACATTTCATTTAGAGATCCCCTGTTTTATTATTATTGTTAATAAATAATATATTTTCCCAAAGATCAATTGATCTTTGTTTTATAATTGCTGATGCGTTTTCAACAGAGAGTATATTTTCTTTTTGAATTTCTCCTAAGAAACATGTATAATTATTAGATTTTAGCCAAAGGACGGCATCTTCTATTGTATAATTTTGTTCCTTAAAACAGTCACCATACTCAAATTGTCCCGCACTGACTTTACCGAGGCGAAACATAGTTTCAGCACCTTTAAGAACATTTATTTCATGTCCTTCAGTGTCAATTTTTAAATAATCTATATATTGTATTGAATGTTCTTGAACAAATATATCCAATGTAGTAATTTCAACATCCATCATTTGCAACTCGCAATTTGTTATTTTTTCAAAAATTGGGCGTTTGTATAAACTAGCAAGTCTTGAAATATTATCTTTTTCTTTAAATTCGTACGGAACATACAGTGTTCCTTTTTTTTCTGTATCTCCAAGCGCTATATTAAAAAAATAAACATTTTCAATATTTGGGTCTTTCGCATTTTTATTTGGTTCAAATGCAAAAAATTCCAGTTCCGACCCAAGGACTGAATAAGCATCTGCCAAAAATTCGCCACGGTTATACCCCACATCAATTATTACTGGGATTGGATTTATTTTGTTTTTGTAAATGAAATTATAAGCACTTTTAAGACAAAGGTCATCTTGTGTAAACATTATGCTTAACAATATTAAGCTTATAGTTCAAAAATGTTTTTCTAACATTAAGCACTTTTCGAATAAAATATTTTTAAAGATCTCCTGTGCTATTATTATAACCAAGAGTATCTAAACTATTATTAACAAAACGTAAATTTTCGCCAAGATTTGTGTAATAATTAAAATCCAAAGCTAATATTTGATTTATGATTTGCGAATTGTTTGGTGCGTTTTCATATTGTCTTGTTGTGTCGCCTTCTACGTCAAGAAAAACAACATTCTTTAAGTGTTCCTTAAAACTTTTAACAATATCTAAATCTTTTCCTTGTGCATCAATTTTAACCATTTCAATTTTGTCATATTTGATTTTATCTAGCAAATATTTCATTGAAATAGTATCAACTTTAATGATATCTTGCAATTGACAACCGACAAAATTTTCAAATTTAGGTTTTAATAAACTTGAACAACCGACATTTACAGTGGTACGGTAAAAATCACATTTTTCAGGTTTTTCTACATTATCTACTGCACAGCATAGGTGATAATAGTTATCACTTTTTGGGTGACCTTCAAATGCTAATTTTATATTTGTAATTTTATTATTCCAAATATTTTGACCCTCATAGCAATCTGGATTTGGATCTATTCCAATAACAAAAATATTTTCATCAATATTATCAAACCAGAATTTAGTTACTGGCGAACAAATTGAAGTTCCGATATCAATTCGAAATTTTGTTCCATTTTTAAGTTTTGAATTAATAAAATCAAAATCAATATTTTCAAGTGAGGCTGCGTACTTCATCTCCTGGATTTTATAAACAATAACAAGAAAATGTAAAATTGCATTTCTTTCAATATTTATTTTTGGAGATTTATATTAAATGTCTTTAGGAACACGTACAGATGAAACATCTGGCATAGTAACAACAAATAACAGTTCTGGTTTTAGCGTAGCCAGAAGTACATCAAACGTAGGCTTTGGTCCATATAAAGTAGATTCAATTCAAGCTTTAACTGCTTCCTCTACTTTGGTTGCTGGAGATGCTGGCGTCAATACAGTTTCTGGTTCTTCGGTAATAACTTTGGTTATGCCGACAGTAGCAAGTGCACCAGGAGCAGAATTTATTTTTAGAAACCTTAGCGCTCATGCACACGTTTTAACTGCTTCTCAAGAATCACTGGGAACAAAATCTTTTCTTTCTATACAATCAGGATCAGTTGGTTTTGGTTCAAAACTAACACTTAGCAGTTCAGTTGGTTGCTCAGTTGTATTAAAATGTGATGGCTTAGTTTATCACGTATTGTCATACTCTGGCTCTATCGCAATCAGTGGAACATAATTATATTAATCCATCATATCCAATAAACATCTTTAAGTTTTCATATGTTTTGTGATAAAAACCTGTTTTACAGTAAGTAATTTTATCTCTTAACAAATGAACAATATAACTTAAAGAACTGTTTGCCATTACAAAAACATCAGAATATAACATCTTTTCAAATGAATCTAGAGGATACTCTTCAATAAAAAAAGAAGTATCTTCTGCTTTTAAAAAACTAAAGTCTTCAATAGATCCTTGTGAATATATTTGAAATTTTGGATTTTTTGATTTATATGTTTCTCGCAATCCATCTACTAAATTTAGATAATAATCTTCTTTTTCTTTTGAGAAATAATCCCTAAAAGGAGAAGGGTCTAAATCTGTTTTTGTAAATTTTCTAATATGGACAGCGATGATAAAGTCATTTTTTCGATTTTCTTGTTTTAAATTAAATCTATTTTTTATTTGTTTGATAAAACCATGTTTTTCAAATTCTTGTAAATACTGCTGACCTAATTTTGTTACCAATCCTGGGTCTAGTTCTAATTCAAGATTGAAATCCGATTGTCTTGATACAAACTTTTTAAATTCATCTTCTGATGAAACCGATATTTTTTCAGGCCGAACCGTTTCATTTTCATATAAATTAAAAAGATGATTTATGTCATCCATAAATCTTTCTTGTGTTATATCAAAATATTGGTAATGTGTAAAATTTTTAAAACCTCTAAAAATATAGTTACAATTAAAAAGTTGGCTTAAAGCTTTGGTAAACAGTTGTGATTGTACCATTACACCAATACCTTCAATGTTGCCGCCATCGGGATTTGTCGAAAGATATATTGCCATATTTTATGTTTCCTTTTTTAGTTCCGTTAGTTCCTCAGTTTTTTTATTTTTCATAAAATGGGAAATTGATTTTCAATTTTTTAATCCTTTACTTTTAAATCTAGTTCAACATGAACTGTGTTGAATTTTTTTCCAAAGTAAAATTTTTCATCTAATCGTTTTCCATCTAAAAACAAATAGTTTAAATTGTCTGCGGTTTTTATATTTGCATGTCTATTCATAAATTTCGTTTGAACAATATTGGCAGGAATGTTAAAAAGTTTTGGTTCGTGTCTATAGCAAACATACAATGGATAACTTTGATCTGCTGTGGTAGCAAGCATTGCTTCAAGTTCATTCGGAGTGTTAAACACTACAGCTGCGATTTTAGTCAAAATATCTTCAGTTCTAAAAACATTACCATCAACTGACATAGGATATCCCCAATCTCCATTTAATCCGATCCAACTCCAAACATTATCACCATCAAATGATGGTGGCGGAGTTTTTTGGTTTATCGAATAACAGAAATCAATCCCTTCCCAAAGTCTAAGCGAAGTTGCAATAATTTTTTGATTTTGTTTTAAAATTTGTATTTCTTTATCAGAAATTGACCAATTGTTCGAAAATATAATATCATCACACAAAAACATGGTAAAATATTTTTCAGAATCCAACACTTTAAACAGGGTTTGTTTAAATGATCCAAATTCTTTGTCTGTGTAAAACTTAACATTTTCAAATGTTTCTTCTTTTAAAATCTCATACCCTTCATAAAATTCCATATTTGTAAAATCATAGATTACACTTACAGTAGAATTGTCGAATTCTTTAAATGTAGTTTTTAAACTTTTCAACAAAAGATCTAATTGAGAAGCTCTGTTTCTACTAAAAACCACAATGTTAATTTTGTCGTTCATGTCGAAAGTCAAGTATAATACTTAGCATTATAAAATGCTCAAAAAATTTATTTTTGAAACCACTGCTAAGCTAATGGTTAAAGACACCTGGTATATTGATAAATTAAAAGATGAAATCCGTAAACTAGATCTCTCAGATGAAAAAGAAGAAGAATTTTATAACTTTGCAATTTCTGGTACGGAAAAAGAACAAGAAAAAAATCTTCATTCTATTATAGAACCTGCGTTAAAAGAACTTTCGCATGAATGGAACGGTTCTAATGTTTTCATTGCTCCAAATATGCAGTTCGGATACGAAAAATTTGCGACAGATCCTATGGAAGATTCATTTATCTATGTTACAGATTCTGAATACAGTCCAGACTTGGACATTCCTAGTTTTACTATGTTTGTAGATTCTGAAACTAGAAAATATCTAATCGATGATATTTTGGAAGCTGGTGATAGAGACTTTTTTAAAAATCCTTCTGTCGAAGCTGATTATTTTAATCTTGTCAACTTCTTAAAAAGTGGCAAACTGAAAAAATCGAAATCAGTTACAGTTTATACAGCTCGTCCTAGAAAAGATCGTGAAACTATACAGAATCTAGTAGATAAAGGTCTCTTTTTTAAGAATATATTTGTAACAACCTCATTTGAAGAAGCTGAAGGTTATGCCTACGAATTGGCCTCAAGTGAAACAAGAGATATTTGGTACTTAAAAATTGACCAAAAGCATTTAATTGAGACATTAAATGCAAATGGAGTGAGAAACTATCAAACTTTCTCAAGCAAAGAAGAGTATGTGCCGATCATTGAAGGAAATTTAATATAAAATTAAAATCTGACACCAGACCAAACCCGATTAAATTCTTTAATTTCTAATTCTGTTATTTCAGTTGCTGGAACAGAAGAAATTCGATTTATTTCATCAAATACACTTTGGTTTTCAAATGCATCAGTATAATCAAGTCCTGGGTTCATTATTGAAATGCCGTGCACAATAGGAGAACAGTCGTTAATTTCTCCATCTCTTCTACAGATATGGCTTAATCCAAGCGCATGTCCGACTTCATGCATAAAAGTAGATTTAAATTCAGTTTCGGATGTTATACATGTTGGATAAAGAGTTATTACTCGCTGCGAGCGAAGGAAATCTCCAGCATAGCAATTTCTCGTGGAAGTTTGGTTTTGATCAATTAACACAATAACATCTCCACCAGAATCGACCAATTTTATCGTTGGGCCAATTCTGTTTAATTCTGGTAAAGTTTCTTCTACTAAACGACGGCGACCAACTTGCCCCCATGCCTCCCCATTTAAATTAATTTCAAAAACCCCATATTTGGTTTCGTTATGATTATTTGGTCTGGTTATATTATAAATTAAGGCAGATAAACCAGAAACCGCACCTAAAACTAATAAAGAGATTACGAAATATAGTAATGCTTTTTTTGCTGATTCTGTCATACTCTTAATTAAAGAGTTATTTTTTTTATTTTAATTTTTTCGAATTCTCGCTTTGAAGGTTTTTCTGCTTGAGAGCCAATAAATCCATATGTTGAATACCCATAGCCTTCAAAATAATATTTTTTTGAACTAAAATCTAAAATGTAATAATGTTTTATTTGAAAAAACATCATCTGAAACCAGTACTCTAAATTTAAATTATTTGAAAATAATGACTTAAGACACCGTTTGAAACTATCTGTTGAAGACCTATCATAAAATGACTGTATTTCAAATGCTCCTTTTTCTTTTGCTCGATTTATATCAAATGTATTAAAAAATATATCAAAAAAATTTGTGTATTCTTCGCCAAATATTTTTAAAATATCATCAAGCTCTTCTGATTTCGCAAAAAAATAATGTATTTTCACCTCTGCGGTGTAATCATGATGCCCTTTTAATACCACAATAGGTTTGTCTTTTTCAATAAAATCGTCAGAAATAGAGTATAGTAAATTTATAAATTGATTTCTGTAAAATCTTACAACATCTTCTGTTATCTTTTCTAGCATGATATTTATCTTTTGAGTATATTATGAAGCGCAGTTTTCGAATTTCAAAAAAAGAACTATTTGAATTTTTAAGAAGTATTAAGTTAAATGAAAATCAAATAACCGATCCAGTTTTGAAATCTTTTTATGAAGTTTTTCTGGAACTAAGAAGTTTTGTTGAAAATGCAAATTATAGAGATCTTGGGACATTTTTAATTCAAACATATCGAAATGATCAAAATGTTAAAGTTTTTGGTGAAGAGGCTATAAAATTCGATACAGTTTTAGGTAATTTTCTCAAAACATTTTCCAAAATGTTTGGAACATATCGAGATGCTTTAGAAAATGGCAAATCTTTGGATAGCTTAAAAACACAAATAACTGAAATAATAGGAAAACTACAGCAATTATTAGCTGTACAGCAGCAAAAAAATTCTAAAATGTTTGGAGAATTACAAGAAAAAGTTCAGGCTCTCCCACAGGAAAATAAACAACAGTATTTGAATATTTTAACAAGATTTCAAAATTCAGTTAAACAAACATATAATTTTGTACAAAAGTTAAAGACAACAAACCTTGCAAGCGAACAACCGCAAGTTGCTAACCAACAAGTTCAAGCTTCATAATCTCTGATTCTAAAATATCAAATTTATGAATATAAGGCTTGCCAGATTTAGTATCAAATCCTTTTCTTGAAAAAGAATAGATTTTTTCAAATGGGTTAATTATTAACCCATTTTTTCTTTGATTTATTGCAATTAAATCACCTGAGAAAAATTTTATCGTTTTGTCTATTTCAGACAGTCTACGATTATCTACTGATAATGCCCAATATACTCTATAAGTTAGACCAATTTCAAGAGTATTATTTGACTTGTTTTTTTCGACCAATTTTATTGTTTTTTTCGAAAATACCAAATAATATAATATTTTTAGCCAACTAAATAATTTCATATTGAATTTATTTTATGTTAAGGTTTCCAATATGTTCCAAAAACACCATCAAAAAATGGGTAAACTACATTAAAAGAGTGTTCTTGATTTCCTTTTTGGTGATGTTCTACATGCCAAGGAATCCATTTTATAGCCCAAGTTTGATCTAAATGAGATCTCATGTGAACAAAATAATAAAGAAAACCATAAAGAATAACACCTAGTGATACACTTGGAAATTTGTTTCCAAAAATTTTATAGATTGCACCCATTGCAGATGCCAAAGTTAAAAACTCTGGTGTAGAAAAAATATATTTCCAACCCATTTGGTAATCTGGATCTACCATATCTTTTCGGCATTGTTTATGGTGCTTATACCAATGAAAATTCCACATCGAATCTTTTTTCTTTCCTAGTCCGTGAAGAATATGTTTATGGAAATTCCATTCAATAAAATTTCCAATTACCATTCCTGTTGTTATTTTAACCGCTTTTTTTATTAGAGATAAAAACATGATTCCCTTTCTTTAAAGTTTTTCGCATTGGAGCGGATGTTGTATATTATGGGCAATATCGTAATCCCAAACTAGATGCCAATCTTTAAGGCATTCATCGTAAGACGAATGGCATCTAAATTCCCGACGAGTTCCAACAAAACACCAAATATCCTGTGTCGAATAACAACCTACTAAAAACAACAGCACCAAAACTAAAATTTTTTTCATATGTTAGTAACTACTAAAATTCTTTTTTAACCATCTTCTAAATCAAAAATTTTTTGTAGTAAAAACATTAAACAAAATGCATGTCCAAATTTCTTATTTGGATTTTCTATTATTTGAGAATTTGATAAACCCGTGTGATCATATGCATCAAAATCTAAAAGGCAAACATTTTTATGTTCATTTACAAAATCAACAAGTTGTTCAAACGCTTTAGATAGAATTACTGCATTTGAATATAGTGGAATATAGACTTCTTTTTTACCCTCAATATAATCTAGGCGTTTATTTCCAAAGAGTAAAAAACATGGAATATTATCTTTGCCAAGCGGATATCTTAATGCTTGTTTTGTATGGTACACAGATCTTCTCCATTCAAAATATTCTGATTTAATTTGATTATTTTCATCTAAATGGCAAGGGTAAACCTTAGATCCTTGATAGCCATTTTCAACATTTGTAGCAGTTTCTCCATTGATTTCTACTGGTCCATTGAAAAATGGAGAAAGTCCTTTTCCAAAGTCAGTAGAACGACTTGTGGTGTTTATTGACACAAACCCTTCTGGAATTGTATCCCAGATTTTACGGACTATTATTTTCATTATTCTTTTCCATGTAGTTGTTTCATAGTCACAAATCCAATAATTTGAGGTAATTCAAGTTCAGGTTTATGTATATCTAAGTTTTCTGTTTGTATTATACTGCAAAATTTGTTCCAAGACTCTTGTGTTGAAAAATATTTGTATTCTGGATTAGTTGGTTCGATCCTTGTTCCATTTATATAACGGCAATGAGTTCCCGCCATTGATTCTAAAAGAGAGATATGTTTATCTACTCTTTCCCATTGCTCTTTTTTTAAATCGAAAATTATATATCCTCTATTTCCATTTTGATGCTCTTCACAAAAAAAGAAATAGCGAGCGCCTGAAACGGAATTAAGAGCAATTCCAGAACGAGGACCGTCATAAAATCCCAATCCATAAGAAATAATATAAGATTCTTTTAATTTATGAATTTTTTTTCGTCTTAGTCTTCCATTTTGATCTATCCAAGATACAAACATAATTTTTCTATAACTGAAACTTAATCCCATTCTTATTCTTCTTCTTCTTTTGATATTTCTTTTTTCATATATTCTTTAAATTCAAAGATTGTGATTGGTATCATTGTTTCAAGAATAGGAATTAAACTATTTAAAATTCTATAAAAAGTTACTTGAATTTCTCTTCTATCAAGAGAATTTGCATCTTTTTCGTATAAGATTTTTTTCGATTTTTCAATGTAGTCAGACGATAAATTATCAAAATAAATCATTAATTTTTTGTAAAATTGATTAAACTCGAATTTTTCGAATTTATCTACATATTCCTTATGAATATCAAGAAGTTTTTCTATTTCATCTTTGTTTGGGTCAATATTTATATTTTTTGGCATATCATAAAGATTACTTAGCAAATATTTTAAAGTATTTCTGATTTTTCTATAATTTTGGCCCTGTTGCTCAAGCAATTCTTTTCCTATTGAAACATCTTCGCCAACTTCTTGCGAAATTGCCCAAAGTCTTAAAATGTCAATTCCATTCTGATTTACTACTACCAATGGATCTACAACATTGCCTTCTGATTTTGACATCTTTCTTTTATTTTCATCTAAAACAAATCCGTGAGAAACAACATTTTTTAAACAAGTTTCACCTTCAAGTAAGCACGATAATATATGTGAAGACTGAAACCATCCTCTGTGTTGGTCGCTTCCCTCAATAACAAAATCTGATTTTAGTTTTGGTAAGGTTTTATAAGTTAAACCAGAATCAAACCACACATCTAAAATATCTTGATACTTTTTAGTATTTTGTGAATTGCATTCAGAACATGTTGGTTTATATAACTCATTGTACCATTCTTTAACTGAAGATACGTTAAGATCAAACAAGTTTTTAGTATTACATGAGAAACACTCATATTGTGGAATAGGAACACCCCAAGCTCTTTGTCTTGAAATGCACCATTCTGTTCTTGAATTTAAGAATGACTTAAATCTTGTTTTCGATTTTTTCGGAAAAAACTTAATTTTTTCTGCTTCTTCAAGAATTAAATTCTGTTTAAGTTTGTAATCAATAAAAACTTGTGATGTTGCATGTTGAATAAGTTCATTCTTACAACGCCAACAGTGAGGATATTCGTGTTCTATTTGCTCTTCTTTATAAAGATTATTTAGTCTATCTAATTCTTCAATGAAAGTTTTATTTGCTTTTTTATAAAAAAGATCCTCAATTTTACCATTTTCATCTGTATAAGATTCAACTAAAGAATTTGGATATTCTTCTATGTATGCTACATAGTCTTCTTTTCCGCAGGACGGTGCAATATGCACAAAACCTGTACCAACATTTTCTGAAACATAATCCGCATGAAAAAGTGGATAAGATTTATCTGAATGTTTAAATGTGTCGTAATATAATTGTTTAACTATTTCTTCTGATGAGATAATATTCATTGGCTCAATAACGTTTAAAACGTTACGAGCAAACCATTTAGAAACAATGACATTTTTTCGCAAATCTTTTATTTTCAAAGAAGTATAAACATATTCAATATTTTTATTGAAAGCAATTGCTCGATTTCCTTTAAGAGTCCAAGGAGTAGTTGTCCAAATTAAAAAATTAAGATTAGGATCATTTGCCAACGGATATAAAACATAACATGAGTTTGATGTGATTTTTTTATAATCTAATTCAGATTCAGCTAAAGATGTTTTACAACTATAACACCAATGAACTGGTTTAAAAGCTGTTTTAATAAAACCTTTTTTTACCAAAGTTTGAAACGCAGACAGTTCGTTATCCTCAAATGAGGAATCCATTGTCTTATAAAAATCCTTTATAAAAATTCCAAGTTTTTCAAACTGTTCTTTTTGATTTTTTATTTGATTTTCCGCATAATGTCTAAATTTTTCTAATCCAGAACGCTCTTCTTTTAATTTATTGGCTGCTAATTCAATTGGTAGACCGTGGCAATCCCATCCACATTTATAGTGGATGTTTTTCTTTTGAAAGATTGTAAATCTATAGAAAATATCTTTTAAAATTTTATTATATGCGTGGCCTACATGAATATTTCCGTTTGCATATGGGGGACCATCATGTAAAACTACATTGTAGTAATCCATTGGAAGATTTGTTGAAATCCAAGGATTTATTGCTAAAACTTTCTTTTGCAATTCTGGCAAATTAGCCCTCATAGGAAAATTAGTTTTAGGCAGATTGGTTTTACTTGTCATTTTTTCTCCGTATTCGATTTAGTACACGGTTAACAGGAGAATAATCGTCACTCTGCATTTTCGTGTCAAGAGGAAATTTCTAAACCAAAGAGCTCAGATAAATGCCGACTCTGTTCTTCTGGATTTTCTTTATATTGTTCAATAATCGCTCTAAGCTCTTGTTTTTTCTGTTCAGAAATTTTTTCTATTTCAACTGCGTGTTTTTCTTTTAATTCTTGTAACATAGCTTGATAGCGGGTTTCAATTTCCTGTTGTTTTTTTTGTTGTTCAAGTTCTATTTTCTTTAATTTTTCTAGTTCTTCTTCTCTCGATTTTAATCTACCATTAAGTAATTCAATTAATTCGTAAGCTTTTTTTTCTTTAAAAAACATAAAGCAAACTAAAATTGCTAATCCAATAGCGACCAAAATAATATATGTATATGCGGATTTAAAAAAATTTATAAATTTTTCCTTAAAAGACATTTTTAATTTTCATAACTCCCTTTTTTTGAAGATGGTAAAGACAAAAGGTTTTCAACCTTTTCTTGTTTTTCAACTTCTTGCAACACTTCGCCAGTTAAAATACTTAACGCATCATTCATTTGGTCTATTATAGATAAATAATTTAAATTTATTTCTTCTAAATCGGCTATTTTTTTATCTAATCTTGTTATAGATCTTAACACCGTATCGAGTTTATCCATCAAAATTTGATTTTCAAATTTACTCAATGTCTTCTTTAGACTTGAACTTCGAGATAATTTCGATATATTTTTGGTAGTTGTTTTGCTCGGAGATGACTTCTTCGCTGTTTTGGTTTTCTTCGCTGAGCTTTTTTTCTTCATCATCACTGTTATAATAGTCTTTCCTATTCTTAAATGCATCAGAAGAATTTAATATTGAGTAAATATTTTTTTTATTTTTGTTTAAAGAATCTAAAATAGGTAAACTATCGGTGGTTTGTAACAACCTAATCTCTTTTAAAATTAAGTCGTATATATTTTTATACTTTTCGTTATGTTCAACCATGTAAGATAAAAAGCTAAAAAATTCCTTCATTGAAATACCTTCCCGAAAAAGAATTTTTTTAACTTGGATCAAGTTCTCCAATGAAAATTCCAGTTTAATACTCCAACGTTGAGAAACATCTACCAAAGATTCAATAACTGTTTTTTTCATTTTGTAAAATTATATACCGCCAGTTTCTCCTCCACCAATTCCTCCACCACCACTAGGAATAGAACCGCCATCTGCAAGATTTCCAACAGCAGAAAAATAAGAAGAACCTATTTGAGTTGAGCGCATTGTTTTCGAATTTGGTGTCAATTGGTAATATTTGTTTAGTGTTATCATGCATTCTTTGGCAGTTTGTTCATTATAATTTTTTAATAAATAAACATAAACACGATTTAAGATAACCGTTTTAGGATCAAGCATTACATCATAATTTCCAACAAGTCTAGCAACGTTTGCTGCAAATTTCTGAATATTTAACATGGTTTCTGGAATTTCTGGTTGCGGGGGAGCAGAATTTTCTTCGCTATCGCCACCAGAGGGAGAACTATCTTTACCTAAATCCAAACCTCCGCCAGCTGAATCATCGCCGCCAACTTCTCCGCCCAAATCTAATTCAGGATCTTTTTCGTCTGCCTCAAAAATAGCTCGAATTAGTTTATATTCTTTTAATTGAGCTATGGCGTTTGGAATAGAAGGTCTTGGTGTATTATCCAACCCAGCAAACATTTGTGATTGTGGAATTGCTTCTCGTTCGTATTGAATAAGATATCTGTCCACTTTTTGATCTAAAGACATATCTTGTGGAAGAGTTGAAGCCTTTGTAGAAACAACAGGAATAGTTTGAACGTCTTTTTTCTTTTCTTCTTTAAGTTTCGTTTTCATTATTTTATTTTTTTTTACTTTCTTTTATTGAAACCAAAGGTGGTTGTGTGGTTGTCATTGGAGGCAATGTTGGGGTAATTCCTGGCATTGCTGGGACAGGTTCTATTGGCATTTTATTTATAGGTTCACTTGTTCCGACCAATGAACTTATGTCGGATGTTTGCACTGGACGAATGCTGTAAAGCTGATCTAAATTTGCCCTTTCTGCAATCATCATTCTTTGTTCTATCACAGACCAATTCAACTCTTGAAGCATTCCATTTAAATAACCTTTTTTGTCTCCACTATAATCTTTAAACCAAGCATGATGAAAAGTATCAACTGCAATAACTGGAATTCCCATAACAGGAATGTTTTCTGAATGTTTTTCCACAACACAGTTTGCGTATTTTTTAGAATACGGGTCATAGTAACAAATTGCCCAACCTTCAAGAGCAACCATTCCACAAGATCTAAAATCTAATTGCCATTGTTCAAATGTTCCAAAATCTTTGGATAATCTAATAAACGGAAGGCTGTCTGCTCTTATTTGAGAATTTAAATCAGAAATATTAGAAAAATAAAGTTCATGTAACTTAACTCCATTAAAATTGGATTGCTCATCAAGTTTAAGGCGTCTAAATTCAGAATTTGTAGGATTCAATGAATCCATAACTTTATTGACCGTATCTATTTTTGGACTAATTTGGTTAAGCGATTCAATGTAATTTCTATACAAGGAAAAGTGATTATCTTTTGTGAATGCGCTTAATTTCTCTGTTTTAAGAATAAAAGGTTTTGCAATCAAATAAACCGCTTCGGAAATAAAAGTTTTCGCTTCCGCAATTATTTTGTTTGCTGATTTACTTTCAGCAGGCAGCATTTCCTTTATTTTTTGTTTAAGTTTATTTCTAGTTTTTTCATCAATAAAATCATTCATAACAACTTTTAATTATATAGTTTTTTGAAAGAAAAGATTAGTTCTTTTCAGATTCTTCTTCAATTTCTTTTAAAAGAAATCCACCGTGGCCTGTTGCTAATTTATTTCCAAAATAACTTTTTTTAGCACTAAAATCAATCTCATTATTTTCAACAGTGTTAATTTCAACACCTAAGACTTGGAAGTCTCCTAATTTATTTGTTGTTGATACTAGTCTTGCTTGGATAAAATTTACTGTTTCTAAAACAATTTTAGTCGCATCTTTAAACCACTTTGTCTGGTTGAGCAGCTCGTAAACTTTTAGTGCAAATTTGTTTAAACTTTCTATTTTCTGTTCGAAACTAAAATTTGGCGAACTTAAACTTGCTGTAAGATTATCTATCTGAACAGGATCGATATTTAATTTTTTTGCAATTAAAATTAAATTTCTATAAGTTTTTCTTTTTGTTAAACTTAATATCGAAGTAGTATCTTCAGTATCTTCTGAAGAATTTCCAAGTAAAATATTTAAAAGTTTTTCGAAAAGTTCAAAATTTTCAATCTTTTTTTCAAAAAGAGACCTTTTTTCAGAAATAAGTTTGGCAATAAATGCTATAGAACCATAAGCTCCATGCTTACTTTTATTGCCTCCTTGTTTTACACTTATCAAGTAAGTTTTACCTGTATCCAAATCTTTTATTTCTGCATCGTAACCAATTTGATTGGACTTTGATCCAATGTTTACAACAGGTTTTGAAAATTGGATATCGGTTCTATTCAATGCAATCATTAAAGGAACTATAAATTCAGAAACATAGATATTTATTTCTTTTCCAAAAATTGCGCCATTTGGAATAGTAATTGAATTGTTTTTTAATAACCCAGACAATATCTTCATTATAACAATTCCAAACTTACTCTTATCTGTTTTAGCTTTTTTTAATAATAATTGATATATCTTATTCGGATCTTGAAAACGGTCATTTTCAATCAGCATTTTTGTGTCTGAAAATAAATTTGTAAAATCGAACTTTGCTGGTTGATACAACGCTTGTCCTGCTAATGCTGATTTGAGCCTTGGATTTATTCCAAATGTAAAATCAAAATCTTCTTTAAAAGATATTCCTCCCCAAGCTGGGATATCATTTTTTGAGTTTAGTTCTCGATCAAAAAATCTTACAAGATTGTATCTTTGCTTTGTTTTATTTCTTGTTAGTTGAACAAATACTGCACTTTTTATTCGTTCTTTTGACTTAAAATTAACTCTATTTGCTATCTTGAAGTCACCACCTAGCAGATCGTCTAACTCTAGCTTTATTTCATCATATGAACCATTGAAAATTTTAATATCAGTCAGAGAATAAATTATTTGTTTATTTTTTTCATCGACGAATAGTTCTCCAATTTTTCTATTTTTTATTCCTTGAGCCATTGCTGTTATTATAACTAGATTCTAAATAAATACTAGTCAATCTCCTCTGGGAAAAGAAAATCACAAACTTCAACAAGTGACGCTAAATTTCCAAGACTCGCAGATAATCCATATTTATTTTTCACAATTGTCCCACAATATACTTCATATAATGGAAATCTTCCTATCACATCTTCTGAAAATTCTCCCCAAATTTTAACAATCAAATCAGAAAATTTCTCTCCAATTACAGCAAGTTCTAAAAACGGCTTTCCATTTTTTGAGGTTTTAGGTTCCATTTTTCTTAAAATAAACCAAACTTGATCGGTAATTTTTGTATTTTCGCCCTCTTCTAAAAAGTCAATGTCGCGTATTCCATCTACACTTTTAAGTTTCATCTTTTCAATTGATTTTGAATATTTTTCACTTAAAATTAAGCTAAGGTCAGCGCTCCCAGCTAATTCAACCCAATATTTTATTTTTTCGTTCTTGGTCCAATCTTCGGTGTTGGCCAATTTTTCTTTTTGAACCAATTCATCAAGAATAGGAACTATATCATTATTTTTCTTTTTCGCAGATGTGCGTTTCAATAAATCAAAATTTTCAACGATAACGTTATACGCTTGTTTATAGTTTTGAACGCCATTTTCTTTATCTGAAATAAAATTTAAACTATCGAGAGCTTCAAGACAAATTAGGTTTGTTAAAGCTTTTCTATTAAACTTAGAATGTTTCCATTTACCTTCTTCGTTAACCAATAAATCTTTTATATCCTTGTAGGGTTTGTTTTTATTAATTTCCTCAAGAGCAGCATCACCAATTCCATCAATTGTTGTTAAACCTGGGATGATAACTTTTTCCTTCGTTGGATGCATTTCATACCCAGCACTTGAAAAGTTAATATCTGGTTTTGAAAACTTATAACCTAACTTCTGGGCTTCCCTCATTGCAGTTGCTTTTGGATCTTCTTGACCAACAACCTTTCCTTTTTCTAAGGCGGCATAATCTAAACACGCTGTGATCCATTCATCTGGATAGTATGTCAAAAACCAACAACACTGATAAGTCGCAATAGAATAAGAAATTGCGTGGGACATGTTAAAGGAATATGATACCAAAGATTCCATTTTATCGAAAAAGATCGAAGATCTCGCCGAATCCATACCTGCAAATTGCTTTGTTTTTTCGATGAATTCAGTCTTTAATTTTTCGCGTTCCTTCGCTGCTTTTTCTTTATTATTAATTTCTTTTTTAGTAAACGCTTTTCTAACCGAGTCTGTTTCATCTAACGGAACGCCACAAAGATGGTGATAAATTAGTTGTAATTGTTCCTGAAAAATAAGAAGTCCGCTTGTTGGTTCCAATACTTCTTTTAAGAAAGGGTGTTCATATTTAATTTTTTCTGGATTTGCTCTATTGTTCAAAAAGTCTCTATCTACTTTTAATCCCAAAGGACCAGGACGGTGAATAGAAGTTGCAATTGAAATATCTTTCACGGATACAGGTTTCATTCTTCTCATAAAATCTTGAGTGTTTGGTTTTACAAACTGAAAAATAGAAATAAAGTTTCCATTCCAAAAAACATGTTTATAGACATTAATATCATCCATTGGATTTTTATCAGGGGACAGGTGTTCATAAAACCATTTTTGAACTTCTTCAAAAGGTATTTCTGACTCAAGTCTTCCTGTTTGTTTTTTGAGAATTTTTCTAACTGTATTCTCAAAAATTCTTAAAGTACCTAATGCTAGGAAGTCAAACTTTAAAAAACCAAAATGTTCTAACATACGAAAGTTAACACCCTCGGTCCACGGTGTCTGTAGCGACCTTTTGTCACCTTTGCCGCCAATCACCAGAGGCATATTTTGTTTTTCGATCGGCGAGTCCGTGAGGACCACGCCGCCAGCGTGCCGACCGCAATTTGAAATTAATCCAGCTTCGGTTAGGATATTAGGCTGGTCGTCAATAAAAGCTCCTGTAGGAATATTGTGGTGAATATCATAGACCAGTTTTTTTCCTATTTTTTGTATAGATTTTATCTTGTTATATTCCATTTTATTAAAGCTCACGCTCTAGAGTTAGTTTCTCAACTTTTCCTTTATTTAGCTCTATCTTATAGGCAAATAATTCGATTCTATCGTATCCAATTCCATATGAGCAATACAATGTAGTCTTTGTATTCTTTTGAAGTCCAGTAATCGAAATCCAAAAACTTTCGTAATCTCGAAGAATATCACATTGTTCTGCTAATAAAAATTCATATCCTTCAACTATAGAGTCTTCCCCTAAAGATCTGCAAAGAATACCATATTCAATGGTATCGTTTTCAACATGAATATAGTAATCATCTAAATTTTCAAGGAAAAGTAGTTTGTTATTATAATGAATTTCTTTTTCTTTTAAGATTTCTAATTTATCTAAAAACAAACAATAAAGTTGTTCAATTTGAGAAATAACTACTTTCTTACTTATATCCATCCTATAAGGGAATCCTTTTCAGTTAAATCTTTAACTTGTTTCCAACCTTTATCTGTTTGAACTAGATGATCTTCAGTAAGTTCAACAGTTTTACCATTTTCTACTTGAATTTTATAGACTTCTTTTTCTCCGTTTTCAACTTTAAAAAAGTCAGAACTATATTGAACTTCTCCAACATTGTCAACATAAGCAAGTTTATCCATTTCAGAAATATCTGAATATTTTTTCCACCCAGAGTTTGTTAACAATAAAGTTGCTTCTGTAAAACAAGACTTAATCTGTTTAAACAAGACCTTAATACTTGCTTCTAGTTGTGGATAATCTTCTAGCAATTGGTTAAATGTTGGTGAATTTTTCGCCGCACTTTCATAAGAAAGAAACCACACACCACGATCAAATCCATCTTGTTTCTTGTCTTCGTCTAAAGTTTCTTTTTCAATTTTTTGAGTAATTGGATTAATAATTTCAAATGGAATTTGATATAATCTCGCCAGGTCTTTTATAAGAGATTTTAATTGAAGTTGGTTGTAGTTTGAAACAGGAAGCACGGATTCTTCTCCAAAATGTTCAGTTAATATTTTGATTGCCTCTTCTCTGTCTGCGCAATCGCTATTGTGACTCACGATTTCAGTTCCTACCGACGAATAAATAACAAAATAAGAACCATCGACGGTTATATCAACAACGCTTACTTCTTCGCATGTAGATGGATTAAATCTTAATATATCTGATATAATACATCCTTTAGAAGAATCTGTATTCAATAACTGTGTATCTTTTTTAAGATCTTTAATCTTAATATCTACTCCAAATTCATTTGGCAATCTATGGTTTTCGGTTGCTATGATGAAATCATTTTTTGAATTGAAATAAATCTGAAATAAAGGCTCATTATAATTTAATTTCCTTGTTTTCGTATACAATACTTTTCGTAAAAAACCTGATGGATCAATGATAAAATCACCAGGAATTAATTCTGATATAGGAATTTTACCTTTAGGAGTTTTTACCAATGTCGAAGGTATTAAACAATCTATATCAGGCAAAGAATTATGTGTTAAAAAAAATTTACCATCAATTTTATCACTGACATAAAATGTTTGATCATTCTCTATTCCAATATCTATTAAAAGAATAGGAGATTCAGATTCTATCACTTTTATTTTTTTGATCTTCATATTTTACGACTAGTTCCTTTGATTTTTTATAGTTTCTTTGTTCAAGATTTGGAATCTTCAACCAAATTTCTGCTAATTTTAAGCCAGCAATAAATTCCTTCTGTGTTATTGTGATAATATTAAAATCAGCAGCAACAACGCTTTGTTTTGATAAATTTTTTGTCATTAAAATTTCAAAAGGTTTACCCGTATTTTCGACACCTTTTAATTCTACAAATAAATTCAAGTCTGGAAGAAAAAAATCTGGTGTATATGCTCCATTTTTAGTTGGAAACGTTTTAGATTCATATCGATATTTTATGTTAAAAAAATTAAGAACTCTTGCAAAATCTGCTTCTAGTGCACTTTTAAAATAATCACTAAATCCTAAATCAATTCTATATCCTGTTCTTCCATTTAAATGGATTTTAATTTTTCCATTAGATTGATCAGTAAATTGACATTTTCTACTACAACGAATGATATGATTATCAGATTTTTTAACTTGAAATATTTTTTTACATGTTACACAAATTTTCGTTATTCTATTAGAATTATTAAAACATTCTCTTGAACAATATAATTTGTTAATTCGACTAGGTTTTGCTTTAAATGCTTTGTTACAATTCAAACAAATTTTTATTATTGTTTTTATTTGGCTATTGTTTTTACAAATTATAGAACAAAATGTTCTATTGCTACTTGTATAGGTTACAAACTGTGTATTACAATAATTGCATTTTTTATTAATTTTTCCCTCTTCTTTCTTTCTACCGAAAAGGTTTTTACATTTTTCTGTGCAAAATACTCTTCTTAAACAATTTCTGTTTCCGCGACTTTTTATTTCGGGTACAGTTATTAAAAACTGAGTTTTGCATTCTTTACAAGATTTCAATAAATTCGTCTGTATTTTTGATTTCATCTGCTCTTAATTCTTTCCGAATACCTTCACGAAGCACAATCCATAAATGATTTGGACTACTTTTTAAAATTGTACCATTGTCAAGTTCAAAAACTATTATTCTATTATGAAACGAATTTTCTTTATGAACCACAGGTTTATAAGTTTGAGTATGTGTAAGAACCATATCTCCAATATTTACATTTTTTAATTGTTTAACTTCATGTTGTGTTTTTATATAGGTATCAGGGGGTAAACACATTTTTTTCTTGCTCAAAAATCTTTCAAACAACAATCCATGTTTTATTGGGTCCACCTGGGTAATTCCTAAGAGGTAACAAACTAAAGATCCTGCGCCTGAATTATGAACAGGGATTCCTTCAACATTGTAAGAAGACTTGTTTTCAACAGAAAGATCATATACTTTACCAGTATATCTTTTATATGTTTTTGATTTTAGTTTTATTGTCATTTATTAGGATTCTCCATCTATGGTCCATGAACCCGATGAATAAAAAGTTAATTTTGGAACTACGTTGTTCAAAGGAAGACTATAAATCTCCGATACTATCCGCGCTTCATATTTACACAACTCTTTAATTAACTTTTGATCAAATTTTGATAAAATCTTGGTGGAGACATCTGTGCAAAAATTATTTCTCGTAAAAAGATATGGTTGCGGGTTAAATTCTTCTTGAATTCCCGTTTCTGATAAAAAACGTATTTTTTTATAAATTTTAGCAGTTGTTTCCGTTGAACAGACACAGCCGAAACATATATCAAGGTAATAATAATTCATTTCTTCTAAAAGAAGAAAATTAGATTGATTTTCTAATACGAATTTTCTGTCGTGAAATTTAATATATTCTTCACTGCCAAGAATAGTTTCGCAAAGTTTTAAACTCTGTTTTTCTGTATCTTCACTTATGGTAGGTACATATTTGAGATTTATTTTCATGTTATTATTGGATCTTTTAAGCGAGCAGACCTATATTGAATTCCTATGTCTAACGAATAATATGCATTAAATGCAATTGGGCTCGGACAATGAATCCAATGAGAAGGAAGCACTTTGTTATTATAGCCATGAATACCAAATTCGGTCAATGCGACATAATCAATGTGGCAATACGTTGTTTGCCACATTTTATTAGAATCAATAAATGATCTTGCCAAGAAATATTTTATTTCAAGTATAATTTTATCATTTTCGATATATTTTAACATTTCGTCATAAGTCCGTTTTAACTTTGATTCGAGTAAGTTTAAATTTACCGATTTGGAGATTTTTTGATACTCAACTTTTGTTAATTTTTCGTTTGTATCAATAATATCTTTCATAACAGTTTAAGGTCTTTTGTAAGAGGGTCTATTTTTTCGTTTAAATGAGGCCCGATGCACAGACAGGTATTAGTAGGTTGCCCATGAAACTCGGTCAATCCTGCATCGGTAATTAAACTAACAGTAAGTCCAGACTCTTTTGCAGAATTAAATAACTTTATCAACTCATCTTCATTCTCAACGTAAACAACAATTTTTTTAAAATTACCGTTGATCCAAGATTCTTCTTCTTCTGTTAGGAGTTCCGAAACTTTTTTGTCTAAATTCTTTTTTATTTTATCTGTTAGCCATTTTATACTTGCATGTGCAAGTTGCGCTGCAATTTTCCCTTTACGGACATTTAAATCTTTGCGCCATACCAAAACTTGTTTGTAGTTTGTATTCATTTTTCACTTCCCATTTTAGATTTCTATCATAACTTTGTCGTTCACTTTTTCATTTTCTATTTCTATCCATAAACATAAGCTAGGAAATTTTAAAAGATTAACTTCTTCCCATTTTATTCTTTCTTCTAATTCAAAATTATTAATATTACAGTTTTTAATTTCATTTTCTGCAAGAAAATAACATTTAAAATGTTTCGTAATTGAGATTTCTTTTATTTCAGTATCAAGCCACAACCTATATGAAGGTTCATAAGATAAAAACAAATAATTGTTATTGTATATATCAAAATATTTTTTTTGATTTATTTTTGCTTCTTCAAAAGTTCCTAAAAAAAATTCGTCTTTATTTTTCAAATATGAAATTACTGAGTCCACTGTTTTTTCTAACCAGGGGAATTCTATTTTAAGAAGTTTATAGCTTTTGAATTCATATGGTATTAGTCCCATTTTACATTATCCATACAGGTTCATTTATAACCACAAGTTTAAATTCTGTTGGTCTTGTTTCTTGTGTAAACAAATTTGATCTTAGTTCATATCCATTGTCGCCATCTATAATTCTAAAATTTAAAAGATCTCTCACATTTAATCCATAAACACGCTCTTCTATTCCTTTTTGTGTTAAAACAGAATATTTTGTAAGTAGTATCCTATTGTCATCATATTCTCCATATAATCCATCACTAAAATATATTCTAAATTCTACAAATGGCTCATTTAAAAAAAGATAATTTTTATTTTCTGGCCAAGAGCGAAATTCGACCTCTTTTTCTTTTAATTCAATTATCTTTTTTTCAAATTCTTGAGTATTTGCTATTCTTATAATTTCTTCATAAAGTTCAGAAGGGTTTTTTAAGGAAAACGTTTTCATATTGCTATCTCAAGTTCTGATTGAAGTTTTTGTGGTTTATCGAAGTTTTCAAAACAAAAATCTTCAATTTTAAATTCATAAAAGGATTTGCTGTTGATTAATGAAATTAGCGGCTGGGATTCTAGTGGTTCTCTTTTGAAGATTTCATTTGCCGCGTTTAAGTGTCGATCATATATGTGAAGGTTATGAACATAATGACAAAACTTACCTACTTTATATCCCAAATCCGAGGCAACCATTAACATTAGCCCATAATATTGGGCTTTGTTTATCCAATTTGCCATTACATAATCTGAACTTCTTTGTATTAAGGTCATATCCAGAATGAATTGATCTTTTTCTTTTCTTACTGCCCAAATTGTTTCAAATGCACATGGATATAATCCATCTGATTCTAATAGATCAGACTCTTGATAAAGATTCATAATATGCCGTCTCCCGAATGGATTATATTTTAATCCATGAAGAAGTTTGTTCATTAAATCCCATTTGCGAACTGTTGCTCCGTAACGCTGACCAATTGTTCCATTTCCAATTTCCCACTCATCCCACCAATTAATTCCAAGTTTTTTTGCATCTTCTAAATTAGAAGATTGTTGTTGATAAATCCAGAAAATTTCTTTTATTCCAGATTTAACAGCTGTATTTCGTAACGAGGTAAAAGGATACTCATCTTTTTCAATATCATATTCTTCAAATACTTGAGTTATGAAAATACTATTAGCAGGTGTTCCGTCTTTATATTTTGGTCTTGGATTTTCATCCTTATTTCCCTTTGTGATGAGTTTATAAAGATTTTGTTTATAGTATTGGTCTGCTTTAGTTACCATCTTTTTAGTCATTTATTTTATTCTTCCCAGTAAAATGCATAGAGTTCTGCATTCTCTATTTTATTTATTCTTCGTGAGCAGAAAACTTATGGCTTTATGCCATGAGTTGAATGCGATTCATTTGTTTATTTTTCAATATAATTTCTTAATGCCTCATCTGAGACTCCAACTATCGATTATTATGTATCATTTTTAATATTTTCTTTTATACTTGTAAATCATGATCCAAAGATCATTAAGAGTAAAACTTTCCTTGTCTCCAAAAGACAAGGAAACACTCCTTAAAACGATGGAAGAATATTCTAAATGTTTTAACTTTTACTCTAATTGGTCTTCTGTTAACAAATCAACCTCGAAAAAGGTTGCCCATTCCAATTCTTATCAAGAATCAAAAAAACTATTTCCAAACCTACCAACTGCTTTAATTCAATCTGCAAGAGATTTGGCTCTTGAATCCAATAAAAGCAAAAGAAGTAAAATGGTTCCAATAAAGAAAAAACACAGTTCCATTCGTTATGATGTTAGAACTTTTTCCTTTCGAAATCAACAATTAACCCTTTCTTCTGTTGATAAAAGAATTAAAACAATCGTTTCTTTTTATCCTTATATTGAAAACTACTTCAAGAATTGGAAACTGCTGAAAACTGGTTATTTGTCAAAGGTTGGAAAACACTTTTATTTTACTTTTTTGTTCGAATCTGATAAAACAAAAGAAACCCAAGAAACAAAAGGAACGGAAACTGTTGGTTTGGATCGAGGAATAATAAACGTTATCGCAACAAGTGAAGGGGAATTAGTTTCAGGAAAACCATTAAGAAAAAACAAGAGGAAGTATTTATATTTAAGAAGGAAACTTCAAGCAAAAGGCACTCGGTCTGCGAAAAGATTCTTAAAAAGAATAAGCAGAAAAGAGAAGCGGTTCAGTTTGGATTTTCTTCATTGTTTATCAAACAAACTTATCAAGAATGAAAACGTTAAAACATATGTTTTGGAGAATCTTTCAAGAATTAAACCCAAAAAATACAACAAGAAATCAAATAAAGTAGTTTCAAATTGGGGATTCAAGTTATTTGAAGGATTATTAAAGTACAAAGCAAAACAAAAAGGAATTAATATTGAGTTTGTTGATCCCATGTATACTTCCCAAATTTGTTCTGGTTGCCAAAACCAGAACAAAGAAAGTAGAGATAAGGGAATATATAGGTGTAGTGTTTGTAAACTAAAGATTCATTCTGATATTAACGCGGCAATGAACATAAAAAATAGGTTTTCAAAACCTCAAAAATTATCTTCAAGTTTGTCCTTGAAGCAGGTTGTAGTCAATCAACCAAACGCGAATAATGAGTAATTATTGTTTGCAAGCTCATAACATAAAAACTGTGAGCAGTTGACTCTAGACATTAAACCATATGCTAATAACTAAGTTCCATCTACTATTTTAGTAGGTCCATCTTTTGTTTTTACAATTAACGCACGATTTGTAGCCAACCAACAATCGTTTGAATTCAAAAATTTATGACTTGCAATTTTTGCGTATTTCAGTGGTTTTTCTTTATATTTCGAATAATCTTTTTCAAGAGATTCCATTCTTTTCTCTACATCCTTAACTGCATCTAAGGATTTTTCCACATTATCTTTTTCTTTTCTTGTTATTGAAAACCCTTTGTTTGTAAGTTTTGAAATATGGTAGTTGTCTAAAAACTGTTCAAAACTTACAGCTGTATAACAAGAATTAAATTTTAATATTTCGTCAAATTTAAACTTTGCAATACAAACAGAGTTATCTTTCAACATTTCGTATATCCAATTTCTTTTTGATCTAAAAACCTCAAGCCTAAGTTTGTTTTCTAACTTTGAACTAAAATTTGGTTCTTTAATTAACTTTTGATCTAAAAAAGAAGTGTTCGCTTTCAAAGCGTGGTCCCCATCTAACATAGACCAAATAACAAAATTTGTATTTATTCCTTGAATTATTTCCATCTTATTTTATCCTTATTTGACTTAGAGCAATCCTAAAACATACATTAGATTCCATTCCAGAAATGATTGGAAACTCTTCAATTCCTTTGTCTGTTAAAAACAATAGCCAATCGAGATTGTATTTTCCATTTTGCTTCTTCTCAAGAAAAATTGAATTTTTTATTAACGAAAATAATTTTGTTGAATGAATTTTATCTCCTTCAATATGCCATGCCACTTCTCCATTTGTTTTCTCGAATGATGGTCCGTCTATACGGTGACGTATTCCATTCTGAAACCATTCTTTATGCCCATCTGGGCATTCAATTGCAGGTCCGTCTATTCGATGCCTTAACCCTTCAAGATACCAAAACTTGGTTCCATTCTTGTATTCAATTGCAGGTCCATCAACCCGATGAAGTTTTCCTTCTTTAAACCAATAAAAAGCCTCTCGTTTTAATCTTAAACAACCTGTAAATTTTTTACTTTCGGCGTAATCATTTAAATTTCGTGAATTACGGAATCTTCTCATTTAGACAAAACATACCTTCCATATGAAATGGGCGTTTTCTTTAAATCATTTTTGTAAAATGATTTTTCATCATAAACCCTATACGCTTCTTTTAAATGCCAATTTTTAGTAGATAAAAGTTTTTCTGGTGAAAAATCTATTTTCTTATCAAATTTATTATAAAGTTTTTGATTTTCGGTTTCATCTAATTCTGAAAAATATATCTCGGAAACCATATCGAAAAATTGATTATATATCTCTACTCCACCAATAACAAAAACTTTAACTTCCTTGTCTTCAATTAGGGCTTGATTTTTTTCTTTCCATTCTTCAATCGAAGAGTAAATCTCGATTCCCTCTTTTTGATCTAAAGTTCTGCTAATAACGTGGTTAATTCTTTTTGGAAGAGGTTTTCCTATTGATTCATAGGTTTTTCTTCCCATCACAACTATTTTATTTAGTGTCAAATCCTTAAACCACTTTAGATCAGAAGGAAGAAACCAAGAAAGGGCATTATCGTTTCCGATATACCCTTCTTTAGTTGCTGCGACGATTAATGCTAGTGTCATAGCGTTATGTTATGACTGGTTTTTTGTCGTGTCAAGTGTGAGCCGCGCGAGGGTGCCCATTACGATTAGGTTAGCAGTTGTCCAAACAAACATTGCAAACCAACCAAAAGGAGCGGAATGAAGACCTGAAACAAATGTTCCAAGTAAGTATCCTGCTGTACCGAGCGAGAACCCACCAATAGCAGGTCGCAAGTTTTTACGACTGTAGAACATTGCAGCTAATGCAATTGGCAGGAAAGCGCTTCCAAGCGGCAAGAACTGGTGAATAAAACTATTTGTAAACATAGTCAAGTCACCAGGCGGTCTTGAAATTATTTCAAGACCAGGAATTGAACTTGGTAAGAACCAAGGAAGGAAAAACAAACCAACAGAAGAGATTAGTGCAGGAGCAATCCACTTTTGCGGAGATTCAAGTTTTCCTTTCTTTTGTTTGATTAACGTTGAAACAATTCCAAGCATCAACAGAAGAGACAAACCTCGGTAAACAACTTGTCTGTTTTTAATTCCAGACAAAGCAGATTCTGCACTCGCAATTCCAGCACCATACAATTCGGGGTTTGAATCTCCATGTTGCGGAGTTTGTGCAGTTGATCTTAAAATACGTTCAACTGAATCTACGTTTGTAACACCTTGAGACATTATCAATGCTGCAATTCCTGCAACGTGCGGGGTAGCCATTGAAGTTCCAGACCATGCCGCAAATTGTTCGCAACCACCTGTTCCATGTTCGCAAATTGTTTGTTGGAGAATATTAACTCCAGGGGCAGCAATATCTACTTCTGGTCCTCTTGACGAGAATTGAGCAATTGTATCACCTTCGCCAATTGCACTTACAGCAAAGGCACCCTCTTCGTTTGCGGGAGATTCAACATATCTCCCATTGTTTCCCGCGGCACAAATTACAACCGTACCCTTTGAACGGGCATAAGCAATAGCTTCTGCCATTACTCGGTTTCTCGGGCCACCACCTAATGAAAGGTTGATAACATGGGCACCTTGATCGGCAGCGAATCGGATACCTTCCGCAACATCGACAAGCGAACCAGAACCTCTGTAGTCGAGGACTTTGACAGGAATAATTGTTGCACAGTGTGCAATTCCCGCTACACCAATTCCATTGTTTGTTGACTGCGCAATTGTTCCCGCAACGTGCGATCCGTGCCCTTGATCGTCATTTGCGTGTTCGTCGTCGTTTACAAAATCCCAACCAGCAACACAGTTTGTTGTTTTAAGATCGGAAAGTTGTGTAAACTCTCCGTATGTTTCACAAGCAACACCAGTATCAATTACGGCGACTCTAATACCTCGTCCACAGGTTGTATTCCACGCGCGTTCCACACCAACGCGATGCAATCCCCATTGACGAGAATATTGCGGATCATTTGGCGTGAAAAAAGCGTGCATTTCTTGGTTTTGATCTGCCGCTTGCACGTTTCGATTTGTTTGAAGTTGTCGCACAATACGTTGTCCAACGTCCTGTGGAGCACTAAAAACATAAATTCGATCTTCTCCAACCATTCGAGGACTGTTTGCCCTCAAACTAATTCCATATTGGGAAGCGACTTCATTGACCGTTTCTTGAGAAACGGAATCGTTAAAGTCCACTACGAATTCGTCTTGCTGTGGATGATTTACTCCACCGAAAGTTTGAGCTTGAGCACTTACCGAAGCAAGCATTAGAGCCAAACCGCACGAAAGCATCACCGTTTTTGTTTTCATTTTTCGACCTCGTGTGTCAGTATAAGGCGCGCAGGCGGGCTGTCAAGTCGGCACCAAACACGAGATTTAAGGAATTTTACTCTTCTAATTTTTCACACTTATATAAACCCTTTATATAAGCATGAAAATATTTTCCTTTACTTTCTGAGTTTTTAAATTCTTCCCAAGTTTCTTCTGGAACACCTTTGTAAAGATATGCTTTACCAGTTGTTTTAAACCAAATTGTTAATTGGTGATAAAGTTGGCTATATTCTGCTTTTGTTAAAAGCTTGCTTGATTCTGAGTCTAGTTTTTCTGTTGTTAGAATATCGATCATTGACATGATTAGTTATTGTCCTTTTGTAGTTTATAAAAAACTAACTTCTATTTTTGGTATGTCTATTACTTTTGGATAACCAGAGTATTTTACATATTTTTTGAAATAAGATTCAGGCATATAAAAAGTTTCTATTAAATTTAGTTGAGCCATTTTTTTCATATAAAATATGATTTCTTGAGAAGAAAATCGTTGTGGAGACTTATTTACACAGGAAAAATACTCAATCCACGGGACATTAAATTCTTTTTTAAAAAGATTACCAAACAATGACTTCATTTTTCTTGGAGAAAGAACTCTTTGAATCACAAACTTAAAACTAGGATTTATATTAGCAGATGTGGACATTTCATAATTTTCATATAAACAAAATTTTTTTTTTGGAAAAACTATAAAAAATAATCTCCGTTGTAAAATGTTTATTTTTATTCACCAAGAAACCTCTATTTTTGGTATGTCTATTGCTTTTGGATAACCTGAATGTTTTATATATTGTCTAAAGTTTAATTCGGGAATATAAATAGAATTTCCAACAAATTTTTTCGTATCAAATATAACTTCCTCTAAAAGAAATAATTCTGGATTATGGTTTTGAACATTTACCACTTCAACCCACGGTACATCAAATTTTTTATCCTTAAAAATATTACCAAACAAATTTTTCATTTTTCTTGGAGAAAGAACTCTTAGAATAAGGAAACAAAAATTTGGATCTGTTATTGGAGATGTAAGTAAATTATAATTTTCAGATAAGAAAAATTTTTTTATATAAGAATCATAAGAAATAACATCTGTTATAATATGTTTGTTTTTATTCACCAAAAAACCTCTATTTTTGGAATTTTAATCCAAGGACTAGGTTTAATAAACTTTATTATTCGTTTATAGGTTTGAAACGATACAAATAACGTATCTGCGGATTCTTCTATTTGATCAAGATCATGAAATAACCAAGCTATTTGGATCAAATAATCTTCATTTTTTAATGAAAATGATTTTTGAAATTTTCTAGGTGAAAAAATTTCTTTTTCTTTAATTCCTGGTGCACTTGATTTTTGGTCAGAACAAAATTTCCAAATCCTAAGTTTATATTCTTTACAAAAATATGGATATTTCTCGTTTGGTTGTAACGCATATGCAGGAAAAGATATTCCTCGCTCTTCTGCCAACCAATTATTGACTCTAACATATTTCATATTAAACTTACCTCTATTTTTGGAATTTGAATAAATAAATCTGGTTTTGCAAAAGAAATTAATTTTTCATATTCTTTAACAGACATTAAAAGGGGTTCGGTGTCAAATTCAATATCATTATTTTGTTTCGAATAGAGCATCTCTTTTCTTTCAGAGAATTTAAAATCAAACAAAATTAAAGGAAAAGGTTTGTTTGCAAGAAAATATTTCTTTTGCTTTCTCGAAGAGAAAATATCATATTCTTTCAATAAAAGATAATTTAGTTTATCGTACTCCGAATAAATTTTCACTTTTAAATCATTTTCAATGAATTTTTTTGTATAATACGAACTTGAATATTCAAAAATTTTAAAGGTTTTTACTATCATAACTCACTTCAATTCTCGGTATTTTTATATGAAAATATGGATCGACCAATTTTATGAATTTATTATAGTCTTTACTTTTTAAAAAAAAGTCAGGGTAACTTTGATTCTTGAGTCGTTCGATGAATTCATTGAAGCAATCTTGCTCCATTTTTTTATGGAGATAAAACCAAGCAATCGAAATTAATGATTCATTAGAATGAAAATTGAATTTCTGTAAAATTTTTCTGGGAGAAAGAACTTCTTGTTCTTTCAGAATCACAATTTCAGTTAATTTACCATAAACAAGATCTTGATAAGTGAATTTAGATTCAATTAATTTCTGATTATTTAATCTGTAATAAATGAAGCACTGTTTAGTTTTATTAGATGATTTAGTCATAGAAACTCTATCCATTCTCCATTAGAGTTAAATAACTTATCACTATTAGTTTTAAATGATTTCCAAAGTCGTTTTGCCTCTTTTGACTGATTTTGAGAAGACCAAAGTTTTAGTCCATATTTTGTTTTCAACCAAATTGCCGCAATTTTATAAAGTTTTTTTCCATAGCCTTTTCCACGAAATTCTTTTTCGATAAAAGAAAAATCAACATATGGTTTGTATAACGCATTTTCTTTCCACCATTTAATATACGAAGGTCGTTCTTCTATTTTAGAAAGTCTTTCCAAACTCACTTCTGTTGGCACTATAACAGTAACAAAACCCACTTCTATTTGATCTAAAATTAAATGAAATGAATATTTTTCAATTAATGGAAACGCGCTTATAAATATTCTTTCCATAGAGAGAATATTGCGTTTCCAAAAATGAAAGTCAATAAGAGAAATGCCTGGAGAGAAAATTCTCTCCAGGCATTTCAGCCACCCAACTTAAAATCGAGTTAATTAAACTCGTTCTGACTTCATTGGCTTAATGTATTTAACGAAGAAAGCTCCCGCAGATTCTCGTCTGCGCCAATTTTGAACAATTTGTTTTGGTGTAGATCGGTACAAATATCTAGATCCATCCTTCATGGTAACTGTTAAGTTACCAACATCGGAATTTGTTTTCGATGCAACCCAACGAAAATCGGTAACAACAGAAGATCCTTTAAAGGATTCTTGAATGAAAAGAGAAGCTCTTGTTCTCTTTGTATTTGTTGCTTTTGTTTTGGTTGAAGCCGTTTTCGCAGCTGGTTTATGCGAGGTTTTCGAAACCTTTCGCGAGGCAGACTTTGTTGTTGTTTTTTTTGCAGATTTCATATTTGTTTTCTTCATTTGTGCTGTCTTTCTAGGGCGAGTATTGTAACCACCGCAGAGGCACCGTCAAGCACGAATCGTTATTCCGAATTTCTTATTCTTCACCGTGCTTATACAAGTACTCTTTAAACCTTTGGGAGACTAAGTTTAATTCAGCTTGAGTTAAACCAATCTCATCAGTGTTACCAGAGCCTATGTAAACAAAATACATCTCAGAAAATCTTTGTCTAGGATTACCAAAATCATCACTAACTAATATAGTTCTGGCTTTTATTATCATATTCTGTTTTTCAGCAATTACATCATCACGCAATGTTGTTTTCTTCATTAACAATTTCCATTTCTTCTAAATTATTATCTTTAATTGATTCCTCTTCTAATGTCTTCTCATCTAGCATTTTTTTTATTGCTAAAAATGAGTAACCGTTTATATCAAAGTATGCATCCAAGCATCCTTCTTCTGGAGGAAGTAAACTACTGTTTGCTATTCTTGAAAGCTTATCAAGGACTCTTATAATAAACATCACATGTTGATATTGGTCATCTACAATTCCATCAGGAAATAAAAGTTTTAAATGTTCGGATGTTTTATTAAAACTTCCGCCATATGCTCTATTCTTTTTTTCTAGTAATTCTGCTTGCTTTAGCGCAATCTCTCGAAAACTCTTGGTCATGTTGGATATCTACAACAGAAAAAAGTGCACGTCAATGGCTCTAAAAATTGATGCAAATTGACGATTCTGATATTTTTATTCCGTTTCTTTTTAAGAAATTTAATGATTTTCTAGTGAAAAATCTAATATGAGAGTTATCTCCAAAAGAAACTTCGACGACGTAAACATGAGAAATACATCTTGTTTTTTTTATAGTATTTATAATTTCATCATATCTTTTCTTAGAAATCAGTTTTTGAGCCAATTTATTGTTTGCAATCGAAATCCATTTTCGAATGGATAAAACTGATTTCACCGAAAGTGACATTTTTTTATTTAAAGGTACTATTAAAGTTTTTAACTTATCATTCAAATATTCGTAGTAAGTTTTATTATTTTCAGATAATGCCTTCATTTTTTTTCAACTCAGGAAGATTGATGTATACTACTATTATTGTGTACTTGCCTCTCATTGTTTGAGATTCTTTCAAATAATCGCAAATTGCAATTTCGGCATCAGCCCAAGATTCAAACAGTGGATCTGTTTTACCGTTTATAGTAACGGCCTCAAAAAATTCATTAACAATTCTAAATTTCTTTTGTGGAGTAAGCTTAAAACTATGCGAACTAATTTTTCTTGGCGATAAATCATTCGATAGTGGTTTCAACTTATTTTCCATTTATTTTTAAATACTAATAGTTTACTTTAATTGTTGGTATAGGTTTTATTATTTTTTTAGACTCAAGAAAATCATAACATTCTGCAAAAATAAAAAAATATTGTTTGAGGGATTTTAGTTCGTACATTATAGTTGGAAAATAAAAATCAATTATTTCTTTTTCATCTCTGTATTTTCCCATATCATTTATTTGATAAACATCTTCGAAAAATCTTTTAACTTTTCTTTTAGAAATGACTTTAACAGGAACTAAATCTTTTATCTCATCTTTCGTTAAGGATATTATATTAAAAAAACATTCACTTTCATCTTTTATAATCTCAAAAAACATTGTATATGATGTTTCTTTACCAACTTTAGAAATACAACTTTTAATTTGTTGTCTAGTAAGCATAATAAACACCACCTTCAATAATAAATAATATCAAAAATTATTTATCTGGTGCCATTATTGTGATAATATGTTTTGTAAAATCTTTTATGTTATTAAGAGCATCTGGTTTAAGACTTAATTCAAAACATACTATCGAAACTAACGCTTCAATATCAAAATAGATATTGAACATTGCTAAAGAAACTATCAAAGTATAAAAAACTGTATTAAGATTAATCGCACTTTGCAACATTTTCTCACTGGAGAGTGAAACGCTCTTGAAATGGCTTTGAAGTTCTTTTATTTTTTCAATAGAAAAACTTTTCTGAAAGTCAGTTAAGTCATCAAACAGGCCAGATTCTTCAAGAAGTTCTATAGAATCCATTTCTTTGCCTCCGATAAAGTATTTTTATGAACTTCAAGTACAGTTTCAAAATTTTTATGATACCCACCTGCAAGATTCCAGGCTACAGGAATTTTATTTTCTTTAGCAAATTGAAAAACAATTTCATCTCGCTTTTTAAGTTCTTCTGTTGTAAAATATCCTCCATACGGATCTTCTATATGCGGGTCTGCACCAGACTGGTAAAGTATCAAATCGCAATATTTTGCATATTTATTTAAATCTTCCTTAAGAAGAACTTCAAATTCATAAAAAAGATTTTTTCTGTTTAAATTATCAACTATTCCACCAAATGTAAAATGGTGAATAAAATCTCTTAAATTTAAGAGATTTATAATGTTATCGGTTCCATTTCCATAGTGGGCATCAATATCAATAATTGATATCAAAATATCAGGAAACATTTGCTTTAATTTAATTGAACTTATTGCAAGTCCATTAAAAGTACAAAATCCCATACATTCATTAAATGTTGCATGATGAAATCCTGAAGTTGGAGAACAGGCAAATGTTTTGTTTTCGTATGCATATTTTGCCGCCGAAAAGAATGATGCATTTGTCCAGTATAGTGACTCCGCAACCTCTGTTAATTTATTTTCAAATCCATTTTGTTTTACGCAATCCAAAACATCGTTTACATGATTTTCATCATGAGCTAAGTAAAAATCTTTTCTAGATAGAGGTTGAAAATTATTTTCTATTTCAACATAATCAAAGTCTTTAACTGCTTCGATAAATTTTTTTGGTTTACCTGCCGAGGGAGATAAACTTGAGTTTTTTTCTACATTTTGTTTTTCGTTGTAGAATATTTTTATTTGTTTATTCATTTGTGAATCCATTACAGAACTATGATTTGATCTTTTATCATTTCAATAATTTCTTTTAATAATTCCTGACTAGTATATTCATCTATAACAAGTGATGCGGAAAGTTTTAGAAGTTCATTAATATCTGGAATTGAAGCTACAATTCTTATTGTCGCTACAATAGCCTCTCTGGCTGTTTTAAACTCTAATTTTTGTTTAGAAATCCAAGCTGAATATTTATAATTGTGTATTTTTAAACAATTTTTTGAACAACAACTAATGCTTGCAGATCGATCAGTAAATTTATTTTCTTGGGATGGTAAAAACAACATTCCACAATTTGCACAATACGTTTGATAGAATATCATTGGTCCCAAGTATAGATATATGGGGTCTATGTCAATGACATACTTTTTCTATTTCGTCTTCAATTTTTAGATCAGAAGCGGCAACCCAGCCGCGATTTTTAGTTAGGATTTTATGGTCCTTTGTGCAAGATATTACAGTGCCGTCATCAAACTCAAGCTCAACAATTTCTTCATTTTCAATTTCGTATTCCCAACATTTCAATACCTTTTGAACAGATCCATCATGAGTATAAACAAAATTTTCTGATTTAGAGAAATCTTCTATTGATTTATAACGTTCTGTAAATGGAACAGCAACTTTTGTTCCAGGTAAAAAACATCCTCTACCTGCACCTAAAAGCATTTTTTTGCCAATTAAATTAAGACTTTGCGCACAAGTTAAAAAATATTTTTCTAATTTTAAGTGTTTGATAACATCAAGCTCTTCTGATGCTCGATCTACATATTTAGGATCTTCTGATTTAGCTTTACTTACTAATCCATCCATTACAAGATCAACTAATTCATTAAAACTAATACCTTCTTCAGAAAACCCTTCTTTTTTCAAACTAGCTAATTTGGTTTCTGGTATAAGTTTATTTAAACTTGGTAATTTTGGAGTTTTATCGTAAACGATTTTTTTGTCTATTAAATCAAATGCAATATCATGTGTTCTTTCAATCGCATCGCATACTAATTCATGATAATCATCTTTATAAATTTGCGGGTAATCTGCAACACAATATTTTTTATACGCTTCCCACATTTGTTTTGCATTTTTTGGGTACAACTCATGTTCTAAATCTTCTATTTTTTGAGGAATGATATTTGCATCGATATCCTTTAATTTATTCATTGTCATTCTTGCAAGCGTTTTGTAAATAATTCGTTCTTTCCAATGTTCAGGGTTTGGATAATGACAATCTGCCGTTGCAATTAATTTTAATCCAGATGTTTTAGATAATTCTATTAAGTGATAATTTAAGATATGCTGGTATGGAAGTTTGTTGAACTGAATCTCAAGAAAGAAATCATCTTTATTACCACCAAGAGCAAAAATAAACTGGTCCATAAGAAGTTTTAATTCTTTTTGAATTTGATCGAATTTATATTTAATCAGCTTATCCATTTGAATGGAAAAATCTTCCTCTGTTAAATTTAAATCCATATAATGTTTTATTAGTATTTTGTTAGGTTCCCCCCCTAAACAAGCAGTACTTGCAATTAAATTACCGTTAGCATTTTGTTTAATTAAGTCAAAATCTAATCTTGGAAAAAAGTAAAATCCATCTTTGTAAGAAAGAGATGTAAGTTTAAATAAACTATTTAAACCAGTTAAATTTTTTGCTAACAAAACTAAATGACTTCTAGATCTAAGAGGATCTCTTGTTTTTGCAGATTTTGTTTCTTCTTCGTCTTCAACAACAGTTGTCTCTATATTGCCTTCTTCAGTGTTTTTTGAATCTTTCAAAAGAACAACTTCTTTATTAAGAAGTTCATAATTTTTAATCTCTTCTTCAAATTCTTTTTTTCTTTTCTCTTCAATTTCATCGAAAATAATAAGACCATCATCCTTAGTTGATTTTGGTTTTTTTATTTTTTTAATGGCTTTTTCTTCTTCTTTTCGTTTTAATGTTGCCTCTTTTAATGAAGACCATTCTAAAAGAGAAGGAATAAAATACGCTTCTATACCATATAGGACTTTAAAGTTCTTACCTTCTTTTGCAAGATTTTCAAAATATTTATAAGAATGAGAAAACGTATTCATGTTTCCATGATCCGTTATAGCATGCGCTTCAAGTTCATTTTTTTGGGCAAAATCAAAATGGTCTGGTGGAAGTCCTATTGCGTCTCCAATGCTTCCATTGGAATGTGCATGTAGATTTACATATCGCTTGGGTTCTCTCATGTTTTTTCTTTTTTTAGAGAATTTCTACTTGATCTAGAGACTCAATGTCAATTTCTAAAATTGGTCTACCATTTTCATCTGTTCTAATATCAACTTTAACATCAATAAACCAAAATGTGTTTATCGGTTCTCTCTGCTGTTGCTCTAATTGTAGATTTTTTAAATATATATTCATTCCTTCTATTGTGGCTGGTGTCAACCGTTGATATTGAAATTTATCCCATAATCTACCTTGATAAAAGTCTAAAACTCTGCGAAGAAAATTTCGCTCTATTTTTATTTTACTGTTCATTTTTTATTTTTTCTGTTATATACTGAATAAGTTCACTTAATGTGATAGGTTCGACATTTACTTGAGAAAAAGTATCACAGTCGCAACTTTGGTTTTCGTCTTCGTAGTGAGGACATTTATAATTAAAATAATTACCCCAAAAATACATTTCTGGTGAAAAGTGTTTAAAACTATCTATTTTTGATGCGGTAAGATACTTTAATTCAATTTCTGCTTTAATAGCAAGCAAATTTCCAGCATATTTATACGCTTCATAAAGTTTAAAATTAACCAAACATTCATCTTCGTTTTCTAGTGGAATTCCCGAGTAAAACTGTTGCTGAAACTGTTTTAAACATAAAATATATTCTAAAAAATCTTTTTTTGATATAGGAGAATCATTATATCTGGAAATGGATAAGTGTTTCCCGTCAAACAGTATATCGACGAAACTTTTCGTTGAAAGTGTTATTTTTTGCTTAGTTTGCATGTTTATTTTCCGTAGCGGAAAAATTTCAATTCTTCATCATGAAGAAGAGTACATTTTTCTTTATCTTTAAAAAGATCTGTTATTAGTGCCGATTTTCCGTTTAAAATACATTCATTTTTAATAAGCCTTAAACCATGGGAATAATCTACATATGTAATAACGTGATCTACGGCATTTAAATTTTGAATTATAGACCCATCCGAATTAAACCACCCAAAAATTGCAACATTATTTTTGTACTTAGAGTTTGTTAAAATGTTTGTTAACACAACATCTTTTTTGTGTCCCGCTACTAAATCGCCAGGATTCCATCCACTTAATTTCATTTGCTCTTGAACTTTTTTTGAATGATCAAAATAACATTTTGTAGAATCTCTATTATATTTTTTCGATTCATTTTTATAAAGTTCACCCCAAGAAACTGCTCTTGGCTTTATTTTTGCAGCGGAATATATTTGCTTAACCATTTTTGGAGTTGGCAACAACAGGTTATGTGTAGCCATTAGTTCGAGCGCTGTCAAGGGGCTCATCGGACAGTGAATCCACTCTTGTTCATTTCCAAGACAAATATAATCACAAGAAACAAAATATTCTAAAGTATTACTACCTTCAGAAACTATAATTTTGCAAAAATTTTGCAATAACCAATTTGGTAGAATTCCTTGCGTTAAAAATGATTTAATCTTCTGTTCCCTAACCGTTTGATTGGAAGCAGAAGATAATTCACTAAAAATATCTATTAAGTTCATGAAATTACATAGCTGTGTAATTTTATTTTAGATCAATAATATCACAAGCGCCAGAAGTGCAAGCTAACTCTTGAATTCCTGTTGTACCATCTTCAGTTTCAAATAAACTAAAATCTTTCCAAGATATTTCTTTTGGAAATTGAGATAAAAATTCTTTATATTGAGTTTCTGTAATTTCTTGATATGGAGCTTGCCTGTATGTATGTTCTGATTTTGGCAAAAATGAAACTCCTCCAATGCTGTCAAAATTTTTGTAAACCCATGCTCCTACATCCATCCACTCATCTTCAGCAACCTGAATTGTAACGGACGGATTATGTTCCGTCCAATTTTCTCTGTAAGTTTTCCATAATTCAAGATGTTGGATCGCGGTTAATTCTTTAGAAGTTATAACATCTTTTGGAGCCTTAATTGGAAAAGAGAAAACTGTTGTATTTTCTGGTTTTAAAAAATCTGGTTCATTTGGTACGCCAGATGCCTTTAAAAAGGCAGTAAGTGGATCTTTGTTATCTGCCCTAACTGTTCTAATATAGTATTCGGAATACCAAGGATGTATTCCGCTAGATACCCCTACTAATTGAGAAACTGTTCCAGATGGCTTAACACATGTAATTGCCGCACTTGTTTCAATGCCAATTTTTTCTGCTTCTAATTTATTTATTTCAACAGCGTACTCGCGCATTTTTATCAGTCTCTGTGCCAATTCTGTGCTATTAGTTGACATAAACTTATTTCCAAAAATACCAGTTAAAGAAACACCTAAAAGTCTTTCTTCTTCACAGTTATTTTTCCATGTTTTTCTTATATATTTAAAATTTGTTAATGAAGACTGCCAAGTTCCAAGCAGTGTGGCTAGTTTTACTTTTCTTAAAAGATCTTTTTCTGTATCAAATTCTTTAACCACAATTTCTGTTAAATTGCAAAATTGTAAACTTCTCAAAATGATTTCGGCACAAGGATTTGTTCCAAAAGATTTAGTGATATTTCTTCTACCAAATTTTTCCAAATGTTTTTTTACAGATTCAGCATTGTAAATACCACGTTCTCCAGATTTTGATTCATATAAATTTCTCCATTCTCTCAAAAATTGAGCTATATTTGGCTTAGAATAATATGTTGCTGAATTGTTTGCTAGTGCTCTCTGTGGTTGAGATTCCCACCATTGACCACTTTTTGCTTTTGCCATTTCAAAATCATCTAAATTTGACAGTGAAATTAAAGCCGATCTACGGACTCCTCCGACAACAACAACTTCTCCAATTTTGCACATAATGTCGTGGGCTTCAATTGGCTTAAGCTTTCTTCCTTTTGCGTTTTTAAATAATTGAACTGTAAACGAAAATAATTCTTTCAAGGGCTCAGGGCCAGATGCCCTTCCACCAAAGGTTTTAAGTCTAGTGCCTGCTGGTCTAATTTTATGCATATCCCATTTTGGGATTTGTCCATTTGCTAATAAAGATATTAATTCTTTGTAAGCTTTAGCCCAGCCTATTTTACTATCCTCAACAACAATTGTCGTTTCAGTTTGTTCGAACTCATCAGCTATAATTGGCAAACTCTTTATATAGTCTTGTTCAACTGAAAATCCCACACCAGTGCCATTCATTAAAATATACATTGCTTCATCAAAAGCTCTTAACGAATCAACTGCAATAAAAGAACAATTATAAGCTGCAACATTGTCAATGTCCATTGCGTTACCCGCCGTCATCAAAGCTCTCATTGATGGCATAATATCATGTTCGAGTATTGCGGTTTTTATTTCATCAAATATTTTATCAGATGAATCGTATTTGTAATTTAAAACTAAATGTTTTTTCATAAATGAAATATATCTGTCAACTGTTTCGACCCAATTTTCTCGACGTTGACTTTCTTCAATCCATCTTGCGTATCTACTGATATGTATAAAATTTTTATACGGATCAGAAATGTAGCCTTCTTCATTTATAATGGAATTATTTGTTGTCATGTTATTTTCCCTATTATTTTTTTATTCGTTAAATACATCTTTTACTTCACTATCTAGTTCTTTGAGTTTTCGTTGTCTTTCTTTAAAGAAATTTTTTAAGTTTGGATTTGATGATCCGCCATTTGCAGCAGTTTTAACAGCCAAATCTTTGTTGGTTTCTGTGGTATTTTCTTCCAGTACAGCCAGTGTTGATTTTGCGGTATCTAAGAAAATATTATATGTTCTATCTTTTATACCCATTCTATTTTTTGCAACATGTAAAGTACCATACCCAGCTTTCTGGAAAAGACCAATTATAAAATCTGCTTCGGCGGCCTGTGCGTAAGATTCTGCTAAATTAGTTTCATCAACAACGCCAGACTTAGTTCCATCTTTATTAGATTGCAATGCTGTCCAAATTGGACAAAACATTTCTTTTGCCATTGCTCTTAACTCTCTAATAATCAATTGAAGCTCAATTCTTGTGTGTTCGTGTTTTTCTGAACTCCTTAAAAGAGCTGCATAATCTACAATTATAATATCTGGTTTTAGGTTCTTATATGCCATTTTTTCGATAAAAGTTTTTAAATTAGTTACAGTTGGAACTCCAGATGGAAATTCTTTGATTATTAATTTTCCTAATGTTCCTTTTTCTTTTAACTCATCGATTTCTTGTTTAACCGTATCTTTATTTTCACCAAGATCTGAACAATCAATTTTTGTTATATATGAGTCGTATCTTAGTGCTACATATTCCTCTGGCATTTCCATTGTAAAATGGAAAACAGTTTTTCCTCTAAGTAAAGCTTCTGCTCCAAACTGGATTAACAAGTGTGATTTACCGTGATTTGTTGGGGCCACAACAATTCCAATTTCTTTTGGAGCCAACCCTCCATTTAAAATAACCTTTTGATCTAATTCAGGAATTCCAGTTGAAATTGGAAGTCTCGCTTCTTTAGAATATCTTCTTTCAAATTCTTCTGTGTAATCTAATCCTTGCGATTGTGTTATACCAAATGAAGCTACTTCTTTTATTTTTTGAACAACTAAATCATAGTTTCCTTGTTCAACAAAGGATGTTGCCTCTAAAACAGTTTGATATGTTTTTTGCTTTTTACACCAATCAAGAGATTTTTCTTTTGCATATTTTAAATCTCCAAGATGTTCATTTTTTTTAACATCAGACAAAAACATGTCTATTCTGTTTTGAAGTGGTTTATCACTATTAAACGTTTCCTTTGTCATTGAAGACAAAAGATCTAAAGAAGGAAATTCTTTATATTTTTCATGATGTTTTAAATAAAGTTTAGAAACAGCTTTTAAATGATAACTGTCGTCATCAAAAAAATCTGGTGAGAAAACTTCTATAAATCCTTTCGCCCATTCTTTATCTACAATCATAGCTTGCAAAATGCGTTCTTGCATTGCCTGATTCCAGTTTGCATCAGAGAAAGATCTAGCTATCGAGTCAGTCATTTATTTATACCCGTTATATTCCTTTATTATTTAAACGTGCGAAATCTCAGCTAAAAATAGCCTTTTTCAAATTCAAAATCATTAGTATTACTAATGAGTATCCTTGAACAAATTTTTCTTATCTCACTAACTTTTTTAGTTCTATGAGGAAATTATCCCATTCTTGCGTATGCTGCATTTTTGCAGCACTTAAAATCTTCACAAATTCCATTCTTCTTAAAAGATTGTTTCGTTCAGAAACTTGTTTATCAATTTCTGCGATCTGTGAAGCAGATAGGACAGTTGTTGAAAGATACATCAACTGCCAATTTTTTTCAACAGTCTCGAAGTATTCATGAATATTTTTCAGAGCCTTGGTAGGCTTTTTTGTCTCATTTATCAGATTTTGAGTTTGTTCTTTTAACCATTTTAAATCTTTTTCTTCTTTTAAAAGATCTGGAAAAAGTTTTACTGCGGTTTTTTCTCCAACTCCATCAATACCTTCAATTGAATCAGATTGATCTCCGATCATTGACCTTAATAGGCAGACATTTTCTGGAACAACTCCAAATTTATCTTTTACATAATCAGTCGAAATAAACAATTTCTTTAATGGGTCATAGATCTGTATCTGTGGATCAACTAATAATTGATAGAAATCTTTATCTCCAGATAAAATCACTTTTTTGTCTGATAAAGATTTTAATTTAGAGCTTGCTAAATATGCAATGATATCGTCACACTCAGTGTTTTCCACATATATTTGATATATTGGTAAACAGTCTAAAAGACTTAACAATAAACTAAGCTGTTTGGGCTTATTATTTTCATCATAAAATGGATTTACTCTTCCATCATCTCTATATTGATTATATTCTTTAATTTCATTTTGTTTTGAACTGTGTGCTTTATAGTTTGAATCAATAGATTTTCTTCTAGAAGAAGGGCCACCTTGCTCCCAAACTACAACGATTTCTTTTGGCTGAATTGTTCGATATGCATATTTTAAAGTATTTATAAACCCAACAACCCCGCCAACAAGATCTCCATTTGCAGTAACTGTTTGATTTGCTGCAAAATTTCGCATAAAATTATTAAATCCATCAACTAGAAGAATAGTCATATTAGTTTGATAATTCTCCTGTATCCGAGAAAATGTTCGGATACTTCTTATTTTCCTGTTTCATACTCTTAAAAATTTGTTCTTTTTCTAACCAAGCTTGATATATTAGAATATACAAAAATAAAACATTTTTAGTTGCATCTCCGAGGTCATCTATATTAGTTTTATATTTGACAACTAACAAACGTTCAACCGCATCGAAAAATGGATATGCAACATTTTTTCTAAATTCCTCTTCGTTTATTGAATAAATCTTATAAAATTCAGTGGTGGAAATATCCATACAAGATTTTATAAAATCACTAAAAGATTTATAATCTTCACCTTGAAGACCACATAAAACAATTTTAATTGCCTTTTCTTTATTTTCTAGAGAAAACGTATAATTTCCAGCAAGGAGTTTATGCTCTAGTGTTTTATTATCTTTTGATGTTATAAAAATATCAAATGGCATCATTGAATCTTTTACCATAATTTAAACTCCTGAAGAGCCAAATCCTTTTTGGCCTCGTGAGGTTTCACTTATCGAGTCTGTAAACGATAAACTTATTTCACTTGGGAGTGCATCAATTTTATAAATTATAAGTTGTGCTATTTTGTCGCCAATTTTAAATGTATAAGGTTGATTACTATTATTGTTCATAATACATTTTATTTCTCCTCGATATGAAATATCAATAATGCCACCAGTTGGCACTATTCTTTTTAGTGCTAAACCAGAACGTCCCTCAATTTTTAAAAAACGAGAAATGTTGTCAGTTGTTTTAACATCTGCAAGTTGCAGACCAGTTGGAATTGCACGAGTTTCCCAAGGAAGCAATGTTATTTCTTCAGAAGAACATAAATCAAAAGCAGCATCATTTTCATGTGCTTTTTTTGGTAAAAAATTTAATTCAGGATTTGGATGTATAGCAGTTTGCTTGAACTGTATTTCTATCATAGTTCAGCAACTATAGCCCATGATTTCACGAAGAGCAATTCTCGAAAGTATTTCCCTTAATCCACACTGTGCTCGTCAATTGCTGTTGCACTTGCAGCCGTTAATGTATCCTTTTCACTATCTTTTAAGATGTAACAACCATCGCAAAGCATAAAAATATACTGATTAAATTTTTCATCATTGATGATATTGCAAAAATCAGATTTATAGAAATTTTTATCTACTTTAATTTCACCAGTTAAACAGTCAACTAATTCAATTTTTTTCCAGGCACCAGCTCCAGAAATTACCGCAACGATACCATTTATTGAATATTTTTCACGATTTTCTTTAAATTTTGGGGAATCACAAAACACCCTTAAGTCATCAAACAAAATTTCGTAGTCATTTATTCCTTTATCATATATTATTTGCAATTCTGCTTGCCGATATGGTCTTGCAACTTTATTTTTTATTGTTGCAACCCTTACCTGAATACCTTTAATAATTTCTTGTTTGTCTATTGTTTCTTTGATTTTTTGAGGAGTATAGACACGCAATCTAACAGAAGCAGCAAAAGGAATTGCCATTCCGCCTGGGGTCGTTGTATTGTGGTTAATATGACCCTCTGCTATATAATTATGCGTATCTTCTACACATAAATCTAAAACTTCTATTGGCTCATTAACCAATTTTGCCAATGGATGATCTTTTAATTTGACCCATTTATTTTTATAAAAAACTTTATGTTCAGCAGTTCCTTTTAAAGAACCTAGTCGGTAATGGGTTTCACTTTTATTTTTAACAACTAAATCAGTTATTTTTTTCCAACATTTTGTTTTAGTTTTAATGTCATAACTTTCAATTTCGATTTCATTATCTTCAATATTAAGCATTCCAACTTCGTCAAATGATTGAAGGCCATTTTCTTGAAATAGTTGTTTAAATGTTACTGTTTCTTCTTTATATTTTTTTTCCATTTACAAAATCCTTTATTTTTTCTGTTGTATTTTCTTTTCTATTTATTATTTCGTCTTCCCAAAGAATTAATATTTCATATCCTAAATTCTCTAATTGTTGTTGTCTAGAGGCATCTTTTTCTCTTATTTGTTTTACTGTGAGGTCTCTTTTTATTATTTCATTTTCATTTAGGTAAAATTTAGGATTTGCGTGCCAGTAATCTCCATAGCATTCGATAATTTGCTTGCAATTGTTTAGTATAAAATCAGGAAAAAAAGAATTTTCTAAATCAAAAATATTTTGTTCATAAACCCAATTTATTCTTAAATCATTTAAAATATTTGCTACAATATACTCAATTTTATTCATTTTAACATCATTGACAATATAATTTTTCGGAACATTTAAAGAAAATTTATTAGTTTTCCATAAAAATTTTGAGTGCTCAGATATTTTTTTTATTCGTTCTGGTTTATTACACGCAATTTTTAATTTTTCTTTTCCACCGTTATTTAGCCATTTTTTAAACGAATTAATTCTCTTACTTTTAGTAAGTGGATTATGCATAATTTCATACATTTTCATTTTAAAAACAGGATCTTTATATCGCTCTTTTTTTAATTTAGAATGAAGTTCTCTATTGTAACTTTCCGACAATTTCTTTTTATATTCAGGTGAAGATATAGCTTTTTTATGATTTTCTTTCATTTTCTGATTTAAAATTTGAAGATAGTCTCTAATCAATTTTTGATCAAAATCAGAAACAGGAAATTCTTTTAAATAAAAAGAAAATCTATTTTCTTTATTAAAGAACTTTTTATAAAAATTATAAATTTCTGATGCTTTTTCTTCGCCAAAATGAAAAATAAAGTAATCTATCGACGAAGTTGAAATAGGCATATTGGTTTTTCCAATAGCTTTCCCTTTCAAAAATTCAGATTTTACTGTTATTTTAATTTTAGGAATATTATTTTTAATTTGAAATTTAAAATCAAAATATTTTTTCATTTTAAAAATTTATTTTACGATTTTTCTTATTTTTATTTTAGTATCTGGGGATACACATGGATCTGATCCTATCACTCCAATTTTTTGTCTCGTTTGGTTAACTAAAATTAGTGTAACTCTTTTATCTTTTAGAATTTGGTTGACCTTCATTATACCTTTGCTAAGGGCTCTAGCTTTAATTCCAATTTGCTGTTGTTCGTAAGTGGCTTCTAGCTCTGTTCTGGAAACAGAAGCCGCTATTGAGTCCCATACGATGATTATGGGCATATTGTTGTCTTGGTTTTTGACAGAGGTAATAATCTGCTCTATCATTTGAAATGTGTCTTCTATACATTGTTCTTGTACGAAAATTAATTCATTAACATCAACCCCAAGCATAGATAAATTTTCTATTGACGTTGCGTTTTCAGAATCAATATAAACTGCAATTGCACCATTTTTTTGAGCTTGAGCACAGATGGTTTGTGCTAGTGTAGATTTACCAGAAGATGGTTCTCCAAAAACTTCTATAATTCTACCTTCTGGTATTCCTCCATTTCTTTTATTCGAAATAATATAATCTAATTTAATTGCGGAAGTTGAAAACCAATTTTTTACGTATGTTGGAGCATCATCGTCTGTTTTAAGATTAAACGCGATCTTCTCTCCTCGGGTTTTATTTATCTCTTTTGTTATTCCAGAAATTATTGCCATTTTTTTTGAAGCGATAGCTGGTTGTGAATTGTTTGTATCAATAGTTTGACCTACTTTTGGAACGAGCGCTACTTCTTGCTTATTACTTTTTTTTATATTTGCCATTTGTTCTTTCTCTTATTATTATTTCTTTATTATGTTTTACAATAGATAAAAATAAAGCCAAGTAATTTTGTTACCTGGCTTCAAAGTTAACACTTAGCTAAGTGTTTTTTTATTCGGTTGCAATTTTTTTAATTGCAGCTTTCGCTTTCAAAGCGTTAAGTTTTTCAATTGCTGCGGCAGTACTGCTAACCGATGTGGTTGTAAACTTTGCATTTTTCTGTTCGTCCGTTTCTATTACAACACCTTCTGATAAAGAGGTTTGCTCAACAGATTGTGAAGTCGCTCCATTAACTTCTAAGTTTTTTGCTTCATAAAAAGCATCTAAAGTTTTTCTTAAATTTTCCGCGGTTTTAACAAACCCTCTTTGAATTTCTAAAATTTTTGGAGCGCTTTCTAAAAGTTTTGTTCTTTCTTCTTCGGTTTTAGCCAACGGCGAAGGACTAATTCTTATATTAAAGGAATAAGCTCTTACTGGTTTATTATTCCATAATTTAGCTTTTCCAGAATTATCTGTTTTTGCAGAAACAGTGATTTCAAAATCATATCCATTAACAGGATCAAAAACATCTTTATCTTGGTAATCTTCAGCTTGAAGTGCATTGTAAATCATGTCCCGAACATCTTTCGAGAATTCGAATACCTGAATTCCAGCAGCTTCATTTCCTCTATCTAAGAGGCACCCAAAGTATGTTTCTCCAGCTTTTAAATCCTTTGCAATATTCCAATTATCTTTTCTAATTGCATCATATTCTTCTTTTATAGGATCTTGTAAATCGAATTGATAAGGAGCAACAAATCGCTTATTTTTTTCTAAATTTCTATAAAAAAGAACTTCGTAAAATGGTTCATCTGTTACGTTATCAGATGGTTGAATAAATCGAACTTTATATTTTTTACCAATTTCAGGTTTCCATGATGGATAAGCAGGTATAAATTCTGTTTTTGTAAATCTTGGTTTTGGTGTAAGTTTATCTTTTATTGCTTGTAAGTATTTTGGTTGTGTCATTTGTGTTATTTCCTTGTTCCCGTATAGTAGCTCTTGATTTTTTGGTCATCAATGCGAAAAAATAATGACAAGTTTTGAGCTTTGGGGGCTGATAATAAATAGGTATTTACATTAATTTTACGCATTAGATCTTTCTATTTTTGCATATATTTTGAATATATCAAACTCTAAAAATAGAGAGTTTTTTAGTTCAAAACTTGGTTTGGCATAAAACAATAAGGCATCATGAATTACAAAAAGTGGATTGATATTATGTACATTTTTTTCTAAAAAAATGCTTAATAACATTAAAGATAAATCAGCAGCAGTGCTCTGTATGTAATAGTTTACAATCATATAATCCTGAAAATTAGAATTTTGTATTTGGTCTTTTGAAATTATAGGTTTTCCGAAAAAATTATATAGTTGTCCATTGGTGTAAAGCTGATTGTGTAGATCTTGTTTGAAATTTATAAACTTATCATTCAAAAGAAAATTTTCCAAACATAAATTTTCTTCTAAATTAGTTTCTTTTATATGATCTAAATTTGATCCATATAAAATTTTTAGAACTGCTAGTTTAATACTCGCTCTATCAGTTGCTTCTAATTTTAATTTATGTTTAATTGAAGAATAAAGATCTGAATAATCTAAGTCAGAATAACCTAAAATTTGAAATAAAACACTTGGTTCTAAGGCCGAAAAATCCAAAAGATTTAGATTTTTATCCGAAAATATTTTTTTTCGATCTTCTTTTTTTAAAGTTAAAATTTGTGGTCCATGATTAATTCTCTGTCTGCCAGTTGTGGATAAAATTCTGTCATATTGAGGAATATCAACATTTGTTGAAAATGAATCAATTATATTATAATTTCGTTTATCTTCGTTAAGTTTGTATATTTCCAGAAGTTCTTTTAAACTATCTTTATCTACAAATTCTTCGGCGGATTCCAAATGCTCTAAAATAAAATTAGACTTTTTATAAAAGTCAAAGTAATAGTTTTTGCATTTTTCATAGGTGGGAATAGATTCTAGAATTTTAGAGAAATTCAAATTCTTTAGTATGAAATGTTCAACCTCTGAGTCGGAATCTAAATTTAGATCATAGCAAATCTTTTCTATTTTGTCGGCAACTGGTGTTCTCAACAATCTCAAAAAAGTAAACATTTTTACTTATTTTTCCTGGTTTCAACTAAAATTTTAAACATATTTGAAAGTGCAGCTGGATATTTACTCGAATACCTTGGATTATTTGATATATTATATAGTAATGCATTATCCTCTAAATTAGACATTTCAAATCCAGCTAATGCTGCTTTATACCAAAACCACATATCTTCGGTAAGAGGTAGTAAGTCTTCATACATTCCTATTTTATACAGGATATTTCTTTTGTATAAAACAGAGGCATTGCCTATCGGATTTAATCCTCTAAAAAGCCATTCTAAACAGGAGTCGTTATCTAACGGCCTTCTTTCTAAGACCACATAATCTTTTGGTTCCGTTTTTTGATTTTTAATTCTACCAATGTATTGAGTACCTAATATGTCAACATCAGGATATAATTTCATATAATCTATCTGTTTTTGAAGTTTGTTAGTATCTATCCATACGTCATCCGCATCATTATATGCAATATAATCAATTGTACAGCTATTTTGTTTTTCATACGCAAAAACTTGTTGCAATAAATAATTTCTTGTCGGTGTGGTTCCTTGAAAAAGGGTTTGTTTATCAAGTATAATTTTTTGACCTTTATATTTTTCGTTATTTAAAATATGTGTGTCGATTTCTTTTTCTGTGTTATCTGTTGAATTATTCAACGTAACAAATACTAAGTTTTGTATCGAACTTTTTAAGTTCTGATCTAAAACAGATTTCAAACTCTCTACGATATAATCTTCATCGTTATACGATGGAATACATGTCGCTATTTTTATTTGTTTATCCATTGATTTAAACACTCAGGATGAGTGACTCCTGTATTTTCTACATCTAGACCATAAACGGAGGAACCATCCCAAGGTTGGTGAAAAATCCATCCTGCTGTTTTATCTTCAATTTCAATTGAGTATTTTTCAATCATTTCTTCAGTTATATCTTCATTTTTAATTGAAGGGAACATTGGATTTGTTTTTTCTGATTCATCTCCATATAAAGAAGACCATGAATTTGCCCAAAAATTTTTATAAGTAACAAGTTTTCGTTTTATATTAAACCAAGAGTAATGGTAAACACAAGGAAATTTTTCGTTATTTATAATGAATTTTTTATACCAACTTTCATAAACTTCTTTATTGTTTTCATCATATCTTGACTCCTCTCTAAGAGACCAAGAAAAATCTAAACTTGGCATAAATTGTTTTATTGGCAATAAAGTTTGAGAGTCTATTAAATTACATCCATCAGAGCCTTGTTTTGAGTACAGCAAACCATTTTTATAATATCTTAATTGCCCAGGAATTCCATGAGTAATATTTGGCTTATTTTTAGTTAAGCGTTCTTTTGTTGGCCCTATATCAATTCTTATTTTCTTTTTGCCCCAAAATTCTATTACAGGAAGATGTAAAACTTCTATGTTTCCTGTCGAAAACTCGACGCAAAGCTTTTTCCATTTTTCAATATCTTTTTCGTGAAAAATTTCATCAACATCAAATTGAATTAAAACAGTTCCAGTGCAATGGCTTCTTGATAAAGCTTTTGCTAGTCCATCATTAATTCCATGATTTCTTGCAGTCCAATCTAGTTTATCGTCGTGGATAACCTTTATTTTTTTATGTAATTTTTCAAGGTTACGAAGTTCTTCTAACGTTCCATCATTTTCTCTAGAAGAGTCATAAACTATAATTTCATCAGCAATCGGTAGAATAGAAGTTATAGATTCTATAAATGGGTACTTTCCTTTATTGCAATCTTTTGTTGTTGTGTAAGCTGATATTTTCATGGTATTCCTATTTCTATTTCTTGAAAATTATTTTTCAGAGAAGACAAAAAATTTTTCAATTCCGTCACACAAGACGATCTATATTCTATTTTGAATATTTTATTCATATAAAAACCCCAAGACAACTGAGGTTCTTCTTTTTGTGGAGAATTTATACTCACAACAGCCATTGTTTCTTCGAGTTTCTCTTCCGAAAGAGAAGAAACATAAAAATATGCCAAAATTTTTCCTTGAAACTCTTGTACTAATTTAGATGGATCGATGACTAGCAAATTAAGCTTGTCTTCAAACTCTTTATTAAGAAATAGAGTTTCAGAAACTGAAACTTCAATTTTCAATTTAGATTGTAAATAATCTTCTTTAAGGATTTTACTCAAATAAGCAATCTCTGGCGTCATTATTGTTTTAGCCTTTGCAAAATTCAGTTCCGTAATAAACACAAAATCTACAACTTGATCTATTTTTTGAATAGAAATGTTTTCTAACATTAACAAAGAATTTTTTAATTAAATCTTCTGCTTCTTTAAGCTGTTTTTCTTCAATTTCAATTGGAATATATAAACAACGATCCTTGTTTGATTTCGGGGTTTTTCTTCTTAAAACAATAAATCCACATTCAATGTCATTTAATGGAATTCCATTTTTAATAGCAAAAAAATGCTTATATAGTACTAATTGTAAATATTTTTTTGGATCAGATGATTTTGACTTATCCCACCAATCTTTCGAACCCTTCCAGTCTATGATATAGTATTTTCCATTAGATTTAATAATTCCGTCTACAAATCCTTTGAAAAAATAACCAGTTTCATTTTCAATTGGTTCAAACATTTCATACTCAGCCGCAACATATTCCCAATTTGGGAATTTCTCTTCCATAAATAATGGAACTTGTGAACAAATTGGCTCAAGTACATCTTGCCACATCTCTCTTTGTTCTTCTAATTCGTTAAAGTTTTTTAACTTAGAAAAAGCCTCTGTTAATAAATTTTTCTGTTCTTCCATATTTGGAAGAGTTTTTGTTTTTAAAAAATTTTCAAGGATATCATGTAATATTTGTCCAAATTCAGTATTTTCATTTGGACCATCTAATTGTATTTGATCAATATATTTTAACTTGTGTTTGAAATGGCATTCGTACCAAGTTAATAGCTCAGAAAAGCTAATATAGTTTTTCTTTTTCTCCATAGGGAGAGTGGAGACATTTCCTTCAAATATTTTTTTTAGTGAAAATTCATTATTTTCTGTTGTTTGTTCAAAGTAAACAATTGGTAGTACCTTTTTTTTTGGTTCAACTGACATAACTCAAGTCTAAGACCGAATTAGTCGGTAGGCAACATCAGGCATATATTGAAGAATTATGCCTTACCCCAAATTCTACATTATTTTGAAATTCTTTAATTGTTCTGGCATTTGTATAGCTCATTGCAGAACGAAGACCTCCTGCGATTAACTCTATTATTTCTTTAACACTTCCTTTTACTTTAACCTCAATTTCTTTTCCTTCTGGTGTTGCTCTCATTATTGAAGGATCTTTTAATAAATCACTTTGAAGTTTCATTGAACCAAATGAAGCCATTCCTCTATACTTTACAATACCTTCATTTGGTATAATATTTTTTTTCAAAGTTTGAATAAACTGTGCGGTAGATTCATTGTAAGAATGAATTAATAAATTATTAAGCCGTTTAATTTCTTCTATTACTCTAACAACTGGAGGTGTTTCTTGACACCCAGCGAAAAAACTTCCGCTCATTACTAATGAAGCCCCTGCTCCAATCGCTTTGGCAAAGTCACCTATTTCTTTACAACCTCCATCAGCAATTATTGGAATATTTAATTCTGGATGTTCACATGTGTCAGCAACACATGAAAAGGTTGGAGAATTGACTCCCGTTGTGTTTTTTGTCGTACAAATGCTGCCCGATCCAATCAATGTTTTTACAGCGTCTGCCCCCATTTTTTGCAGTGCAATTGCTCCTTCTGGTGTTCCTACATTTCCAAGAACTAATTTAATCTCTTTTCTGAAAGAGAGATTATTAATATAAACCATCATAGTTTCAACGTGACAACACCATGCATTTGCTATATCTACAATGAAATATTTAGCCCCTGCTTTGTATAAAGCATTTATTCGTTCTTTATAATCTTTAACACCCAAACTGCAAAAACATTCAGCTCCCGCTTCTTTTACTTTTTCATACTGTAATACATTTTCTTCAATTGACATAAACCTGTGTAATGCACTAATTGCACCAGCTTCGTAGGCTGCAATAGCCATTTCTTTTTCGCAAACAGTATCCATGTTTGATACTATAATAGGAATTTTTATTTTTAAGCCTAAAAAATCTACAGACGTATCGGCACACCCCCTAGATGTTAATGAAGAATATCCAGGTTTAATAAAAACATCTTGGTAGCTATATTTTGGTTTATTATCTATACGCATAACGCAAACAAGATAATGCAACTATTACAGTCAGTCAACGCAGTCGAAATAATAAACTAAAATGAGGTAAATTAAGATTTGTCTGTTAATATTTAAATTTAGAAATTAATTGCAATGGATCTGACACAAGAAAATAAAAAAATAATACAAAATTTTTTAGAACACTGTAAAAGAGAGCTTGGTATTGTATCTAAATTTAAAGTAAAGTTTGTTAAAAAAGGACTTGAAGATCCTACTGCTGGTGTTTTTAATCCAAGTACAAAAGAAATTACTGTTTGCTGTAAAAACCGTGCTATTGCAGATTGTCTCAGAACATTAGCCCATGAACTTACTCATCTTCGTCAATTAGAAACTGTTATTGGTGAAGATGGATTTCCTACAAATGATGAAGATTTACAACCTTATGAAGATGAGGCCAACGTACTAAGTGGCAAACTAGTACGCTTTTGGGGCAGAAAACATAGAGAAATATATTCAGATTTAACTTAAGAGCAAAGACAATGAATTTATTTAATTTTATTTTTGAAAATTCTACCCCTGATTTAAAAAAACTTTCGTTGTTTAAATCAAATAAAGAAAAACTTTCTTATTTAAAGAAAAACTTTAAATATTTAGGAAAAGGGACATCGAGAATAGTTTTTGAAATTGATAACGAAAAAGTTTTAAAATTCGCTTTAAACGAAGCAGGAAAAGTTCAAAATGAAAATGAAACAAGTACTGCAAAAAACTATAGTCATGTTACATCAAAAGTATTTAATTTCGGCCCAGATTTTGAATGGATACTAACAGAAAAAGCAAGAAAAGCCAAAACCGCAGACTTTAAAAAAATTACAGGTATATCAATAGGATCTTTTTTACTTCTTCTTTCTCAAGTAGGGGACGAAATTATGAATTTCAAAACTCCTAATTTCGCATATGAAGAAGATAAAATCAGATACTATAATTTTAGAGAAATTCAATTAGTAAAAGATCTTGAGCAACTTATGCTAGATAATGACCTAATCAGCGGAGATATAGCTAAGCCAAATTCTTGGGGAGTTGTTGAAAGAGATGGAAAAGAACATTTAGTTTTAATAGATTTTGGATTAAATTCTCAAACATATGAAACATATTACTAAGTTTTAGACATTCAACTTATATTTGACCAAAAAAAGTCAACTCTATTATTAAGATAACTCAACATTTCTTCTCTGTTGCCAATAAACCAAGCTTCATCCTTGTGTTGAACATTTCTATTCATAAGTAAATTCAGACCTAAAAGTTTTGCTTCGATTACAATTCGAGGACAAGTGTCTTTATCGGATGGTCTAAAACAAAATGTTTCATATTTTGAAAGCTCTTTCAAAAACTGATTATATGGTAATTTTGGTAAATGAATATATTCTTTACCTTCAACATTCAAATAAGCAATTGTACTTTCAATACCTTTTATCCAAGTACTTCCTTCTTTCGAAAGAATTGCTACCTTTTTTACCTTTTCCTTGTCTTTAGTTTCTATAAATAATTTGTTAATAAACTGCAATGTTTCTTTATCAAATACTGACGACAATATCTCAGAACTCAGATCCTGCAATTCTGGGATTCTATTTAAGTAATGTTTTCTCTGAGCTTCACTCATCCAAAATACTTTTTGTGCATTTTTAAAAAATGGAACAATAATATCTTTTATTGCTTTGTTGGCAGCACAGTCACAGGGTTTTTTTGCTTGCATCAAATGCAAGCCTTCTGATCTAAATTTACAGTATTTATAGTCATATTCTATAATATAATATTTAACACCACTTTCAATAAGTTCAGAAAGTGCCTCTGTTGTGGCTGTTACAAAATTTGTAATAACAAATAACTTATCTTTATTATCTTTTATTAGCTTAGGCGTTAAAGAGTTCGCGTGAAGTTTAAATATTTTTTTTGAAGATGGAGCCTCTTTTATTAGAGCTTCTGTTGTTAACTCTGCGCCACCTTGAATGTCGTCAATAAAAAAGTCGGCAACAAAAACTGTGTTATACAGTTTTGGGATATGAAATTCCATTGGAAGATTTGAAAAAGCATTTTTCATTTTGTGATTTCCTTTTTTTCTGTTTCGTTATCTTGATCATTTTGGTTATCATAGATTTCATATGTTACATACTTTTCATTTTCATTATCGGAAAATATTGTACCGTCACGATATAAAACCTCCAAATGTTCAAGATCAAAATTTTTATTTATTAAACTAAGCGGAATATCTATTGGACTAGAAATTTCTAGAGGTTCACAATCTTTTAAGATAAAAGATTTAAAACATCTAACTTTTTGAGACTCTTTATCATAAGAATCATAAACATATACATTTATACCAATCCCAAGAACATCACCTTTTTTCCAAGAAGAAATTATTTCTTCCATTTTTTCTTTATCTCTCAGTAAGCCGTTTGGATCTGACGAAATATCAAATACATATTCCATATCATTTTGGGTATAAAAAATATTTCCCATTGAATTATATTTTGACAAATGTTTTTTGTTAATTTTGTTTTTAACTTTAATTTGTTTAACAAGAGTTTCTTTTGTTTTACTTGGAGTTTCTGATTTTTCCGTTTCCATTTTGGGTCTCCGCAACATATACACGCGGATTTGCGGTGTCAAACTCATTTTCTTAAAAATTTCAATTGCATTGTTTACTCTTAATAAATTTTGTCTAGAATTAAATGAAAAAAAAGTTAAAATTTTCTCGTCTGTTTCTTTATGAATTTTTTTCACAATATTTTTTCTATTAAGAGTTTTGTTTAAAAACTTAAATAAAAATCGTCCAAATTTTAAACAGAGCAAATTAACGACTTCTTTTTTGGGAAGAAAATCTATTCCAAACCCAACTTTCTCTTGCTTTGAATTACCTTTTCCAAAATATTTACAACCGCGATATTTTTTCTTATCGAAATTTAAATTATTGAATACTGACGCCCAATTTTGATATTGAATATTCACATAGTTCCACAATGGAACCTCAAAAAAAAGTTCTTCCATTACAGAATTTCTGTAGTCGATAAATTCAGAAACTGATTTTCCTGTATAAGTTTCTGTCAATTCTTTTTTAACAATTCCATGTTTTAGTATGAAATTTTCTAAATTATTAAAAAACTTTATATGTTTTAAGAACTCATCTTGAGAATTTTCTATAAAACCTAAATTTGTAAGCTTTCTTGTCCACAGTTCAGAAGCTTTCTCCAAAGAAAACGTTTTACCAACTAAAATATTATTTGTTTTTTTATATCCAAAAACCGAACTGACAACTTTTTCAAGTTCTATATTTGAAAAAGAAGTTTTATCTTCCATGTTTTCTCTAATTTGAAGAGCTTGATTTTTTATTTCAGAATAACCTACAAATTTATTATTTTTTACATAAGACAAAAGAGAAGAAAATAAAATTGAATTGCGTTTTCCTTTTGGAATAAAAGAAAAAGTTTTAACTTTTGAAATTTGAGGAACGTTTTGCTGAGTTGTTTTTAGTAACTTTTCAGTTTCCACATCCAAAGATACCAAGTAAGAATAAAGCCACTTAGGCATCTCTTTTACTTCTTTTTCATTCCATTGATAAAAACCACCTGATTTATGCACAGAACCAGCAGAAACAGCGTATCTACCATCTGACAAAATATCGAAACCACGAGACTGAGGTTTTATTTTTGCTTTCAATTCCATTTCAGGCGGAAGATAAAAATAAAAATGGATTCCTTTTCCTGTTTCAATTTCACAAGAATTTTCTTTTTTTAATTTAGTTATAAATTTTTCTTCTGTTTTAATTTCATCAAAATCTAAAATAATAAGTCTTTTGGTTCCAGTTCTATTTAATCCAGTTTTAATTCCAAGGTTTAAAAATCTGTCGTTTAGTAACTTAAGATAAAAATCTAAATTAGATTCTGAAACGCTTAAATCTTTTATAAAATCTTTATTTTTCCATTTTCCTTTTGGGTGTTTCCCTTTACTTTCGCATATATTAGATCCACAAGTACATAAACCTTGTGCAGTTATCGAATTCAGTAAAACTAAGACAAATTCATCTTTAAAAGCTAATCTCGAATAAAACGGGTGAACCATACCAAGTATCTAAGTCTTTTTTTCTTCCTAGCAACTCTAGAAACTAACCCGTCTCTCCCAAACCCTCTTAGTGTAGTGACCACAAAACAGAGATTAACTCTCTACCTATTTAAAAAAGTAATGTCAAGTTATTTAAATAAAAGTAGAATAAAAAAGGTTTATGGTTATGAACGTTATCAGCCACAATATGTTCAAGTTGCAATAAACGAACTTGGAACAACTGAAATAATTGAAATTTCAAGACGAAAAATCGATAGACAATTTTATTTTCTTCCTGGAAAAAAAGAATATTCAACAATAAACACTGCTTCATATTACACTGGAGAATATGAAGAAAATATTTCTTTAGTTTCTTTGAATGTTACTCAATCTACAGTTACTTTCGCTACACCATTTTCATTTAAACCTGTTGTAACAATAGAAATTTTAACAAGTTCAAATGATTTGTATAATGTTAATAACTTCATTAAAAATATTACTATAAATGGATTTGACATTAATTTCTCTTCACAGTTTTCTGGATCTTTTAAATATCGCGCTATTTACGCCGCAAATTATCCAATCATAGCAGAAAGATTACCTCTTTTACCAAGCAGTTATTATACCGCTTCTGCTGGATCTACTTCTTTAAATAATTCTTCCACAGCAACGATAACTTATAGTAATTTATATGAAACCCCTACTGAACTATTCTTAGGTGTTGAGGATAGTGGAAATAATATGGGTCAAGTATTTCCGCAACTATCTAGTTCATTAACTTTGACTTCTACAGTAGTAGATATTTCATCTCAAACAGATTCTATATTAAATTTTATAGTTGTTAAATAACGATTGCCTCTTAATTATTTAAGAGAAAATGGCAATAGATTTTAGGGCAAACCAAATTAGGGTTGAAAAAATTATCTCTTCGGGATCTTCAATTATCATATATCCCTCTGGAGCTGCGGAAAACTTAATTGGGACAATCAACACAGCAGTATTTCCTCAAACTGGATTTGGCTCCGATGTTTTCCTTTTTGTTTCTGGTGGTGTTACCCGCGGTGGGTCATCAAGAAATGTAAGTTTATTTGGAGGAATTCTAGTTTCTTCTGGAGCTGTTTATGGTTTGGCGGGGTTTAGTGGTTCATTAACCAAACTTACAGACGGAACATCTTATTTGGTTGCTTCAAGTGGTATATCTATCGTTACTAACTCAAATGGTAGTATTACAATATCTACATCTGGATCATTAGGAAATAGTTTTTCTTTCAATTCTGCTTCAGTTGCTTTCTCTGGTTCATCTGGACTTTCTGGTTCTACAGCTTTAGTATTTGATAATAATTTGAATGCATTGAAACTTTTTGAAGTTGAAGAAGGAGTTGAAGTAACCAAAAATAAAATAAAATTTATTGACCCAACATCAGAAACAGGATATCGATCACTGAAAATTGAAAGTGCCAATGCTATTGTATCTGGTGCAGGCGGACATATTGAATTAATAGCAGGAAATTCAGGATTTTTAGATGGAATTCCTTCTAGTGGTGGTAGCATTTCCATAACCGCTGGTTCTGGTTCTGCTGTTGATACGACTTTTATTCAAATTGGCGGAACTGGTGGAAGTCTAACTTTAACCCCTGGTGCTGGTGGTTCTTCTATTGGAACAGCTAGAGGAGGACAAGGTGGTTCATTACTATTAAACGGAGGAACTGGAGGAAATAGTATTTCTGGAATCGGGGGTAACGGAAGTAATATTTATATAACCGCAGGAACTGCTGGGTCAGGTTCTACAAGTTCTGGTTTGGGCGGCAATGTCGAAATTACAGCAGGACAACCTTATTTTGGATTTGCAAGTGCTGATTCTGGTTATGTTAAAATTAACGTTAGTTCTTATACTTTGTCGAGAGCTTTAAGCAGTGCATCCATCAGAATTGATTCTGATGGATTTGCTAGAAATATAATTTTTGGATTCGACCATGTTTCGGTAGGTGGAATAACTGATTCATATTTTATTGTTTCTGGAAGCCCTTCAAGAAATGCTCTTTTTATTAGCGATGTTGTTTCTTCTGGTTCTATTAAAGCAATAGCAGGATTTAGTGGTTCTTTAACAAATCTAACTGACGGCTCATCATATTTAATAGCTACTGGTGGAATCTCAATAGCAACACAATCAAATGGATCTGTTGTTATTTCTTCCAGTATCGGTGGAAGTAGCTTACCCGCAGGAACAAATGGTGGCGTTTTAGCTTATTCTGGAAGTAACTGGGTTTCTACCAATTCTGGATCAATTTATACTCCGCTTGTTGCTTCTGGCTCTGGTCTTCCATTTTATTCGAATAGGGTTGTTCCTCTGCAAATTGGAACGGATACTGCGCTAGATGCCGATATGGGGCTCGGTTTTTCTGCCACGTATAGATCTATTGCTGTGAGAGATGGCGGTGGGGCAAGTTGGTTAGATATATGGAGATATGATGGATCAAACTATTGGGCTTATGGTAC